CAGCGAATGGAAGCGCATGAGCGATAAGGAAAGAAAACTCTTAACTCTACACTCTAAACTCTCCACTCTCCACTTCTCCCTTCCCCAGATGGCGTGCAATAACATCACATGGCAGCAGTATCGCTCCATGCAGGCACTGGCCCCGCAACTCTTCCACGAAGGGAACAGCGAGGAGGAAGCCCTCGACCTGCAGGCGCAGTTCTTGGCCTACTGCCTTGTGCCAGCCAAGGAGGATACCGCCACCGACGACCGATTTCGTCCGCGCCGCATCTACCGTTACGAAGCGGAACGTGCCGAGCAGACCATCCCGTTCTGGCGGGAGCGGTTAACCCGGATCAGCCAGAATACTCAGAGTAATCAGGACACTCAGACCGTTCTCCCCCTCTTCCACATCTGCTTCCAGGCCTATCACACCGCCGTTCTCTACTACGAGAAGGCCTATCCTCTCCTGTTCACTGATATCGGTAAGAGCCAGGAGTTCCGCGACGCCCTGCAAGGCGAAGTCGGCACCGTCAACTCCGTAATGAAATACCAGGGCTACTCAGATCCTCAACAGGTCTATGATGCCAATCTCCCCATCATCCTCGATACGCTCAACACGATGGCAAAAGAGGCTAAGGAGATAGAGAAAATGAACGCTAAAATTAAGAAGAAATAAAATTATGGCAAGAGGTGCAATAAAAAACTCTGTACTGCTGCAGGAGGCGGCAAAAATGATTGCTGAATATCTTGAATCGGAGGTGTGCGACTTAATGGCCGACGAATACGACGGCGCTACTTATTGTCCGCCGGACTGCCCCAAAACCGTGGATGACGGATGCGTGTTGCATCTTCTTAGGCTAAAGTGCATGAAAAAGCGATAAACACGAAGTTATAACCAATTATAAAGCTACAACATGGAACAAATAACCCTACTTTACATCGACCTCTTCTGTGGCGCGGGCGGCACCAGCAGCGGCGTGGAGTATGCCCGCGTGGACGGCAGAAAGTGCGCCAAGGTCATTGCCTGTGTCAACCACGACAAGAATGCTATCCTCTCGCACCAGGCCAATCACCCGCACACGCTCCACTTCACCGAGGACATCCGCACGCTGGAACTGTCGCCGATGGTGACACACCTGCGGAAGATGAAGGCGAGATACCCAAAGGCTCGTGTGGTACTATGGGCCTCACTGGAGTGTACGAACTTCTCAAAGGCCAAGGGTGGTCAGCCCCGCGATGCCGACAGCCGCACACTGGCAGATCACCTGTTCCGCTACATTGAGGCACTCGACGTTGACTACATCCAGATAGAGAACGTGGAGGAGTTTATGTGCTGGGGAGCGCTCGATGAGAACGGTAAACCCGTGAGCAAGGACCAGGGCAGCGACTACCTGCGGTGGGTGCGCAAGGTGCAGGAATATGGCTACGACTTCGACTGGCGCATCCTGAATGCTGCCGACTTCGGAGCATACACCTCGCGCAAACGCTACTTCGGGCAGTTTGCCCGCCGTGGGCTGCCCATTGTCTTCCCCGAACAGACCTACGCGAAGAATGGCGACGAGGGAGGTCTCTTCAAAATGTACCACAAGTGGCGTGCCGTCCGCGACGTGCTCGACCTCGACGACGACGGCGAGAGCATCTTCACCCGCAAGAAGCCACTCTGCGAGAAGACGCTGGAACGCATCTACGCCGGCCTGGTGAAATTTGTGGCAGGAGGAAAGAAACAGTGCGAGGCGTGGATTCTGAAATACAACTCCATGAACCAGCAGAACCACCACAACGCACCCTCCCTCGATGAGCCGTGCCCCACGGTGGCGTGCCAGAACCGCCTCGGACTGGTGAAGTGTCAGTTCCTCTCGAAGCAGTTTAGCGGCGACCCTGACAGCAAGAACATCGACATCGAGCAGCCTGCCGGCACCGTGACCACCATCGACCATCATGCACTGGTGTCATCAAGGTTCCTTACGGAGTATTTTGGTGGTGCTGACCACAACCATAGCATCGAGGAACCTGCGACCACTGTGACGACCAAGGAACGTCACGCCTTTGTGACGGCATACTACGGGAACGGCTACAACTCGTCGATTGACAGTCCTGCACCCACCGTGACCACGAAGGACAGGATTTCTCTCGTGAGCACGAAGTTCATCGCCAACGAATACAGCGGCGGCGGTCAGCTCTCCAGCATTGAACAGCCGAACCCCGCCGTTCTCACTACGCCCAAGCAGAAAATTGTTACCTGCAAGCCGTGGTTGATGAGCACCGACTTCAATAATGTCGGAAGTTCTGTTGATGGGCCGGCACCAGTTATAACAGCATGTCACAAATATCATTACCTGATGAATCCCTATTCATTCAAGAGCGACGGCGGCAGCATCGAGAAACCTTGCTTTACGCTGATAGCGAGGATGGATAAGATGCCGCCCTACCTCATTACCACCAAGGAGGGCGAGGTGGGCATCGCCATCTACGAGAGCGACAGCCTCTGGACGCGAAAGGTGAAGGAGTTTATGGCTGCTTATGGCATCATCGACATTTGTATGCGTATGCTGAACATCGGCGAACTGAAACGCATCATGGGCTTCCCCACCGACTACGTTCTCGTAGGTACCCAAGCCGAGCAAAAGAAATACATCGGCAACGCCGTGGAGGTGAACATGAGCCGCGTGCTCTGCGAGGCACTGGCCCGGAAACTTGAAAGTATTAACAAATAAAAAGCTACAACAATGATGAAACCAACAGAACTAATGAACGGCGACTATGTCCGCGTGAATAGACCGGGACTTTGCATCAAGGAGGGTACCGTAGTGCAAATTTTGTCAGTTGACAGCGCGGATAGCCTCGTGAATTTCAATTTGAAGGGCTCAGCAGTGTGCAAGCCTATCAATGACGATGACTATGAGGGAGGCATCTGGCTCAATTATCTTGACCCTATCCCTCTCACCAAGGAAATTCTGAAGAAGAACGGGTGGGAGTACAACGACGAAGAAGCAAAATTCTTCCCCAAAACATGGGTCGGCGGCGGACTGATGCTCCAGGAGCGTGACGAAGGATTTATGATTGTTGTCACTTCAGACTACGACGACGAAGACACCAATGACACCCCGTTCGTTTTGCTTTACGTCCACGAATTGCAGCACGCCCTGCGGCTAAGAAGAATTGAAAAGGAGATAGAAGTATGAAAACTTCTCTTACAGAACAGACGATACAACGGGTGCTGTCGGGATTCTTTGCGACGAACAGCGTGCGGTACAACATCGACGGGCTGTATGTGTTCGCATGGGAAAGCGACAAGCTGCTGAAGACTAAAGCGGGCTACTATTATGAGTTTGAGATTAAGATTTGCCGCTCAGACTTCAAGCATGATTTCACCAAGGTGGATAAGCACGCCATTCTTCGAGGTGATAAGTACATGCCAAAGTTCTGGGAGTACTTCGAGTTGAACAAACATCACTACCCCACGTTGGAGCTGTGGGAAGCTGATTGCAGGAAACACAGCCAGCACTATTTTTGCGACCACTTCAAGCGCCCAAATTACTTCTACTACGCCGTGCCGAAAGATATGGTGAGCGTTGATGAAGTGCCGGAGTATGCCGGGCTGATATATATCGAGGAGGAAGCCGACAAATGGGACTGCCACCGCTACACAATCGAGAAGAAAGCGCCATGCCTACACAAGGAGAAATACACCGACGATGCACTGGGTCTGGGCGAGAAGTTCTACTACAATATGACTCGTTGGCGCGACACGGCTCATAACTTCCAGCGTGACTATAATGAGAAATGCAAGGAGCTGAAGGACGAACTGGCATCCCATGGCCACGAGAAGACCTACGAGCAACTACAGCGCGAACTGACCTACGCCCTGCAACGTGAGGACGCACTGCGTGAGGAAGTCCGCGAGAAGACGCGACAGATGTTGCAACGCAGCTACGACCTGAAATACGACGACATTGAACGGCACTTATTCATGGACGAACTGGAAAGGCTGGGCGTGGATGTGAAGCAATGCTACGCCGAAATCCGCGAGAAAGCCACTGCGAAATACAAAGAAAGATACCCATATAACAATTAAAAAGCTACAACAATGAAACTGAAACACATCACCTTCACGGGCATCGACGCCCGAACCGACCTGCAGGAACTGCAGGACATACAACGGCAGTACCCACTGGCGGAGTTTGGTGTGCTGACAAGCTACCACTGGTATGAGAACACGCAGCGCTACCTCAATCCGCAGTTCCTGCCCAACCTCTATGGACGTGGGCTGAACCTCGCCCTGCACATCTGCGGCTCGGCGGCCCACGACGCTATAGACGGGTTTTGGAACCGCATCAACCGCCACACCGTAGCGTATCTCTACAGGTGTATGTTCCAGCGCGTGCAGCTCAACGTGGCCAACCGCAGCGACAACCCCGACCGTCTGGCCAGTATGCCGCCCAACTGCTGCGCCGATGTCATCATCCAGCAGCGCCCCGGCGATGCAGCGCTCTTTGAGCGCAGCCTGTGGGTAGGCCGCGTGAACCCCCGGCTCAGGACTGTATCAATGCTGATAGACGGCAGCGGCGGGCTGGGCATCGACACGCCCATCAGTATTTACCAATCAGCAGAAAAGATCGGCTATGCCGGCGGCATCTCGCCCGACAACGTGGCCGGCAAACTGACGTACCTCTTCGAGAACGTCCGCGACGGCGAGTTCTGGATTGACATGGAGAGCGGCGTAAGGACAGACGACTGGTTCGACCTCGACAAGGTGCGCCGCGTGCTGGAGACGTGCCAGCCGATTATTAAGGAATATAGCAGGGAGGACTGAGCGATGGCAGCATTCCAGTGTTTCTTCTGTGCGAAGTTCGCCAAGTGCGACGACCACAGGGCAGACTGCCAGGCGTGGGAGGCCAAGCCGACAGAGACCGTCCGCAAGCGCGGCGGGAAAATGGAAGTAAAATTCAAATGACAACAGGCATTATGAGTACACAACCGACTTGTATTGTAAAGCCGGAGGGGAACTGATTTATGGCTCAAGAAGTAATTTCCTACACCCTCCGCTCAGACAGCAGCCAAACACCCTGTCCTCATGGCATGAAGGCTACATGCCTCAACTGCGGTATAAAGGAACCACGCCTGGTGCATGTCGGTTCATGGATGGAGCGCGACTGTCCTTTCTTTGTCGAAGACAAAGGCGGGCGGAATGGCGTCGTATGCGACTTTATACCTGACACATTCACCATTTATAATTCGAGATAGCTATGCCCTACGGAATATGTAAAGTATGTGGATGCACGGACAACGATCCGTGCTTCAACCCAAAACACGGCAACTGCTGGTGGGCTGATGATACGCACGAACTGTGCAGTCATTGCGCCGATCCAGCGATTGCCAACGACCCAGAGACCGTTCACTGCATCAACTCACACGACCCATATAAGCAATCCATAGCTGAAAGGCTAATATGCCTTCACTGTCGGCATTGGCACAAAGACAAGGATAGCGGCGATATTGAGGATGAAGATGCTTGGGGCGAATGCGACGTCAATGAATGGCGTGCGTATGGCAGTGACCCCATGTGTGTGGATTTTGACGAAAAGGAGGACTAAACAATGTCGAGAAACTTCATACACAGGATTGACTTGCACCTAAAGGCAGGCAAGAGCGGACGATGGGAGGTCAGGCCGTTCACCGTCAGCGAACAGGACACGAAATGGTCTAAAGTGCGCTGCATCATCAACGGGTGCAGCGAGAGGGCGCTCGAAGCTGGCGACTACTGGATGCTGACAAAGGACGGCTTGCTGTATATGTCGAATACACCAGCCGAGGTGTGCGACCATGCCGACTTTATCGGAATGGCATCTGGCAGCGTGCTCATTGCGGGACTGGGACTGGGCATGGTGGTGCAGGCATTGCTCGACCGTGGGCAGTGCCGGCGCATCGTAGTGGTAGAGAAATCGCAAGACGTAATCAACCTTGTGGCACCGTGCTATCAGGACCCGCGCGTGGAGATTGTCTGCGAAGACATTTTTCTGTACCGCCCGACGGAGCATTTCGACTATGCGTGGTTCGACATCTGGCCAGACATCAGCGGCGACAACTATCCCGAGATGAAGCGTCTGCACCGTCGTTTTGCCCGCAGCGTGACGTTCCGATTCAGTTGGTGCCGCAAGGAGGCTCGCAAGCGGTACAATAGCGATATGCACGAGGCATAACTGAATAATTTTTGAATGTAATTTTGAATAATTTCCCTGCGACAGCAGGATAAGAACAAAGAAGCGAATTATGGACGAACAAAAGATCGTAACGCTAAACCACCTGAAGAATTGGGTGGATGATTGGGTGAGAACCTGCCACAAGAATAATGTGAACCCCAGTGACGTGCCCTTCCTTATTGAGAACGACAGACGCCAATACAGGCCATTCTCGGGCAGTATCGGTTTCGGCAGCCGTGGCGTAACGGTGGCCATCGAATACTTCAATAGCGACATCGTGCGCTACGAGCCCAAGGACAAGCGGCCCGAAGGCGGTGGCGAGTATTGGAAGAGCCGTGGAGCCAGTTCGGATGATGTCAGTGGCTTTGTGGAATCGAAGCCTGCAGGTGAGCGTTTGCTGCGCATGGTGAAGTACGTCCTCGAAACGGACGAACCGAAGACGCGGCTCGACTACCGCGAGTTTGAACCGAACTGGATTCAGTTCAAGTTCTCTGCCGAGGAATTTGACGTGGAGAAACTCGACCAGATGGCCCGCGACAACGGCAACGTACTGACCGAGGCTATCGTCAGGAAGTGCGTGAAAGAACTGAAGGAGGAGTGAGCGATGACCGACCGTATGAAGATAGAACGCGGCAAGACTTATGTCTGCCTGAAGAGCCTGCACAGCAACGTGGGACCTGACCACATGGCTTTCACCGAGGGCAGCGAGTACACCGCCGACCATGACAATGCCCTCTACGGCGACGATAACCTGAGTTACGCCCTGCCCGCCCACTGGCGGCTGGCCGACTGGTTTAAACTGAAGGAGGAGTGAGCGATGGAAAGAGAGCAGATAACCATCAACGGCATGGAGTTCCGCGCCGAGCAGCTGATGCCCAATTACCAGGGCAAGTACGACTGCATCTGCGAGAACTGTATCTTCAATGCCGACTGGGTGGACTTCGGAGAGGACTTCCCATGCATGAAGGTGAAGTGCATGATAAACGACGGGCGTAACGGCAACCGCAACGTGTGGACCGCCGTTGGCGACCGCGATCTGTTAAAGCGAAAGCCAGTCACCTGGTGGGTGTCGTTCACCTACAACTACGAGTACCTTGAATGCGACGGCATCTGGGAGAGCGACAGCAGCAGCGACGCACGCAGATTCCTGTGCCGCGAGGAGAATATAGAGAAGAAGGTTATGGAATACGTCAAGGAAGAGCTCGCCTACGACAACGGCGATATCCGCAACATCAAGATTGAGATAGAAGACCACTACATCACAACCGACAACGAAGTGTGACCGACAGCTTCAAATTATGAACACAACGAATAAACGAGAAACGAATTATGAAGTACATCAACGCAGATAAAATCAAGGCCGAGATAAAACGGCGAATGTCCGAAGAAGTGGCATTGTTCGAAGAACAGTGCCAGGGCGGGCGGGAGCCGAGCCCGAGCAGCGCCGTCGTACACATGAGATACCAGCAGCTGCTGAAGTTTATCGACCAGATGCAGCAGGAGGAGCCACTGCCTCCAGGCATTGAGAATGAGAGCCGGAAGAAGGAGATTCGACCAGGAAGGCGTAAAGGAAATCATCAGCAAGGAGGACCCGCAGCCATGAGACTACTGCTACGATGGATATTCTACATTGCTTGCGTCACGGCGGCGTACTTCCTGCTCGACATCGGCTTCGGCCAGTATTGGCAGGCTTCGCGCCTGGTGGGCTTCATCAGCAGGAACGCGGGCGTATGCCTGCTGCTGATTACGGGAGCCTACCTCCAGAGGCAGATAATAGATCGAGAAATGGAATAATGGAAAAGACAACGGATTATGACGAAAATCAGCGAGCTACGCAAGCAACTCGGCTTAGACAGCCGTATGGGCAAGGTGAAATGCAAGGTGTGCGGCAAGGAGCTGGAAGTACCAAATATGTATTCGGAGCGCGACCGCAATGCTGTGCTCAAGCCCTACTGCTGCACCACTACGGTGCTCCACGTGCAGTGGCTCATCCACCACGGGTGGCACGTCAGCAACTACGATGCCGACCCCGCCGGGGCGTTCTACTGTCCAGACTGCTTCCCCAAGGGCACGCCTGAGTTCAGCAGCAGTGCGGCAGGCAAGGACTGGTGCGAGCAGGCCGAGCGGTGGATGAGAGAGAACGACGGCAAACAATAAATATTAGAAACAATAATCATTTAAACGACAACGACAATGAAGAAAAGAAACTACAAGCGCATCTTCCGCCCCGGAACGCTATTCCGTGTGGCGGGCACAAACGCCGTGTTCATGTCGCTCGGACTGAACCCGAAGGACAACCGGCAGATTCTCTCATTCAACGGTATGGACATCGTGCGCCGCTGTGTCGTGAAGCGTGCCGATGGACGCGCCGTGCCCGTCACAAGGCGCGAGCAGCAGACCTACTGGGCCGTGATGCGCGAGGTGATAGCACAGCGCGAGGAAGCACCGAAATTCTCGCCGGGCGACTGGATTACTGAAATCAGCACCGGACGCTACGACCTGGTTGAGAGATACAGCAACGGCTACTACGCCTGCGAGAACTGCGGATTCCCGAAGCACTACCAAGTAGGCTACCGTCGCTGGAACATCAACGATGCCCGCCCCGGCAACATCCTCTTCTATCACCCCACGAAGATGGCCTTCATTTTTAAGGGTTTCGAGGGTGACGACCGCAAGCTGAAGCTCTTCTGCAGCTGCAACATCGAGGCACCCGACCAGCCAGGATTCTTCCAGCTCTACGACGAGGACGAGTATTTTGGACGAGCCGACGACCCCAACATCATCCTCGGCGTCATCCCTGCCAACAACAAGCAGGGCCGGACGATGTTCGCCAAGATGCAAAGCGAGGGCTACGACCTGAAGACGTGTCGGGACGGTCGGCTCGTACTGGTGAAGACACGGAACGAGCAAAAGGAGGACTGACCGATGGACAGCCGAATGGGAATTTATGTGTCGTTTGGCAAGGAGGACATCATCCTCGACTGCAAGTACTGTAGCAAGACCGATAAGAAAGGTTTTGGCCTTCATCACGCCTATGGTCATGAGTGCTTGCTGAAGCCAGAGAAGCGCCGGTGCAACCGCTGTCGATGGTGCTACTTTGGCCCGCATCACACTCACGGATACTGAATATTTTTTAACTGATTTTTAGCCAATTTCTGCCAAAAAGGGCATCACAACGAAAGAGCAATATGACACTGGACGAGGCAATCAATCACTGCGACGAGCGGGCGTGCGGCGACACGGCGTGCGCCTTGGAGCACCGCCAGCTGAAGGCATGGCTGGAGGAACTGAAGAGAATCGGCGAATGCACATGGCACCAGCCCGGCGACGACCCGCGACGAGAGAAGGACTACAAAGGGCGCGACCGCCATATCCTCGTGCTCGAAAAGGACGGCACGCTGCGCAAGACGTGGCCCATCCTCTACCGTGCGGAAGACACCCTGCGCTGGGCCTACGTCGCCGACCTGATGCCCAAAGACATCGACTATGAGAGAATGTATTAACAATTAAAGCTACAACAATGACAACATCAGAACCGAAGAAAGGCTTGGAATCGCTGACCGCCGAATACTATCGTTGTTTGGAGCGCGAGCCTGGGCGAAAGGAAGAATGGCGGCAGAAGTACGAATGGGCACTGGCTCGCGCACAGCAGTATGCCGACCGCCTTGGCACTGACCGTGAGACAGTGCTGGCAGCATGGGAGGAAGACCGTGACTACTGGTACGTGAACTACTATCAGGAGAGCAACCAACCCGACCTTGCCGGCAAAATCGGTGCCGTGACGCTCGCCGAATGGCGGGCCGAGGGTGAACAACTCTACGGCAAAGAACAGCTCGACTGGCGTTTCCGCTGCCCCGCCTGCGGACATGTGCAAACCATGCGGCAATTCAAGGAGGCTGGGCTGAACCTGCAACTGGCCTACCTCAACTGTGCCTCGCGCCACAATCTCGGCGGCAAGGCAGACTGTAAGTGGACCATCGGCGGACTGCTCCGTGTTGGAGGCCGCTACGTCATCGACGCCAAGTTTCGCCCACGTTTGATATTTGAGTTTGCTGACAGAGAAACAAAGTAATAATGAAACCTATGGAAAAGAAAACAATCAAATGGCATTCGGCAACGGAAAGCCCCGGCAAGAAAAGATTCGTCGGCGCCTTCATCAAGAAAGGGCGCAGCGAGGATCAACTGACGTTCAAAGTCATTCGCTACTTCACAGACGGCGTTGTGCCATGTGAAAGTTGCGAGGAAGGAGGCGATGAGCTGTGTGTGGCATGGACTGACTACAAGGAACTAATCAAAGGCATCACGCCCACGATGATTGCCAATGCCAAGCGCGGCGCGTGGGGCTGGTGGAAGGAGGAATGACCTATGGACAGACAAGAATTTGAATGGCGGATAGATCAACTTCTAAGAGAATACATTCTCAACAACGATAATGAGGACATCAACATCCGCAACAAGATATCGTGGGCGGGTGAGTCTCGCAAATGGTTAGTTGATATATCTGTAAGAAAAATAATATGATTAAGAACCATCCATATTGGTGCAAACAGTAAAAGCTACAACAAATGAAACTTATCAATTTTATCAAAGGACTAAGGCTACGCCGCGAAGCAAAGCGCGAAGGCGTGCCATTCAGAGAGTGTATGTGGTATAATTGCCGGGCCATGCTGCCAAAAGACATCCTTGCCGAAAAATCCTTCATCGAAATCTTCGATGCGGACGGTCGTTATATCGACTGTCCCGGCATCGGAGGCGAAGTCGTCTATAACGCCCACGGCAGACGCTACAGCTACCGCGTCGTTGGGTTCAAGAACGATTCGCCCAACCGTGACTGGCTTTATGATACCGACTACATCAACCCCGTGGTGGAATACGTAGGGAAAGTAAAAGAGTAAAAAGATTATCACCATGTCACTCGACCTCTACATCTACTCCCGCCGCCCTGTGCGGCACCAAGGCACTGGCGTATTCGTCCGCGACAACGGGCAGACACGCGAACTGAAAACCATCGACGAGGTGCGGCAGCACTTCCCCGACGCCGATCTCTCGGACATCCACGTCACCGACTACGAGGACAACGAACTGTTCCACATGAACCTCACCCACAACCTCACGGACATGGCCTCGCACGTCCCCATCGCGGGCACCGACGGATACCTCACGCTGCCACAAGACTACGAGCGCGACAAACCCGACTTCACGCCCAAACCACTCTCGGCCTACAACCTGCTGTGGCACCCCGAGACTAATCCGCTGCTGGAGCAGACCACCATCCACCGCAAGGACACGGCGGATGGCGGTGAGAAGGTCGGCGAGGTGTTGGAACAGCCCGTGACGCGCATCACGCCCGAGCTGGTCCGTCAGGTTATGGCTGTGTCATTCTATATTACGCATCACCGCGACGAACTCACGCCCTACAATTCAGACAACGGCTGGGGTACCTACGAACAGCTCCGTGACCGTACCCGCAATCTCCTCCTCTGTCTGCTCGAAATCCCCGCAGAAGAGTACGACCAATACTGTCTGTACTGCTGGACATGATTTTTCTAAACAACTAATTAACATAAAACCAAACAAACAATGACAACAAAGACATCCCAATGGTTCGAGTGCAAAGTGCGCTACGACCAGATGCAGGAAAATGGCCTGCTGAAGAAAGTGACAGAACAGTATGTAGTAGAAGCTCTCAGTTATACCGAGGCAGAAGCTGCCATCATCAAGCAGATTGCTCCCTACATCAGCGGCGACTTCGAGATTACCGGCATCAAGCCCGCCGCCTACCGCGACGTGATATTCATGTCGGAAGCTGCGAAGAAGTTCCATAATGAGGTGGACGAAATGACACGTGCCTTGCAGAAAGGCGATGGTCAGAAAGCAGATGAAGTATTTCATCGTCCACTGGAGCAACAGAACAACACCGACACGTTGTTCTTTAAGGCCAAAATCCAATTCATCACCCTCGACGAGAAGAGCGGCAAGGAGAAGCGCACTCCAATGACCTATCTTGTGCAGGCTACTTCGCTCGACAATGCCGTGCAAAATATCGGCGTAGCCATGCAAGGCACGATGATTGACTACGCCAAGTCGAGCGTCGCCGAGACCAAAATCCTTGATGTCTTCGAGCATTGTGCAGCAGAATAAATCGTAAATCGGTGGCAACGAACTGCCATTCTAACCGACTATGGATACAAGACAACAACGTAATCCAAGTGTGTCCTCGTATGAGTGGTACACCCCGAAGTGGATTATCGACGAGTTGGGACCCTTTGACCTCGACCAATGCGCACCGTTGCCGCATCTCCGTCCCTATGATATCGCACCAGCGTGTTATACAGAGCAAGATGATGGCCTGAAACAGGAATGGCGTGGTGTCGTGTGGCTTAACCCGCCGTACTCGCGCAAGTTACTCACTCTATTCGTAATGAAGCTGGCTGAGCACAACAACGGTATTGCCTTGCTGGTTAATAGAACGGACAACGTACTCTTTCAGGATGTTATCTTTCAGAAGGCCGCTTCGCTGCTGTTTATGCGCAACAGGGTGAAGTTCATGCGCCCCGACGGTACCACGGGCAACCCCTTCTTCGGTTCGGTGCTTGTTGCCTTCGGATCTGAATGTGACCGACGATTGCGCCGATGTTCGATTGAAGGGAAATATGTAATACTCAATCCACAAGACAGTAAATAAATCTATGAGCAAACGAAAATCCCTGCAGCCCTGGCTCGAATACTTCGACATGCTGCACACCTACGAGCAGAAAGGCTACTTGGAGGTGAAGCCCGAGAAGCACGAGGCGTACATCACCCGTGCGGCGCTCTGCACCCTAAGCCCCACCCCGGACCTCCCCGAAGGAGAGGGGGGCGCTGCCGACACCCGCGTCCTCGACACGGCCCGCCGTCTGTGCACCTACGCCGCCTACCGCTCCGCCTCCGACGCAGACTACGACAAGTATGCCTTCGCCCTCCACGTCGTGAAGGAGGAACCGCCCCATGATGTTCTTTGCACCCTCCTCCTTACCCGCAAAAGGAACTGGCTCGGCATCAGACTGGAGCGAGTGGAAGTCATCAACTACGAGTAGAGGTGAACAATGGACAAGCAAGAATGGATAGACGAGGCCTGCGAATGGCTGAGGAATAATCTGCCATACAGCTCTAAGCCGCCTCTGCAACTCATCGCGGAGTTTCGTGAAGCTATGACCGCCGGGCAGTCGGATGGCGACTCGTCCGACCCTGTCGGTTTCGAGACATTCTGGCGCGAATACGATAAGAAGGTAGAACGCCGCAAGGCCGAAGCCCTATGGAAGCGACTCTCCAAGCGTGATCGCACGGCGGCAATGGCATACCTCCCTCTGTACAAGCAGGCAAAGCCCGACAAGCAGTTCCGCAAGAATCCCGCCGTCTTCCTGCGCAACCACACGTGGGAGGACGAACTCATCGGCCTGCCGCAGGAAACTGCGAAAGCGGACAAACAACAGCAGGATGCTCCACCACCTACGCACGACGAGTTTGGCACACGCATCAATGCCGGCATCACGCCCGGAGAGCATCAGGCATTTGCCCTGCTGAAGGAAGACCTGTTAAGGGCCTGGTCGCGCCACAAGGATGAGCAGAACGGCCAATCGTTACGGCAGTTGCTTGGCGACTTGGAGCTGACAGCCATCAGCGACCAGACACGCTGCGTCTGTCTTGGCAGCCGGAACTTCTCTTTCACAAGAGAGAACACCGTGCCGTGGTTCTGGGTGCCCGACGCATTCGACCGTATCGTTGCCTTGCGCTTCAATGGCTATGGCTGGACTGTTAAAAACCCTTAAAACATGTTGGAAAAATGACAAAAAAAGCCGCTATCCTCACGGGTGGCGGCTTTTCTGCAACATTACTAACATAAAATTGCTATGAAGAACTCACTCTTTGTCATCTTGCTGCTTGCGTATGAAGTCGGCCAGCTCCTGCTTTGTCCGGTGCTCAAACTCGCCAAGGCGAGTCTTGAAATATATACTTACTCCGAAGATGCCTCCGGCATAAATCAGAGCCTGGCTAATGTACCACAACACACCATCGGCGATGTCGTAGTTGTTGAGAAAGAACGAGAGGAAAGCCAGCACAATTCCGCTCACCACCATTGCCACGGCTGTGCCGTACTGAATCCATTCTTTTGTGTTTGATTCCATTGTTTCTGAGTTTGCGTTTCGTTTACTGGAAATATAGATATTCAATGTGCGAAAATCAAGGGCGACTCATAATTGTGAATTGCGAATTATGAATTAGCTTCATCCTTCCAGTGCCAGCGTCACTGTGAACTCCACACTTGCCATCGTCTGTTTCGCGCGATCATAGATGCCTGTCTGCTTCTTGGCCGGCGCCACCACCACGGGCACAAACTTACCCTGGTACCGCATCCACCACTGCCGGGCCATCAGAAACTCCGCTGTCCACCATTCGGCCCACTCGCGTGTCTGAAGTCCGCTCGACATGGCCCAACTCCTCCTCCCACCGCTGGCTACAGCCATCAGCGACCGCGACGGGCGGAATGTCGGACGTTCCACCCTTGCATATTGTGTGGTGTCCACTTCTATGCCCATCGACTCCTTCATCAGTGCGCTACACGTCTCCACGGCTCCGCGCCGGTTTACAAACAGAAAGTCGGTGTAGTTCTGCGTGTCGCGCACCACCAGCGGCGCGTGGGGCCTGGGCGAATCGCTGTTTCCGCTACCGCCGCTGAACGTGGCTGGGTAGAACGTGCTTTGTGTATATCCCTGCTGCAGGTCGGTCCACGACGTGATACTGTCCCGTCCCACCCGCTCCGGCGTGCTCGTCGGTTTCGTGCTGGCGTCGCCGTTGCGCAGGTTCGTCTCGTTCCAGTAGGAAACGTCGGCATCCTCCTCCTCCGGGATATTGCTCCGCTCCCACTCCGTCAGCCGACCGATGCAGCACTGTCCGCCGGCGAATGTTCCGCAGTCGGCGGTTGTGTATTTTCCATCCTTACTGTCAAGATATTCGGTATAGACGGTTAGCGAATAGCTGCGGTATAAGCGCCCGTAAGCGCTGGCCGATGTGGCAGTCAATGTCTGAGTGGCTGCCGCCACTTCATGCTCGAACTTGAAGCCCGACCAGATGGCCCGCAGCGCCGAGCTGATGTCGAAACTGATTTCCGTCTGTCCGCCTGTGTCGAAGCAAAACTCGCCCACCACGCTGCCCGCATACTTCACCTGCACGCGCACCACGGTGAACGGGCTCGTCACCGTCTCGCCCCAGTACAAGCCACTGATTTTTATTACCACGGGAGAGTCGGCGAAGTAGGTGTGTCCCTCGCCAAACATCCCGGAAATTGTTACCGTATTCGATGCCATACGCCAGTCTTTTTGTAGGGAAAATAAGTCCATCCCGAGCAAAAAGCAAGGGCAGACGGGCCGTGTCTGTCCCACCGTCTCATGTCACTTCCGGAAGATGTGAGTATTACTTCGGCAACATTCGAGTATTGCATGGTGTAACATTCGAGTATTGCGCCGACAATACTCACATCTTCTAAGAGCAACATGAGATGGCTTAGATATACATAATCTCCATCGTCACCAGTCCTAATCCCGATTGGTTGCTCACCTGATATTCCATCTTGCGGATAAAGCCAGTAATGTCGCCCACACGGACACGTTTCGTCTTGTCGATGCTGAGCAACTGCGCCAACTCCATGCGCACGGTCATCCTGGCGATGCGGGCATTGCGCACCCAGTAGGAATACTCCTTGTAGAACTGGTCCATCAGGCCCCTGCCCCGCAGGTTCGGGTTGGTGATTTCCAGATAGCGACGGTTGATAGCGCTGATGTTTACAGGTTCCACTTCTTCTCCTTCTGCAGCATAATAGACAGCCTGAAGTTGGTGCAGAATTTCCGCACGCTCTTCTGTGGTGTCAATGTCGAGAATAAGATGCTGTGTGTCATGCGCAATGATTTTAGAACTTGCCAACCCTTCAAACGTATTCACATAACTTTGCAGTTGTTCAGGAGAAAACACCGTGCCATCTTCGCATATTGGAGTCCATAGTATCTCATGCACTTTCCCGTCGCTGTACTCTACGCCCTTTCCGATGCTGTATATAGTGGCATAGTCACCCGCTTCGGCGCTCCATCCTGCGGCCCTCATAGTGGCCCCGCTAACAATCGGACGTGCGAGCAGGTTGGTATTGGCCGTCTTGTAAAGGCTCTGCATTGCTTTTGCAGCTTCGGTTTTGGTTTTTATCACACCGCCAAGTGTCGGGTCAAAGTCGGGATTGGGCTTCTCGGAGCGGAGCTTCAAGGACACAGCTCCACTTGTGGAAGTCTCGTCGTCGTAGTCGTAACAGGCGATGGCGTTACCTTCATTATAGTAAGTCGCGACGTTTTTCAGGACGTCGCTTGGCTTTGTCGGATTTATTCCGATGATCATATTACTGGCATAAATGCCTTGCCAGGTATGTCCAGCTGCATCCCTTGCGAGTATGGTGTCGATGTCTGTGGGGGGAGTGTCGTCGGTTCCGTTCTGCAAATAAGAGATGTATTCCTGCATGAAATCGTATCGCATCAGTGCGTTGTTGCCGTTGACGCAGCACAGCCAGATGGTATATGTATCCCCGTCGGCGCTCATTATGGTGTCTGCCGTTGCATAATACCCCTCGTTTGACAGGAGTAGAAGTCTCGGCCTGTCAGATATGTAGTAAGTGTCTATAATGTTATATATATCGGGGCGGCGTGGATGAGGACCCTTTCTGGTTTTGAGGTCACATTGGTTTGTACACCCAGCCTCTGCGAGCAGCTTATCTCCATACTCATAACCTGTAAACGGTTGCATGGTACTCCGTAACCATAGTTCGCCCATGTCATTGCAAATATCAGGGTTTGCAGAGGCTGAATCACCTGGCATGGTAATCCAATAGTCATTCCCCTCGCCCTCTTCCGTGTCAGACTCATATATTGTGCGGCCCGCGTAGAGAGAAGAGGTGCTTCCGCGCAAAATGCCCAAAGACAATCCCCAATCCATATCTTCCAGTGGCGACAGCATTTCGTCGGTAATCTTGAAGTTGTCGTCCAGATATAGTCGATAGCCTTCGCGGATCCACCCCGTCAGCTTATAAGTGAACGTCCGTCCATTTTTCGTGAAAGAGATTGTCTCGTTTCCATTTTCGTCGGTGGCCTTGAAGGAGACCGGAGTGGCAACTTCGAGAAGGCCGCTCCTATACTTAGGCTCTTCCTTTGTGTTTGTATAGCCCCCATTGCTATATATGAGGCTATCTTTCATCTTTTCCAGAAATTCGGATGGTGTGGTATCAATAGCTCTTTTATAGTTATTTGACTGCCCAAGATATTGGGCGGCTGCGTCGGCGTTTTTGTATGGCACGCCCATCTCTTTGCTTATGAAGAATGCGTAGTTCATGCCGACGCGGCTGTAATCTATAAGTGACGTGTCAGTACTGGAGGCTCCAGACGGTTCTTCAACGGCAGACATGATGGCTGGGGTGAAGTTGATGTGAACCTCCTCGATCGTTTCGTCCTCTCCAGTGCAGTTGCCATCCTCTGCATCCATATACTGTGCGCATTCAAAAAGCGAGGGGAACGGATCGTTGCTGGCATCCTTGAAATCCTCGTCAATCTTTACGACGTAGGAATTACCCGTATTCATTGCCACGTAGCATGTCGGGCTTAGGCACTTAGCGTTGTTTAATATGGGCGTATAGTTTTCGTAGAACTCAAACTTTGTATAATCGTGTGCCTCGGGTGGAAGTTCCCAGTTGCCTTCGTTTTTTTTCTTTGCAAGCAAGAATCCCTTATAGTTGTATGCCGTATTATCCTCGCCTCCGCCGTAGGTGAGGCGAAAGCCGCGAACACAATTATCTCTTTTTTCTGCAGAAATAATGGTTCCTTGTATCTCGTGAATGTCCTGTGAGCGGAATATATTCCTCAGTAGAAGAACTCGGACCAGTGTGTAGTCCTTGTTAAATGCGAGGCGAACGCCGAAGCCTGATTCCAGCCCATTGATCACTTCTTGAATGTCCACGTCGGGAAAGTTGCCGCTCGTGGCATAGGCAGGCTGCCAAGTTACATCCTCTACGCCAACGCCAACGTTGGTTATCACTGCTTCGTCTATATCAAACGCCTCATAAAAATTTTTTTCCCATGCCGGCTCGGCTTTTATCGACCATGAGGGCTCTTCAGTAGATGGCTGCGGAACAAATGGAGTTGATTTCCCGAATGGCATATAGTCGCCTCTGTAAGTCTTGTCGTCTTTTGTTTTGTATGCGCACTTGGTATTGACAAAGAACAGACGGCACAAATCTTCGACGTTCAGCATCTGATTTTCCTCTATGGTAATCCCGAGGTGTTTCATTAAAAGTTTGAACCAGTACAGTACGTAGAAGTTGGGAGCCGGGTTGATGCGGCGTGGCGAACTCACGTGGTAGCCTCTGATGGCATTTTCCTCCATGCTGGAACCGTTGCTTTTGTATTCGCGGTCCTGATAGCATATCGTCACATTGCAATATGGGTGTCCATCGTCATAGGCAATGTCTGTATTGATGGTGTCGGCTACGCTTAGCGTGTATTCGTCATCAGTGTCGGATTCCTTCCATGTTCCGTCTGGCCTGACAAATTTCGGAAATATCTGCGACTTAAAATCCTTGCTTACTAATCGCGCATTATTAAGCAATAAGTATGTGGGTGGGTAGCCAAATGTACGATCAATATTGCTTAGGTGTGAAACTCTGATTTCGACATTGGTTCTGAGAAGTTCCCTTTCTCTGTCCACCGCCATACCGATGAGTATGTCGTCTGATATAGGAACCTGATTGGCCTTTGCCCCTTCTATCATTTCCTCAAACGTTTTCTGGCCAGACTCAAAAGTGACATCCACGTTTCCGTCCTTGTCCACCTCCACCTCGTCGGCCAGGCGCAGGTAGCCCAGGAAGAGAGGCAGCCCCTCCACCCACAGCCGGGCCTTGCGCTTGTCAATCTGTTCGTGCAGGCGCGAGCCGTGCATCTCTCCGGCAGTACCGAATATGTGTGCGTTAGCGGGTATATTCAGCTGGAAGTCGTGACTCCACAAGTTACCCTTGTCGAATATCTCCGACGTGTCCGTGATGCTGATAGACGCATTCTCAGGCAGCCACGCATATTGCGATGCCCCGTTTTTCTCTCTCGACAGTATTTCCAGTGCCAGATGTTCCATAGCAAGTCTTATTACTCTGATGCTCGGATTACTTCAATTTCCGACTGCAATATCGCCAAATCCCTTACCGAAATCAAGGGCAGAGTCCTTGCCCTTGACGCACGAGGGAGGTTGCGGTATTTTTATGGCAGATAACTTTAACGCAACTATCATGGCAAACGACACAGCGACCATCGACCCCCGCTACCTCACCTACAACAAGAACGAGGTGCAGGCGTTGCTCGACAAGGTGAACGCCGAGACCGTGGCAACGGAAGAAAGTGTAAGAAACATCGTGACGAACTATCCAACAGAGTGAGAAAATGGCTAAGCAACCAGACCTGACCGGGCTCACACACATCGTGGCCCAGCAGCTGCACCTCTACTACGAGCTGCAGCCCGACGGGACGAAAGTCCTGCGACACATCCGAGTGAACAACCACAGTCTCAACGTGCCGGAAGGTATCACCATCGACGACCTGCCCGCCGACATCATCGGCAAAGAGCAGATGAAACAGAACAGCGTGGGTTCGTCGGAGATTGAGGACGATACCGTCGGCCTGGACGACCTGAATCCGAGCGTCCGCGAAGCTATCGAAGCTGCGGAGCCTGTGGCATCGGAGACCGACGTGCGTGACATTATCAAGAATTATCAATAACAAACACAGACAGAATTATGACAAGCACAGACAGAATCACACTGGCCAGACTCGCAGCCTTCCACGACGAACTGCGCAAGGGCCTCAAGAAGGGCGACATCGACGTCAACGCCAAGAACCTCACATCCTGGGACGAGCGCGACGCGCTGGCCGTGCAGAGCTCGTTCGCAACACTCGTCCGTACCACCGCAGGCGAAGATTCCATCGACAGCGAGCGCGGAGCACGGCCCGTGAGTCTCGTGGCAATCTCCGACTTCAGCGCCGCCGAACTGCGCGAGACGGGATTCAACCTCCTGCGCAACGCACCCACCGTGGGAGCGGGCTACTACATGCTGTTGCCCAAAATGGAGTTCGGCTCCTACGGCACCGCAAACAAGGTTAACGGACTGCTCTTCACCGACAAGGACGGCAACAACCTCACCCCCACCGTGCGCTTCCGCCCCCTCAGCCAGGGCGCTCCGACGCGCGTCACCGACGGCGACGCCTGCACCTATGTGGACAGCAACGGTCTCCGATTCTACACCACCCCCGACGTGGGCTACGTCATCGTCAGCGGCATCAACCCCGCACAGGTATGCGCACACCTGGCCTGGAGTCGGCGCTACGATGAGTATGTCGCCATCGACAGCGAGGCCGACACAGGCTCCACCATCAACCTCTCGGCCATCATCACGGCCTGCCACGACTTCGGGCTCCTGCTCGTGGCCACGCAGAACGGCATCACCGTGGCCGACAGCATCACCTTCGGCGACACCGCAGCCACGTGGCACCGTCGCGTGGGGCGCACTCAACCCGCGTGGACCAACACGCAGCAGGAGAGCGGAGAGTGGCTACACGAAGCCACCATTGCCGATATGAAGGCTGGAGGCGTCGTGGAGTGCGGAGAACTCGCACTGACCAGTGCCGGACAGACCGTCAGCTACACCGACCGCAACGAGGATGCCACGACCGCCTACGTCAAGTACGAACTCGCCACCGTGGTCACAGGCACCGTCGCCGTCTCGCCCCTGATGAAGGTCGAGGACTGGGGAGTAGAGGTGCTGACGCAGGCCACGGGCACCGCCGAGGTGACTCTCCAGTACGCGCAGAACTACCCCGACGCCGTGGCCGAGATGGTCAACGGTGGAGTGCAGCGACGCACTGCAGCGCTGGAGGCGCAGATCCTGGCCCTGCAGCAGGCCGTAGGCGGCATCGGAGCCAAGGCCGAAGGATACATCCGCGTGGCAGGCTCATCCGACCCCGCACTCAGCTACAAGAGCTACAAGTTCGACGAGACGGGTGGCTTCCAGCGCGACAGCGTGTTCAACATGCTCTACCCCTGTCTTGTTGGTACCAAGCTCACCGGCGACAATACTCAGGTGGGAAAAATCCTCTACGTCCTGAAAAAACTCGGCGCACGCACAGCCACGGCTGCCGACGCTGGCTTCACCGAGGGGCAGGCCGTATGGGACGACATCTACGGCACACCCCATGCCATTGACGGCTCCGAGGGCGACGTCATGATTACCAACATCGACCTCTACTACCGCATCAAAGGCAAGTTCCCCGTGCAGGGCACGGAGTATGACGTATATCTCGTCGCACCCACGCCATTCACCTGGCAGGGCTACGAGGCCGAGGCAGTGACGCGCCGCGGCGTCAGCCCCGACTACTGCGTCAGCCACACCGACACCGACAGCGTGGTGCGTATGCACTCCGTCTATAACCCCGCGTGGGACGGCTCCTACAACGCGCCCGCAGGCGTGGTGGGTAAGTACATCTACAGCCAGGACGCGCAGACGGGAGTAATCACCGAGCAGTACGACGAAACGGCTACCTTGCTTGGCGGGGCAGGAGGATGCAGCAGCACCGACCTCGCACTCTACACGGGCGAGCAACACGCCATGAACCACAACCCGGACACCACGAAGATGCTGCCCTTCGCCAACCAGACGGCAGCCTCCGTCGAGGACTGGTACGCACTCATGCTTGCCGAGGGCGGCACCTTTGATGCCCACAAGGCAGCACTCATGGGCAGCGGATTCTCCAGCAACGACCCCGCCACCTCTGCCGCCGACTGGGAGGAGAGCGCCGCAGGGGCCAAGAACGGCATACGCATCTACGACAAGGAGGGGGTTCCAAGGTACTACTCGCCATCCGGCAACGCTGAGACCACTATCGGTCTGACGGACAGCGCGGACAAGCTCTTCGGAACCATCGTCAACTCGTACCGCACGCCCTTCAAGGTGATGGAGGCTCACCGCGCCGTCAGCTACGCCGTCGCCCACGGCATCGGCGAGCTGCAGTGGTTCATCTTCGAGGGCAACAAATACAAGTACCGCTCGGTCGATGGCTTTGCCGGACCGCAGCAGGGCGAGATGACTTGCGTGGTGTGGAAGATGCTCTCCACCAAGCTCGGAGCATCATGCTTCGACCCCACCGACAAGACCACCAGCATCGAAGGCCACCGCATAGATTTCCTCTTCTCGACAGCCCTCTTCCACGGCATCACCACGCAGGTGTCACCGTCGTGGTGGGTGAGCGGTCTCGTCTTTACCGAGGACGAGAACCAGGCCTACGAGGCATACCTCCAGATCGACCCGTCCAAGCTCGCGCTGACACCCAACGGTGAGAAGGACGTGGCCGACAGCTGGCCCTTCGAGCAGGACTACGAGCACGCCGCCTCATACGCCTCCGGCAGCGGCTACCGCAAGAACTACGCCCGTCAGTCGCTCTTCCTCGCACCCGACAATGCCAACAAGAGCGGCGCAGGACTCCACACCTACATCGGTGCGTATAATTACTACTCAGGCACTGCGGCTGCAGCAGGCAAGAAAGCGGTGCGCGGCTTCCGGCGCGGCGCCCGCGTGATCAACGCGTACCTGTCTCCGCTCTGCGTGGTCGCCGGCAGTGCGCCCTCGTACGCGTACACGGGCCTCGCGTTCGGCACCTGTGTGCGCATCGTGGACTGAGACGAAGACAGAGGAGCGTAGCGACGACGAAAGCGAAAACCGCGCGGCCCGAAAGGGCTGCGCCCCGCCGCCGCCCAGCGGCGGCCAGCTCCCAGGGCAGAGGTGTCGCCTGCCCAACACTGAAATCCATGCCGACGGCCAGCGGCGCAAGCGAATCGGAGTAGCCGCCGTCGGTGAGGTTGATGCCCGGCAGTGTGCGCGGCGCCCCACGCCGCGACCACAGGGTTACAAGGCAGCTGCACTGTACGGTGCGCGGCTTCCGGCGCGGCAACCACGTGAACAACACGAACCTGTCTCCGCTCTACGTGAACGCCAACAATGCGCCCTCGAACGCGAACACGAACATCGCGTTCGGCAACTGTAAAGCAAAGCGTCTCGCGGTTTCCCCCGCGATATTCCCAATAAGTCCTCCAGCAGCCCCGACCTGAGCCGCACGGAGGCAGGTGCAGAGCCTGGCTGACGAAGAGAGCCGAACAACGCAAAGAAAAGGTGCCAAAACCACCAGCCGACCGGGCACAGTGCCCAGCGGTTTACCCGCTGGAATCACGCATAGCCAAGACAGGGTAGGCTGCCGTATAGTCAAAAGCGGCAATCGGCGCACACAGGTCACACAGCGCCCGGAGGTTTCCCCACCGGGACAAAAAAAGAGAAGAAAGCAATGTCCATATCCACCTGGCACAACACCCTCGCCGCCCTCCCAGCTGCCGTACACGACAGTTACATGGCCAAGACCGCTCGCCAGCGCTCTAAGCGCGAGGTGCAGCGCGTCATGGCCGATGTGGACACCTTCTGCCGCCAGAAACAAACAGAACTAAAAAACAATACCTACCGCGTAGGCCCCTACCGCCACTTCCGCCTTACGGACAAGAAGAAAGAGCGAGACATCAGCGTACTCCCCTACTCCGACCGCTGCGTCCAGAACGCCGTCAAGGATGCCATACAGCCACTGCTCCTCCGACAGATGACCGATGATATGCTGGGAGGGCTCCCGGAACGCGGTGTTTTAAGCGCAGTGACGAGATATTCTGTCGTGAAAAAAATACGGCGACTGATGAACGACAAATCGCTAAGATACTACCTGCAGGGCGACATCCGAAAGTTCTACGACTCCATCGACAACGTAGTGGCCATGAGGCTCATCGAGCAAAAAGTCAAGGACCAACGGACACGCGCGCTCATCAGGCAGCACATCTTCAACCAGAAGCGGCTGGCCATCGGCGACCCCTTCTCTCACCTCATCGCCAACCTCGTCATGTCCTGCGTCATCCGTAAGGCAAAAGCCAAGTATGGTCGTCGCATCCACCTCATCAACTTCGCAGACGACTTCATAGCCTTCGCCAAGGACAAAGCCACCCTTACCGCCCTCCGCAGCGACATGAACCGCTGGGCCAAAACCCTCCGCCTCCACTACAAGCCCCTCTACATCCGCCCCGTCACCCATCCCCACTGTGCCTGGCGGTTTTCCCGCCCGGCCCCCATCACCTTCTGCGGCTACCGCTTCGGCCCCGCCTACGTCCACCTCACCCGCCGCACCAAGCTCCGCTACATCCGCACCCGTCATCGCCGCCGCTCCCTCGCCAGCTACCAAGGCATCCTCGCCGTGGCCGACACACGCCACCTCCGTCACCTCATCCAGTACAACGACAATCACCATATGACAGAGAAAATACGTCGCCCCTTCGCGGGGCGCCCCATGAAGATTGAAACACTCGAAGGCATACCACACACCATCGTCAATGTCGTCGAGAAACCGTCGCGACAGCGCGACAGCGAAACCTACATGCACGTTCAGGCTATCGCCGACGGACTCGGACTCATCGTCTATTCCACCGCAGCATCCAAGATATGCGCCTACCTCCGTGCTGCATACCGGCCAGGAATGCCGATGCCAGACATGCGCATCGTCCACGACTGGAGCGGATTCTACTACGAAGGCACCGTCTATACCGACGCCGAGGAAGAAGAAATGATACGCAAGCAATACAACATACCCAAGTAACACAACTATGTACACCGAACGTTTTACCGAACCGCACAAGCAAGGCCTGGAGCGGTTTACCAACAGCAACGCAGGGCGCTTCTTCACCAGCGAGCGCACCGAGCAAGTCACAGACCCCGAGACACAGGAAAAGCACACCGAGTACGTCTATGACGTCTATGAGGTGGCAGACTGCCGCGACCCCCACAAGGTCAAGAACGGTGTCATCACCGACGTACACCCATTCGGCGACGAGACCAAGATCCTGCGCAAGACCCTCCGCAAGATGCTAAGCGAGGCAAAGTACAACAGCGATGACTTCGCTGAGTTCCGAACCTACAACGAGTTCTGCGAGAGTGTATAAACCCAAGTATCACCTTAAACACGCAAACAAATCATGGCTACATTCTACAAGGGCGACGAGATTAAGTTCGCCATCAACCTCGAAGCTCCAGGCTTCGACATGAATACGGACGACTTCGACATTGAGGTCAAGTCTGGCAATACCAGTGTAAAAGGTTACAAGACACCGCCTGCAGGCACGACGACCCCTGCCCTTGTCATCTTCAAAGAGACACAGGAAGGTGAGGGGGGCGAGGCTACAAGTCAATGGTACGCCATTGCCGATACGGCAACCTTGGCTACAGGCACTATGCGAGTTATTGCAACCGCATACATCGTCGATGTCAACGCAAACGACGGCATACGCAAGAACATTGCAGTGCAGTCGCTCGGGCAACTTAAAGATGCTTAACCGCTATGACCTGCCTTGACTTTGCAATCGCGCCCGCTCGGCAGGCATCCCTCCTTGTCGCCGTCACCGCCGCCAGCCTCTCCATTGAGACGGCGGCGATGGCGCAGGTGGATGTGACGCCTGCAGCTCAGGCTTCTGCTTCGGTGGTTCCAACTCCTGATGTGAAAATCACGGTCGCTCCTAACCCGCAGGTGCGGCTCAGCATCGGCGAGGTGTGTACCATATCCAGAGGTACGCTTGTGGTGCTCGCCGCAAGCGACGGGCCGCTACGCACTCGCGATGGAGGATTCTTCCTCCTGAATCCTGCTACGAACTAAGATTCTCTTCGGGGATAGAAAAAAAAAAAAGTCCCCGACCTCTGCACTAATAAGCTCTCTTACCCTCTTATTGCACGACACCACCACTCTGGCGGAAAGGCCGGGGACCCTAAGTCCTCACTTTCCCAGAGTGGTGGTTGTTTTTTTCGCCGCATGAAGGTAAGAGTTTGCAAATGTATAAATAAATTTTGAAATACAACGTATGATACGTGCAGAAATTATCGAATTTAACAAAGAATTGCTTCAAAAGTTGAAAGAAGCAGGCGTAAAACTGGAAGATTACCGCTATTGCGACCTCTACCGAGACTATATGGAAATGTCGCACACAGAGCGCAACCGCAAGGTGGTGTTCCTCACGCTGGCCCAAAGATATGGTATCAGCGACCGTCAGGTTTACAACATCGTTAACCACATGAAATCTGTTGTTTGACAATCGCTTGAAACAGCTGCTTCGGGGATGAAGCGCAGACTTCGGGTGCTTTCATGTAATTGTCTTTGTGTAAGGCAGATAAGCAGGTAATTTTGCCGTCGGGTTCTTCCTGTAAGACCCGCGAGACTATTTACCTTTTTATCCACACACAAAACACATTTTCATTATGTCAGACATGAAAGTATTTTCCATCCCTGACGCGAATGGCGGCAGTGGCAATGCGCTTGCCAACGGCATCGTGCCCTTCATACTCGGTGCGGGTATGAGCGGCGGCATGGGCTTCGGCGGCTTCGGCGGTGGCTATGGCGGCTGGAACGCGCTGAACATGAACAACATCACTGAGTTGTTCGCAATGGGTATCCTTGCCAGCATGTTCGGCTGGAACGGCAACGGAGGCTTCGGCGGCATGGGCGGTGCCAACGGCGTCGGTTTCCTCGCCAACCAGTTGAACAACGACAACGGCCGCGACCTGATTATGCAGGCAGTGACCAGTCAGGGTGAGCAGAGCCGCACGGCTACACAGACCCTCTCCACGATGCTGGGTCAGGACTTCAACCTTGTCAACAGCGGCATCCAGCTCATCCAGTCTTCACTGGCAAACATCGCCGCACAGCAGGGCATGACTCCGCTGCAAATCATCAACAGCATCCAGAGTGGCAACGCTGCCCTCAGTCAGCAACTGTGTCAGTGCTGCTGCGACAACAAGTTCGCCATTGCACAGCAGACCAGCGAACTTCAGCAGGGCATGAACGCTGGTTTCAACGGCGTGCAGATGGGACTCAACCAAGGTTTCAACGGCGTGGAACGCGGACTTGGCGGCATTCAGACGCAGATGGCACTGAACGCTGGAAAGGACGAACTGGCAACTTGTCAGCAGACCTACACGCTCACCGACGGTGCCAACCGCAACACGCAGGCTGTCCTCGCCAAACTCGATGCTATGCAGACCCAGGCTCTGCAGGACAAGCTCGATGCTGCCCGCGAGAAGAACACGCAGTTGACCAGCGAAATCAGCCAGCTGAACCAGAACCAGTACATCGCTGGTGTGGTAGGTCAGACGATGGCTCCGGTCAACGCCCAGCTCGCCGCCCTCAACAAGGAGGTCGATGACATCAAGTGCAAGCTGCCCAACACCGTCAACGTACAGTACCCGAACCTCGTGGCTGTCAATGCTACACCATACGTTAGCGGAGGCATCTACCCTAACGGCATATTCGGCGGTGGTTACAACTACGGCAACTACGGTTTCTAAGGAAGGAGGTGAATCATGGGATGCTATGCAAACATGCCTACTAACATCAACGGGATTCCCTATCTGCGCTCGACCAACACGACCGTAGGCACCACCACCGTGGACCTTGCCCTCGGCTCTTACCGTCGTCCGCTTCCTCCCGTTGGATACTTCACGGTGCGGATTGCCGATGCCATCCCGACGGGCACGACAACGACGCTGCCTGTCACTCTGACCCGCAACGGACAAACCCGCGCCCTCACCCTCTTCGACGGCACACCCGTCACCGTGGCCGACCTCATCGGTGGCACTGGCGTTTTCCTCGTCTTCAACGACGAAGAGAGCGGTATTCTGCAACTGATGACACGCACCGTCGTCTAACCTCTTTCACGGCAGACGGCGGTTCTGCTGCCGCCTGTCATTATTAAACACCAAAAAGTATCAACCAAATGGATTTCCAAAGTTTACGTCCAGGCAGTGCTATATACATCCTGCACCGCGAAACAACGCCACAGCTCATCGTGGCAACCGTCCAGAACAAACCCGAGCCAAAGCCTCGCTACATGACGCAGACTCCGGCAGCCACTCCAGCCGCCTACGCCGGCACAAACATGATGGCGCCCGTGGTCGAAGTCGTAGCCCGCTGCGGCACCGAAGATGTACCCTTCAGTAACCTCACCCCCACCGACACCTCTGCCACCTATAACAACGGTCAAACATTCATCACCACCACGCCAGACGCTATGCTGCCTGCCGTTGATGCGATGATTCAGGAGAGCCGCAAGGCGCTCGAAAAGGTGGATTTCCACAAGACGGTTCTCGTAGAAGGTGAGAAGATGCTCGAAACCCTTAATCCGCGATACCGCGAGGAGAAGGAGCAGAAACAGGACATTGCCAACCTGAAGGGACAGATGGGCGACATCGTGAACACCATGAACACCATGATGACCATGATGCAGGACCTGAAGAAAGGCATCTCGTCTGCGGCAAAGAGCAAGTAGAAATCCCTAACCTCATTACGACTATGATTTTCGGAATAGAGTTTCGCGACGAGCACGATAAGCAGGAGCTCGTCGAAAAGGCACAGGCTGCCAAGGAAGCCGTCTGTGATCTTTGGGAGAAGATGGCACAGCACATGCCGGAACTCCAGCAAGTCCAGGAGCGCAATGCCCGCTATCGCAGCGGCATGATGGGCAACCCCGGTGGCTGGAACGGCAACGTAGGCTACCGCAACTACGGTGGCGGTTATAACATGACTGGAGGCCCCTCAATGGGTGGCTACCCCATGTACCGCGAGAACCCGGCCTACACCGGCTACGGCGACCGCCCCGGTTACTAAGCCATTCTTGCGCCCTGCGGTTTTCCCGCAGAGCCTCCCTCCCTTTCCCGAGTGGGCGGCGGTTCAGCCGCCGCCCCTCATTTCCCTTTTTCTCTGTCACGTATGTTGCGATTTTATCGCAACCCTAAAATTAAAAAAACAATGCAAGACCTCCGTCAATTCGATATTCTTCCCAGTGGCCTTCGCGCCTACCTTGCCCAGTACGGCCACCACTTTTCCAAGCCTCTCTGCGACTACGCCGTATCGCTCATGCAGAAAGCAGGTCCAGACGGCAAACCTGTCGCCATCACACCCATGTCCCGCGAGGAAGTCGATACCCTCCTCAAGACCCACGGTGTAGAGTTGAAGAACAACGTCCTCTACGACCATGTGTTCGTCGCCAACATGGTCAAGTCCGACCAGCTCGGATCTTCCATCGTCGATGCCAAGCACCACGCACTCGCCATCAAGGACTACATTGATGACGTTGACAAGGCCGAAGGCTACCTCTTTGATCGCTGGATGTCCGACCTCTGTGGTCTCGGCCCAAAGTACATCCCCTACTGGGAAGATATGATTTAACCTGTTATGTGCCGTGCCACTCTGTGACACGGAATAGCCTATGCTTCGCGATTATCTCGACATTAATCGTCACTGGGGCATCCTCGCATACTACGATGCCCTCCCATCCGACTTCGCCCAACTCGCGCCTATCCTGCGTGAGTTCGGGTGCCCTGAGTCTGAAATCGGACGTGCCTACAGCACCATCCACCGCACTAACAAAGCCTTTGTCTTCACCGCACCCTGGGCACGTATGTCCGTCATGGTCGTGGGTCGCGTCACCCATCCATCACAGTTCCTCAACTCCCTTCTCCATGAGTTCGACCATCTGCAGGACGCCATCCTCCAATACTACCAGGTTGAGCACGGCACTGAGGACGCAGCCTATCTCCAGGGCTATCTTGGACAAATTGCCTACGAAGGCATCCTTCCCCTCCTCTGTCCCGCCTGCTCTTAGTGCGCCATGCGGTTTCCCGCATGGATGCTTGCCCTTGATTCCCGTCCCGTATTTTGCGATATTGTCGCAAAAAGAGTATGACCAACTGCAAAGAATTTGTCCTGGACGACGTGATGGCCGTCACAGCCATCCCTCTTGCCAACATCTCGGCGAGCAACATCACCTCGCCCGTCAACCAACTCTCCCCCACCCTTCCCTCGTCCACCATCGTTCCCTCCATGCTATCCGGCTCCATCACCATTGGCTTGCAGCCCGCTGTCCTTGGTGGCACACTCATCCACATCATGCGAAAGTCGGGCAAAGCCAAAGACGACGAGAACGACAGCGTAGCCGGACGGCTCCACACCGTCACCGTCACCTGCGAAGCCGACGACCGCGACCCCGACGTGTGGAATCACCTCCTCACCTTGGAGCGCACTCCCTCCCATCTTCTGCTCACCTTCCGCGACAACACCCGTGCCTTCGTCTCTGCGACAGAAGATACATACCTCTGTAACGTTGAGCGTGACGGAAGCAAAACCTCCATCACGCTCAGGGTCCAGAATCTCATGGGCATCCAGCTCCTCGTGTAGTGCGCCGTGCGGTTCTCACGCACGGGCTCTCTCCCTCACAGCTTCTCATACATCTCACGCAAGGTCGCTATTGTCCTTGCGTTTTTTGTTGCCATCGCCGCGAAGTGACCGCCATACGTCAGGTTGATTGGCCCACACAGGGCGATGTCGGGCAGCAGGATGGCCGTGTCGTTTTGCTGCACATTCCGCAGCGTCAGGCGGTCGGGGAAAGGATTCTCCTTTGCCCACGCCGATGCAAGCGGCGACTTGTTCTCCCGCAGGTCGGCGATGAGCATTAGGTGCCCGATGACGTACACCTTACCGCTGCCGTCGATTTTCGGCCATTGCTTGCGCATCCACGTTGCAAGCAACTCCGTTACCGTGTCGGGCAGTGCGGGCACCACAAGAAGCAAGTCTGCCTTGCCGCTATAGTGCATAAGAATGACGGGCAGTATCTCCGTCAGCGACAGGTCGCCGTAGCCGTGGAAGAAGTCGGTGCCGTCCTCGCCCAGTGCCTTGCGCAGCCGGGCGATGTGTTTCTGTGTGCAACAGGGTTCTATCAGGTGCATAGTGATGGGTTGTTATAACAAGGCCCGGACTGTCTGGTAGCCCGGGCCTTGGTGATTAAGCAGTGAGGCAATGATGCTTATGCAGCATCGGCCTGGCTAATCTCGCCGTAGTATTTCACGGTGTCATATACCTGGAAATCGCAGGAAACACTGAAGGTGGTTCCGTGGTCGTCACCTCGCGCAGCACCCGTATCAGTGGTGCGGCTCCAGGTGATGTCGCCCTGCGGGTTGCCCACCACCAGCCACTCTGTGACTGGACTGCTGCCGCCGGCGGGGTCCTTCTTGACGCCCGTGGGGAAGAACACGAGGAAGTTGCCGTCGAGGTTGCTCAACGTGCGACTCAGTACGGCCATCTCGTCGATGCCGATCTCCACACGGCCCGTACCCGTCACGGTGTTTCCCTTGCCGGGTCCGTTGTCCTCCGAACTAACCTGCCCTGTTTGACCTTTGAAGTCGATGCGATAGCCCTTCAGGACTGTGCCACCGCCGGTAGGAGTGATGACGTATCGGTTCTTGCCCTCGTCAACCTCCACTTCGTCGATGAAGCCTTCCTCAGCCTCCAGTTCAACAGCGTTGGCAAAGGGCACGACCATGCAGTAGCTTGACACGCCTGCAGGATTCTCCTTACAAGTGTTTGCGGCCTTGAGGACCGAATTAAAATTGCAAGCCATAATCTATTCTGTGTTTGTTTGTGTGACTAATTGATCATTTCAGAAAAATCAGAGGGCGGCGGCCAGGCGGCGATATGGACCCAGCCGCCGCAGCACCTCCGATAGCGTTTAGCCCTTCACGTAGTAGGTCTTGCCAGACTCTACCTCGGTGTCCTCAGTCAGAGAATACACATCGCCGCTCTTCTCATACCAGCCCTGCGCAGCGGGGTTGCCAGAGGGGTTCTCTACGGCTGTGTAGGTGGGAGTCTCGTCGCCGCCACCGCCGTTGCCGTTCTCAGGAATCTCCTCGGTGAAGCGGGCCTGCAGGTCAACTACGCCACCCTTGAAGGTGTAAGCGTAAGTAGCCGCTGTGCCACCGTCCGACCAGCCGATGAAGACGTAGCCTGTCTTCGGAGTAGCCTTCACGGTGATGACGTCGCCCTCCTTGTAGAGGTCCTGAGGAGACTGGATGGCAACCGTACCCATCTTCTCGTTGTTGCTGGACACGGTGAAGATGTCTGCGATGTAGTCGCCTACAGGCAGGTCGCTGTGTGTGTTCACGGCATCGTTGGTGGCGAACACCTCCGGACCGAAGTCGCGGATGCGTGCCGTGGCACGACCGTTGGCCTGGTAGTCGAACACGCGGAGGTCGGTGTTCACCTGACCAATCGAGATGAGTGCCTGGTTCTCGCGGTTGTCGCAGATGAACTCGAGGTTGCCCTCTACGCTTGCGATGAGCTGGCCACCCTTACCCATAGCGGAGCTGGTCTTCAGCACCACGTTAGGCATTTCGGCAAATTTCCAGCCGGCCGTCAACACGGTGGGAGCAATCTGAGGATAGGTGAGCATGTAGCCCTTCACGGCCTTGCGGCAGAACTCGTCGCTGGCGTAGATGTAGAGCGTCTGCTCGGGCTTCTTCATGGCAGCGGAGAGGCCGCCGTAGAAGGTGGTGAGCAGTTCGTACACCTGGTCAGCCTCCAGGCCGGTGATGTCACCGGTCTCAATGAGGTTGCCGTTCTGCTTCGAGATGGTGCCGTCGGTGCGGCGTTTGGCGATGATGGTGTAGATACCATCGTAGAGGGACAAGCCCTTCTTCACCTTGTTCTCGTTGCTGTCCTCGGCGAGGGCGCGGTTGGCGATGTTGCCGAAGAAGAAGTTAGCACGGATATCCTCTGCGAAGCGACCCGAAAGCTCGTTCAGCAGGAAGGTGGTGTGCGGTGCGCTCTCAGCGACGTTAGTCACCTCGAACGGACCCTTCTCTTTGTAGCGCTCAATACTGTCAGCGGTGTGGAGCACGATGGGTTCAACCTTTGCGGGGTTGTCCACAAACTTGCCCAGTTCGCTCGACTTCACGTTGCCGACTACGTAGGGACGTGCCTGCAGACCCTTGCGGTTGAAGATGTAGCAGGTGTCGATATTCTCGACATCCGTAGTCACCTTCACGCCCAGGTCTTCAAACATGCTGTCGGTGAGCAGGTAAGCCTTGGCTACCAACTCAGGGTGGATCGTCTCTTTGACGGTCTGAATCTGTGCAATGCTAAGTGCGTAAGCCATAATGTGTTTGTGTTGGTGGGTTGATAATTGTTTTGTGTTCTCTTGTGTTCTTTTCTCTGATTACTCGGGATGCTCCGATACTGCAATAATAGCGGATGCTGGCCTTTGGGTCAAGGGCAAGTGCGCCTTGCGGTTTTCCCGCAAGAGCCTTATGCCTTTCCCACCTTTTTCAAGGCGCGTATTTCCTCGTAGGTCATGCCGGCCTTCACGCGCTGGTGCTGGTTCGCCTTCGGAGCCTCGCCAGTACCGTTGCCGGCTGGCACACCAGCGCCGGCGTTGGTCATCGGAGCGGGCTTCTCGCTGAGTTCCTTTACCTCGGCCTGCAGGTCGGCCACCTTCTTCTGAAGGGCCTCGATGCTGGCATCCTTCTCCGTGAGGGCTGCATCCTTGGCAGCGATGGTGGCAACGTGTTCGGCAATCGTCTTGTCGCGCTCTGCGATGACGGCCTGTGCTTCGTTGAAGTTCTTCTGCGCTTCGGCGACATTGGCTTGTGCCTCGTCGCGCTCCTCGGCAATGCCATTCAGCGTGGCAAGGCTCTCCTTCAGCTCGGCAATCTCCTTGTCCTTCTCGGCAATCATCGCCTCTGCTGTGGCAAGTGCCTCTGCCTGTTCTGCGGCATCCTCATTAGCGGGTTGCTCTTCGGCGGACTGCTCCTGTGCAGTGGCTTCCTCGGCAGCTGGTTTCTCCGTGGCAGGTGCTTCCTCGGCAGCAGGTGCTTCAGTGGTTCCGAGCTGTTTGGTCAGCTCGTCAATCTTTGCTTGCAGACCTGCGACCTCGCTGGCCTTCGTCTGCATCTCCGTCAGTTTCTCGTTCAGCGTGTCGAGAAGAGGTGCATTGAGGAAGGTGCCTTCCTCGGTCACGTTCAGCTCTTCCACACCAAGAACCTGAGCGATGTTCTGATACTTCTTAGTCATGTTCGTACTATTAGTGGGTGAAACATTGTGTCGTCTGCTCTCAGTGGGCACGTCGGCAGGTCGGCCTACGTTCCGGCTTGCCGTTCGCTCAATAGGCTCCTCGCTGCCGTCGGCCACGGCAAAGGCGCGACCTATCAACTCGCCCAGCAGCATCTGTCCGTCGCACAGGACGCCCATCACCTCGTCGGCATAGAACACCTTTCCGTCCAGATGCTCGTCGGTGGCGTTGGTGAACGATGCCTGCATGTCGGTGCGGAACTCGTCTTCCAACTTGTCCAGCTCGGCGATGAGCAGCGTGGCATCGTTGTCGTTGGCGATGTCGCGTATCTCCTTGTTCTTGTTGATGCTCTTCGTGGCGTAGTATTCGTGGTAGGTCTCGTTGGTATAAATCTTCTCGCCGTCGCCCAGCGTGAAGAACGATGCCATCACGCCCACGCAGCCCAGTTGGTCTTTCAGGTTGACCACATACACCTCGTCGCAGAACGAGGCGAGGTACATGCCAGCCGAAGCACACAGCCCGTCGATGAGTGCATAGACGCGCTGACCGCGCTCGTGGGCATAGTCGATGGCCTGTTTGAAATCATTCTTGGCCCAGGCTGAACCGCCCGGCGTGTTGATGACGATGACGTGGGCACGGCAATACCTGTTATCGGCAGCCTCCATCATCCAGTCGCGGATATCCTTCGAACCGTAGGTGCAGGCATCGCCGTTGCGCGTGATGGGACCGCTCACGGGCATCACGTTCACGAAAGGCACGCTCATCTTCGACAGCAGGTTCTCGCCCCATCCGTCGTAGCGGGGCACAGCCGCGCCGTCCTCCGTTACCTGTACCTCGCGGATGAAGTCACCACCTGCCACGGCCAGCATCGGGCGTTTCTTCTCTACGGTGGCCAGCGCCACGTGGTTGTTGGCGTTGTACATCAGCGTGGGCAGTATGCCGTGGACGAACGCCGGCAGTATCATCCAGTGCTTCGTAGTGAATAATTCGTAGTTCATTGTCGTCGTTTTTATGTGTTTGTCCGCAATTTACGTTATCCCGTCCCGTAGGTCAAGGGCAAGTGCGAAAGCAAAGACTGAGTGTCTTTGGTTTTGCGCTTGGGTGCAGCCGTCGGCTCGTGCAAGGCCGTGAGTGGAATGAGCGACCGCCACAGGAGACGCTAACGGCAAGGGGGGGGCAGCGCATCACTTTTGCTCCGTAGTTCTGTGCGTCATCGGGAATGCCGTGAACAACTTTCTGTGCTGCTGTTCGCAAGCCTCCTTTCTCCGTCGTGCCTCTGCCGCGCAAGCACAAGCCTTGTCCTTCGCCTCCTGTTCCTCACGCGCGCGCACGTTATTATATATAGGTGTACCCACGACGGCATCGCCCAGTGCGTCCAGGTTCTCCTCGATGAACTGGCACGCCATCGCCATCGCCTGCTGTGCGTCCGTCATGCTGTCACGCCGGGCCAGTTTCGCATCCTTCTGAGAACTGGCCGTGGCGTAAGTCCCGGAACCCGAGAGCAGGGTGGTCTGCGTGATGGTCGTCCGTCGGCCCTCTACATAGAAAGCCAGGGCGGTGCGCAGTAGGCTCAGAAGTTCAGAGTACTCTGGGTTTTCCGAATACTCTGAATACTCCGAATCGCCATTGGCTACACCCACCACCGTCTTCAGTAACTTCGCCCCAATCCTCGGCTTTAGGTACGTGTTCTGACAGAACCGTATATCGCGCACCAAGGCCACGTATGCCATCCGTTCCCCTTTGATGTCCAAGTATTCATTCAGTGCCCGTGCCGTCTGGAACAAGAGGTCCTTATGCAGGTAGAACGCATCTGCCTCTGCCCACTTCTCTGCAAACCGTTTGTCGCCCTTCGCGTCGGCTTCGAGGAACAGCAGCAACGAGTCGATGGATCTGCCAGCACTCATGTAGGCATCCTTCACCACGCGCTCCATGCGCTTCTCGTCCGTCGGCTCGTAGCCGTCGGCGGTCACGATGTTCATGCCGCCGCCTTCGTTGAACGACACCGTGAGCAGTCCCGCCTTATGCGACAGCATCTTGTAGAACTCTATCTGCTGGCAGATACGGATGAGCCGTATCGTCGCCAAGTCCTCCTCCGACACCTCCATGTCGCCATCGGCAGCACCCTCGTAAGTCTCGCGGTAGTTGCCCTGCTGAATCTGGTCCAGCCGCTCCGTCACGTCGGCGTGAGCCAACTGCGCATCCTGCCGTGCCTTCCCCGTCGGGCGCACCGTCGTAGCGGTTATATCGACATACGTCTCACGCAGTCGGTCGTACTCCCCGAGCAGCCACTGGTACAGGCTGTTGCCCAGCAGCGGTTCTAAGGCCACCGCTTCCTCCTCTTCCAGATATCCGAAGAGTTGCTGCGGGCGGTCCCACCGTGCCGTGGGCATCATAGAGATTATTTCATTCTGTGTGGTAATAAGCATAGTCCTGAGTATTCCGAATAGTCCGAGTAATCGGAGTTATCTGATTCTGTCTGCAATATCGGCATTCCACCATGCGCGGTCAAGGGCAAGGAGAGTTCACACAGATACCACAGATAATTGTGCATTGTGAATTATGAATTGTGAATTGAATCAATATCTCTGCCCGTACCTGTTCAGTGTTTTCTTTCCGCTGTCGTAGGAATCTACCAGGCCTCCTTTGCCATAGACATCAAAGGTGGCTTTGATGCCGTTGATGCGCAAGTCCTCCAGGAGGTCGCTCTGACGATCGATGCTGGCTTGCAGGGAGGCTGCCTGTTCGGCGCTCATGCCGGCGGCAGCGCTTTCCGAATACTCCGAGTAATCCGAGAACTCAGAGAGATTGCCGTCGGCGAAGGCCGCCACTCCCCTGCCCCTGCGACGCAAGGCGCTGATACGTCCGCCGCCGCTGAGGGTCTGTATGGCGTGCCAGATTTCGCCTTCGTTCATCGTGATTTGGCGGGTGGTGCCTGCGTCGATGATCATCTCGCGGCCTCGCTCGCCGCTCAGGTGGAACTCTGGGCCGTTGGTGAGGTGGGTCTTCGGGCTGCGCCCCATGTAGCGGGCGCGGTAGGTCTTGCCGTCGGCGGCATCCACGTTGTATTGCCGTCCTTCGCGCAGGGTGGATGGGTCGGTAAACTCGTTCACGTTACCCTCGGCATAGGTAAGCATACCAGTAGTCAGGCGACCTGAAGCGACAGAAGATACGCCCGTGGCCTGTGCGATTTCAGATTTTGACTTGGCAATCTTGCTGGCAGCAAGGCCCATCAAGCCGCCGAGTAGCCCAGTAAAAATGGCAAAAACGGGAATAGCACCCCAGCCCAGTTGTGACCACAGCTTAGACAGGACGGAAGGCGTTTCAGCGGCCACTTGTCCCGTGGTTTGGGAGAGGTTGGTGGTCAGTGCCGTGATGGCTGCGTTACCAGCAGCCTGCACGGCAATCATACCGAACTTCTGCGAGGCCGACATATTCTCATTCGACATAGCCTGGTAGGCGATGCCGTAGAGGTTGGCGGCGACGGTCATCTTGGCGAAGGCCGACTGTGTGCTCTTCTGTATCTTCGTGTCGGTCTGAACCTGCCCCTGCGCAATGTCCTGTTGGTTCTGTAGGATGGTCTCTTTGGCGGCGGTACTGCCTTCGGCATAGGCCTGCCATGGCGATATAATTGTTTCGGCGGCGGGCGTATCGCTGGTGGGCTGCAGGGGTGAGATGCCGTCCACGCCGAAGCCGGCCCCGGCAGCTGAATCGTCGCCCGCCCCGCCTCCGGCCATTGTCGCTGCCAGTCGCAGTATGGCCTTCGTGTTGGTATCCAGTGCATCCGTGTTCGCGTCGATGCTGACGTTCTGCAGCATCGCGTTCAGCTGGTCGGTGATGGTCTCCGACATCTTCATGTTCAGGTCGTCCATCAGTTTCTTCCATGCGTCGGCCATTGCGTTGCGCTGCTCGATGTCCAGCACCTCCTGGTCGCTGAGTGTCTGGTACGATGCCTCGGCGTCCTTCGTGCCGGCGTTCTCCACGACGATGTACTGGCCGCTGGTCGATGCGCCCGTCAGCCGCTTCTTGGCCTGCTCGGTGTAGAAGTCGGCCTGTCCCGTGTTCGATGCCTCGAAGACACCTTGCAGTGAAGAAGCAACCAGGTCGCCCCATTCGCGCAGCGCTGTATAGAGGCGGTTCTGGCTCTCCTCCATCTGATTGGCGATGGCCACGCGCTGCTCCTCCAGCTTCTTCAGTTCCTCCGTCTTGGCCAGGTTCAGAGAGCGGCGCAGGTGCTCGGCATCCTCCAACCGGCCTTCGGCTTTCAGCTGCGCAATGCGCTCCTCGCCTATCTGACGCATACGGTTGTAGTAGGTCGTCTGCATGGCCAGTCGCACCTGCATCTGTTTGATGGCCAACTTGTCGGCCACGCGCTCGCTGGCCTGTCCTGCGCCGATGAGCGAGTTGGCCCGCTTCACCTGATCCTCGGCCAGTCCCAGTCGGCTCAGCGCCTTCTCGAAGCCGTCGCGGCGGCTCTGCGTCTGTCCCTCTGCGATGTCGGCCCACCAGATGTCGGTCTGCTTCTTGATGAGCGACGCCTCCTTCTTGATGGCATTCTGTATCTCGTCGTAGGCCGTGCGCAGCTGCGCCATGAGTGCCTGCTGCATCTGGGTGTCCCCGCGTATGGCGTCGGCCCAGGCTTGCATGCCCTGCTCGCCCATGTGGCGCATCACCTCCTCGATGGTTGTCGAATAAGCATTCTCTGCCTCGCCCAGCATGAAGGCCGTGCGCTTCATCTCCTCGGTAGCCTGCCGGCTGTTGAAGTCGCTCATGTCGGCATTCTCGCGCATCAGGCGGTTGCGCTCGGCGGTCATGTCAGCCGTCAGTATGCCCATCGTCACCAGGTTCTCGCGCAGGTTGCTCGTGATGCCGTCGTAGGGCCGTTCCTTCTCGATGATGTCGCGGATGGCCTTCATCTGTGCGGTCACGGCCTGCTGCTGTTTCAGGAGGTCGCGCTCGATGCCTTTGTCCAGTTTGCCGAAGATGGTGCGCTGCTCCGCCTCGCTCTTCTGTCCGATGTCGTAGATGAACTTCACCGTCTTGCCGATGGTCTTCTGAATGAAGTCGGCGGTGTCGCCCGTGCGTTCGCTGAGGATGTCGAAGATGGCTTGCTGCTCCTCTTCCGTTACCTCGGTACTTTTCTTGGCGTAGAGCTTCTGCAGTTCCGCCCTGCGCTGGTGCCATTCCATTTCGTTGGCCAGCGTGCGGTTCTTCATCTCGGCCTCCGTGATACCCTCCTCCGTGGCTGCCTCCTGAATGCGCGTCTTGCGCTCCGTGTAGTAGGCATCCAGTTCATTGAGGTACGCACTCCACTCGTCCTTGATGACCTTGGCGCGAGCCTTCTGTTTGGTCGGGTCCATCCAGTCGCCCGTGTTCGTCAGATGCTTCTCGTGCAGGGCATCCTGTATCTTCAGTCGCTCGGTATTGTACCACTCGATCGCCTGCTTCGTGTCCTTGATATTCTTGCGTGTGGCCTCGGTGATGAACTTGGCATCCTCCGAGAGAACCGCCTGCACTTCAGCACCATTTGCCAACGCACGTACACGCTCCAGCATCTCCTTGCGGCGCGAGACGAGGGCATCGGCATCCCAATCCTGATAGGGCGAGGTGACGCGGTTGTAGGAGCCGTAGGGGTTTGTAGTGGGTGTGGGAGTGGGTTCGGGGTTTTCGTCTGTGCCCGTAGGTGTGTTAATCTTCAACTCTTTTACTCTTCCTTGCAGACGTTCTATTCCCTTATCAACAAGAGCAATATCTGCTTCAAGACTTTTAATGGCAGAATCCTCCTTCTTTACGTCTGCCTTTGCCTTTTGCAGGTTTTGGCTTTCACGTGACATGCCTGTAGCCATCGCCCGCATACCCGACGTGCCAAGCTGCTGATTGGCTTGTGCGCCTACAAGACTTGTCCTTAGACTTTCCTTCGATACTCTTCCCTGTGCCTCCTTGCGTCGTTCCTCTGCTTCTTCCTTTTCAAGTTCCAACTCCATCCTTTTCTGCTGCAACTCCTTCGCCTTCTCCTCGTAGGCACGGGCACGGGCAGTTTCCATGATGGATGCAGCCAGCTCGTCATACGCACTGGCGGCGGCTTTGGCAAAATCGCTTTCGGAAGCAAGGTTCTCGTAGTATTGCTTATACTTCTCGTCGCCCACCATATCCTTCAGGGCCTTTTTCCGCTCGTCCAGCGATTTTGTCTGGTCTTGTGTTGCCTTGTATAGTTTCTCAAGTTCGATGCGCTGTTCGATGCTTTCTTTCTTCGCGTTCTTCTCTGCGTCCTCAGCCGCGTTCAGTGTCTTCGCTGCTTCCGAAACTTTCTTCTTGAATGCTCCCATAGCGTCAGCCGCGAGTAATATAGCACCTGCGGCAGCCGTGAAGATGTTGCCCCATTGCAATGCCGTCATTTCCCCCTTTACAAATCCCAACAGCACTCCAATGTTTTTCAGCCCGTTCCCCAACGATACCAAAGCGCCTTTTGCAATGCTTAGCACTTCTACTCTAACCAAGGTCAAATAAGCGATAATGGAACGCAGGGCAACGCTGATGCCGCTGTTGCCCGTCAAAAGGTCAACCACTTCCCGTAGTCTGTCGATAATCCAACCAAGCCGTCTTTGCGCACTATCCCCCACAAACGCTTCCTCAAATTGGTTCTTCAACCTCTCCCACTTCGCAGCGGCGGTTTCGTTCATGTTCGCAAACTCGTTAGCCAGAGCCGTGTTTTTCTCGTAGGCTTCGCTGGCGATGCCGAGTTGCTTCTCCAGTTCGTCCACGTTCTGCGAGAGCAGACCGAAGACGATACCGGCGCGGGCACCCTGCTGTTCGAGGTCTTTCATCACCTCGCGCATGGTGGCGTTCCGTCCCAGCATACCCTCGATGGTCTGCGCCATCTGCTCCTGTCCCTGCTCGGTGCTGGTGTCGATGTGCTGGATGTTGTCGCGCATCTTCTGGAAGATGAGCACCATTTGCTCCATCGGTGCCAGGCTCTTCAGGTACGATTCCGTCACATTGATACTGTTGGCGATGGCAAAGGAGTTGTTCTTAATGGCAGGAATCATACGCGAGAGAGCCGTAGCCGACATCTCGACGCGACCGCCCAGCGCGTCAATGGTAGAACCGAGGGCGGCAATCTGGTCGATTGAGATACCAGCCTGAGCACCCACGGCACCCACACGGCTCACGAAGTCGGTAATTGGTCCGGCGGCAGAAGCCGAGTTGGCACGCAGAGCGATGATGGTAGAGCCCACCTTCTCCAGCGTCTCGCGCACGTTGCCACCATTCTTCTCCAAGTCGCCCGTGGCATTGGCTATCTTGATGATGGTGCGCGCACTCTCGTTACCCAGTTCCGGCAGGGCGACAATCAGCTGGTCGGCAGCCTCAGTGAAGCCCTGCACCTGCTCCTGCGTCTTCAAACCGACAGAACCTGCTAACGAACTCAGCTCCATGAGTTGCGTCAGCGAAGTTCTGGTGTCCAACTTCGCCAGGTTATTGCTCAGCCGTCCCACCTCGTCGGCGGTGAAGCCCGTGGTTTTACGCACCTCACCCATCTTGTCCGAAAGCGTCAGCAAGTCACCCATCGCCTGAGAAAGTTTCTGCATCGCTACGGCAGCACCCACGTACAGCCCGACGTAAGTCTTCAGTCGCGACCACGCCTTGTCGAAGGCCGAAGCAGTGCCTTTGCTGGAGTTGCCGAGTTGCTTCATCTCGAAGTCGGCAGCCTTTATCTTCGCCGCCAGTTCCTCGAAGCGTTTCTGCCCCTCCTCGGTGCTGCGGTCCATCGCGTTCAGTGCCAAACGTCCCTGCTCCACCGCCTGTTTCAGCGCATTGAACGACTTACCCTTGGGTTGGTCGAGCACGGCCTGGACTTCTTTCGTGAGTTCGCCAGTCTTGGAAAGTTCGAGGTCAATCTTGTTAATGGCGTCCTGCAGTTCGGTGAAACGAGCTGTGCCGCGTCCTGCTGCGTTCTGTGCATCTTCAAGCGCTTTCTTGGCGAGTTTCAGTTTGTCGGTGCTGGCAGAGAATCCTTGCGTCCCGAGTTGTCCGGCAAGAGCTTCGGCATCGGCAAACGCCATCACTTCCCCTGCTGCCACCTTCGCTGCCGCTCCTGTCTTCTCGATGTAATTGTTTATCTCTGCAATAACGGAGGCTTCGGTCTGACGTGGTAAGGAGTCGCGATAGGCGATGAGCGCTTTTTGCTGCTCCTGAATCTGTGACGCACTGGCATTGCTGGTGTCGCCACGGAAGAAGTTGAGGGCATCCTGTCCTTTTGTGCGGACACCGACCGCCGCCATTTGCTCTTGCAAATCCTTTACCTGTTGTAGGTTGTTCTTATATTGCTGTATGCTTTGGGCTGCTGTCTTCGGGTCGTCAATAAGTCGCTGCCAATAACTCTCCTGTGCTTTAAGTGCCGATTGCGACAAGGCTGTTCCTTGCTGCAACTGTGTCTGCATGAGCTGATTTTGCTTGGTTCTTTCCTGCGCGGCTTTCTGTTCGGCATTGATTTCTTTCTGCGCCGTCCGTTCTGCCTCCAGACCAAATTTGCGAAGATGTTCCTCTGCCTTGACAATTTGCTGCGATAGAGTTCGATACATGCTTTCCGTCGGAGCGAAAGTCTGCTGATACTCCCGTGCCGCTGCAATCGCCTTGCGCAGGTCTGCCTCTGATAGCGTAACATATCGGTTGCCGATGAGTTTGTCAGCCCACTCTACATTCTGAGTCCTTGTCAGCTGCTCTTGCAACTGATGAACGGTAGCGAGGTTGTCTTTGTATGTCTGCAAGTTGGCGGCTGCTGTCTTCGGATCGTCAATAAGTCGTTGCCAGTATTGTTCCTGCGATTTCAATGCAGTTTGTGTAAGAGCCACGCCCTGTTGCAGTTGCTGCATCATCAGTTGGTCGGCTTCGGCACGCTGCTGTGCTGCCTTTCGCAATGCCTCTGCTTCACGCTGCGCTGCCCGTTCCGTTTCCACGCCATACTGTTTCAGGTGCTCTTCTGCGGCTACGATGTTCTTTGCCAGTTGCTGTGCGGCGGGGTCGGCGGTCTTGTAGGTCTGAATGAGTTCCTTGCCAGCCTCGATAGCCTGGCGGATTTCGGCTTCGCTGTATTGTCCCAAGTCATTGCTGCTCAGTAGGGACGTGGCTGCTTGTTGTTCCTGTTTCCGTATGCTTGCCACATGCGCCTCAATGGTCTGCAACTGCGCATTGTACTTGTTCCATTCTTCCGTGCCTTTTGGAATGAGCGTAAGCATGTCGCGCAATCCCTTTTGCTCCTGGTCAAGAACGGACTGCGAGATAGTGCCTCCCTGCTGGATGGTCTCGATAACCTTAGCTGTGTCGTGGTCGAGTCGGTTCAGTTGCTTTTGCGACTCCAGGATGACAGTGTTCAGTTCGCGCTGCCTCTGCAAATCCTCCTCGTTTATGGTGCCGTTTTCCAACTTCTCTCTGATGGGGCGCAGTCGGCTCTGTGCGCCGTTGATGGCTCCTTTCAGTTCGGCTCGGCTGCTGGCTTCTATGATGCCTTCTTGGATATTTTTCACCACCGACTCCAAGGCCGTTGCACCCTTGATAAGTTCACGGACACCTTGGTCGAAGCTCTTGGCCTCTTTCCGTGCAGCCCGCAGTCTGTCGGCTACGTTAAACTCCACACCGTTGGCGTCCTTCATGGTTTTGATGCCATTGGTAAAAGCCTTTTCAAGTTCGTCCACCTCCTTGTGCGCATCCTTGGCACTCTGGCGCATGGCGTCGAGGGCTGGGTTCACGCCCTTGGTGTCGGCGCGGAACTGGATGGTTGCTAAAGTTATCTTGTTGCTCATTGTCGTGTTTGTGCGTTATATCGTTATTTCCTTGTTGCCAGAACGAAGTCCCATGATTTCGTTCATCTTCTGGTAGTTGTCGCGGTTGCTGCCAGCGGCATACATCAGGTAGCCCATACCCATGAATGAGAAGTGATCCACCAGCAGTCGCTCGAAGCGCCGAGCCTGCTTTCGCATTTCAGCCGTTGAGTGTGGTTTTGCCTTGCGCCGACGGGTCGGCACGGGGATGGGTCCCCAGGCACGTCCAGCGATGGCGGGCACAGGACCGTTGTAAGGCTCGCCCTTACCCACGGCGAGTTCAACGAACTGGCCGTATTTCAGGTAGGTCTCTTGGAACACCTCTGCATCGCCGCCGCTGTCGCTCCATGCCTTCCATCCGATAGAGCGGATGAGTTTGCCGCTGTTGATGGCATTGAGTCGCTTGATGTTCTGCTTGGAGTCCTTCTTGCCGTGCATGATGAAGCGGCGAATGTACTTCATCACCTGCTCGTCGCGCCAGTCAAAGCGAGTGGCGATGACGTTATCCATATACGGGTCTTTCTCCCGCCATCGGTCGTTAGCCATGTCCTACGTTTTTGTTTTCTGAGTATTCTGATTACTCTGATGACTCTGAGGGCTCCTGCGGCTGCGCATCCATCAGCCTGACCGTCACCTCGGCGAGGCAATGCTGCCAGCGGCGTTTCAGTTCGCCCCCTTCGCGGTCCACCACGTCGATGCGCTTGTAGAGTTCTGTTTCAAGGAGTTGCACAGATCCAGGACCGTAGAGCGGCAGACGTGGCTTTCGGAGTTCCAGTTCGCAGTTGTAGATGAAGCGCGTGGCCTGCCGCGCCGCCTTGGCGTGTGCCTCGCGGATGCGGTCAGCGAGTTGGCGATAGTAATCGGCGGTCTGAGCAGTCGGATTATTCTGATTACTCGGAGTATTCCGATTACTCTGACCGCCCCGGGTCATCAGTTCCAGCACCGCCTGTGCTGCAAGTTCGGCATCGTCAGGCTCGGGTGTGAATGGTGCTTCGGGGACACCCTCGATGCGGAGGGGCTGGGGTGCGGCATCGGCTTTCGGGTCGTTGCCGCGTGGTTTGCGGTGGAAGATTTTCTTGAAGATTGTCATAGTCGTCTGATTGTTCGGATTACTCTGATTTTTATTTGCAAGATACTTTGCTCATCCGCTGAAATCAAGGGCAAGGGCGAGGGTGGAAACTGAGTGTTTGTGGATGTGTAGTTGCCCTTGATTTGCGGCGATTGAAATCCTATCTTGCAGAAAAAACAAAAACATGCGCACCTCGTCAGTACATTATATTGCCCCATCATCCATCGCCATCACACCGAATGCCAACGGCTCGGCCAACGACCTGGCCGTATATATCGCCAGAGGCGCCACCATCAAAGTCTATAGCAAGGGAATAGCTGAGCTTGCCACAGAGAACGGCGCTTATCGGGAGTGGACGCTGACGGGCCGCAACCGTCGGTTGGCGGACAGTGCCGTGCGCTATACCATCTATGCCCGACTGCCCAAGGACAGCACGGCGGGCGGCTATCTCGTCTTTGCCCCGCAGACGCTGCGCGACGGCGTGTGGGTGGACAAATACAGCAGCGTGACACAATCGGGCTACAGCGTGCTCTACACGGACAACGGTTTCGACGTGCAACTCATCGACGCCGACTACTGGTACATCCGCCTGGGCGATGTTTACCTGCCGAAGAACGACCAACGCACGGTGACGCTGGACACGGGCATACTGGGCACCGATCAGTACAACGAGGAGTGGAACCTGGACCCCGACACACTGCCCATACGTGTAGTGGTGTCGAACGCAAAGGGGGCAGACGTGCCCTACGTGCGCTGGGGGGAGAGCATCGACATCGCGGTAAACCTGATACAGGGCTGGGAAACGGACATCAACAGCCGCGTGCATCACTGGACTATAGAGCGAGACACAGGCAATGCGGCAGCCGACGCGCTGTGGGGGGTTAAGACGCTGTCACAGCGCACCGTGACGCTGACGCACCGCCGCCCATCGACGGAGAGCAGTGCGCAGGACGATTTCGGCGGTGCCGTGTCGGCCACGTTCACGCTGAAGGCATGGAGCGTGGTGGTGAATGCAGAAAGTGGCAACTCGCCCTATGAGGAGATAGCTTCGGGCTTCATTACCATCCTGGCCGAGACGGCAGAACGCTATGACTTGGTACTGTCTGCCGACGCCGTGACCTACAACCCGTCCACGGAAACGTATGCGCCTGCAGGGGGCATCGACATTCAGGTGCGGGCCACGGCGGAGGACGGCGCGGTGCGGATGCTGACGGCTGCGGAAATAGACAACGCCGGACTTGAACTGTACTACGAGGCTGCAGACGGAAGCGACGACGACCCGCAGCTGCTGACATTCTCCGGCGAAGAGGGAGAGCCAGGTACGGCTACGCTACCCACCAACGCTTTTGCCGACGGCAAGGGGAAGGTGCTACGGCTGTATAACCTGGCATCCGAGGAGGTGGCGCAGGGACTGGTGAACTATAGACGACAGAGCATCGACGGAGCGGCGGTGGAGCGCGTATATATCCGCAGCAAGAACGAGGTGGCCCCCGTGCTGTATGCGCCCGCCTCGCGCGCCGACAGCCAGGGCCGACGCTATACGGAAGACGGATACCTGCCCGCCGTACACAGGGATGCGCACGCCGACATCGAGTCGAACGCCGACGGCGGTGTAGGCTCCTACGCCGAGACAACGGCCAGTCCAAAGGGCGCTGACGACACGTACCGCTACGAATGGATGGCCGAGCGCACCAAGGCCACACCGCTGGCCGACGGCACGCGCACATGGAACCCGTACCCCGACGGGGCGGCCATGAAACTCTTCAGCAAGAAGGCCGAGGATGCCGCCCACCTGGTGCTGGACTCCTATCTGTCGCAGGTGGTGCTGACCTATGACGGTGCCGTGGCGAAGGCTTTCGACACGAACTACGCACGATTCTACGTAGGAAATACGCTGACCACACCGACATCGTGGGGAATCAGCATTAGTCCCACACCGCCCCAGGAGTGGAACATAATGACCACGGACAGCGGCGGCGTGCGCGCGATGGAGTTTCGCGACGAGAATGTCATATCCGCCACGGGCCGATATGTGGCCACGGTAACGGCGGTGTATCGGGGCGTGACCTATTCGGCTCGGTGGGAAATCAATGTGGAGCGCGAGAGCGTGACGTACAGCATCGAAGCCGAACCGCAAAACTTCATCTACAACGAGACGCGCCAGACGTGGGAACAGGGCTCGCTGCTGCTGCGCCTGTTGCGACGGGGAACGTATTCGGGCGACACCTATCTGACAGCCGTGCCCAGTGGCATGAACTTCGACGTGCAGTTCGACGTAGATAAAGCGTCGGAGGAAGGGAAACTGACACATGCAACAGGTAGTACCTACTGGAACTTACAGGCAATGGGTTACGAGGCAGGAATGTCGCACATCGCCATCCTTGCCGCCACATCGCCGTACAGAGCTATAGCCACGCTGTCCATACAGACCATCGCGCGGAACGAGGCGACGATACGCCCACGGACGTGGACAACGGGGGAGAGTAAATACCTGAGCGGCGCGGAGGGCGAGATGTACAAGGACGTCTTGGCCTACGACAACGGGCAGGGGACACTGACGTGGTACCAGTGCATACACACTACGCCCACCGGCTTCGCCCCCACCACGGGACAGACGCCTGCCGACTATCCCACGTATTTCGTACAGGCCGACGGACAGTTCGAGTTTGTGGCCACCAACCTGATGCTGGCCCAGCTGGCATATATCAAGAATCTGGGCGTGAACTATCTGCGCATGGGTGCGGCAAACGGTCCCGGGCTGATACAGATGCTCGACGCACAGGGCCATGTGCAGTTTGAAGTGACCCAGGGGAACGTCACTGCCAACATCGGTACCTTCAACAATATACACATTGCGGGACAGAGCACGTTCGGAGGACTACTAAAGAAGTCTAAATGTGTCATTACTCGTGACAACCTGGACGAATATTGTAATACAGAAAGCGCCGTAAATCCCATCTTGTCCTTGGAAAAGACAGGTACGTGGATAGAAGTACAAAACGCATCCGATAACATCTTATACCTGTGCGTACCATCTATCAATGGGACGGGCCCCATTTACTCGACAGGCTCGACAGACTCGGCAGCCAGAGATAGCGTCCGCGCACTGGTGGGGAATACTATTATACTATATTATAGTGAAGAGCGGAGTCTGGGAGACTTAAAAGTTTATGGGCATTTCAAACAATCAGGAAGTGTCTATAGCGAAGCCTCATTACAGCCCGGTAATTGGTTTCAAGCAACATGCAGGCTGGGAGCAACTTCTAACCGAAAAGAAGAGGTCTATTGGGAGATAGATGGCTATTGTACGCTGTCTTGATTTGTAATTTGTGCAAGGCCGTTACCCAAGTGCGGAACCAAAGACACTCAGTCTTTGCTTTCGCTGCCCTCCTTTGTGCTTAGCGTCATCCGCTGCGGTTGCTCGCCCTACTCGCGACCTTGCACATGTCGAGCACTGCACCCAAACGCGAGATTGGAGATACTCAATCTCCAAGTCTCACGTTTGCCCTTGACCCTGCGGCTCTCATGGGCTATCTTGCAGACAACACTCGGAGTAATCCGAGTGTTCAGAGTATTCCGAATAATCTAATCAGATGACTATGTTGAAGAATAAGAATCGCGGCGGCATACCCGTACATCACCCAAGGGACATGAAGGAGTTCCGCGAACTCAATCAGTCGCTCAACCAAAGGCGGTACATCGCCATCGACGCGCTGAGACCGGGACTGCTACACAGCATTACGCTGGGCGACCGCGACACGTCGGAGACACAGGCGCAGGACATGGCAACGTGCATGGGCGCCAGGGGCACCATCAGCAACGGCCCCCTGGCAAAGGTGGCATGGTCGTTCGACAGCAGCGAGAAGACACCCACTACCATCAGCAAAGACGGCAAACCGCTGGGACGCGGATACATCAAGTGGGGCGCTGGAGACAACCTGCCCTCACAGATTTACGCGCTCTCGAAGGCACTTCCATACACGGCGGCTCCGCTCCGCTATCTCTCCGACCTCGCCACGGGGCTGGGCGTGCGGATGATGTACCAGTTTGAGGACGACACGATGTGTCTCTACGAACATGCCGGCTACCGCATCCTGCAACGCATTGAGGCGCTGAAGAAGGACGAGCCACAGGACACCTACGGCGGCTACTTCGCCCAGGATCCCGACTCGCAGCGCATCGTGCCCATCGGCGAACTGGACAAGGAGAAACGTCCCGATCCGCTGCTGCGTGGCATAGGCATCGACTACTGGCGGGATGCCTACCGCGAATGGCAGCGCACATGGGAGGGCGAGGACACCACCTACGCAGATGGCACACCGCGACACATTCCCGGACTGCGCGAGTTCCTGGAGAATAACGACCTCGACCTGAACTTTCTGCAGTGCATGAAAGAAGATCAAATGTTCGACCTCTACTTCCCCACCGTGGGCTTCGAGCGTGGCCGGCGCGGACAGTGGGACCCCCGCATCGTGCGCATCGGTTTCCTCAGCATCGTGCATGGTGGCATCCGCTACGAGGTGATGAACGAGTACCGTCACATTCAGAACATCTACTTCGGCGAGAAGTTCCGTGGCAACACCTTGACGGAGGGGCACACCGTGAGCGGAAAGGACGAGGACGTGGTGATGTACCCCGTAGCTGAAGCCACTCGCCGACTGGAGGAATGGCGCTACCAGGTGGAGTCGAACCAGCGCACACGCATCAAGGACCGCCCCGTATGGGTGACATGCCCCATCTACTACGGCACGCAGAATTATTACCAGCAGCCAGACTGGTGGAGCATCATCCTCTCCAAAGCTTACGACTTCTCATCGACCATCCTTTTTGACAAGGCCAAGCAGCGTGAAAACTCAACTTCGTGGGGAAAAATCATCTATATCTCGCTCGACTACCTCAATATGATTTTTGCCGACGAAGGCATTGAGGGCGACAAGGAAAAGCAGCGGAAGTTCATCGACGAACTGGACCAGAACGTAGAGCAGTTCCTGCAGCGCAGGGAGAACAACGGTAAAATGATGCGCCAGTTCATGTGGCTGGGTCAGGACGAGAAGGAACACCACAACATCGAGATCGTGGATGTGGCTCAGACGAAGAGCGACACGACCAAGGCGGGCAAAGAGGAGCTGGAACTCTCCACCTCGCCCATCTTCCTCGCCTTCGGCGTTGATCCTCGCGATATCGGTGTGCCGATGGTCAGTGCCTCCAACGGCGGCACGGCACTCCGCGAGATACGCCTGATGAAGCAGCAACTGCTCAACGTGCGCCAACGTGCCTACCTGCGCTTCCTCCGCGATGTCTGCACGTTCAACCGCTACGACCGCCATTGCCGCCCCGTGGTGATGCAGCAGACGTTCACGACGCTGGATGCCTCGAAGACGGGGACGAAGGAGACCGTGGCCGGAGAGGGAGCATGATGAAAGTTAAGAGTTAAGAGATGAAAGGAAACATAATGCAATAAGTTTTTTTGATTGGATGCGGGCCGCTGTGAAGCGTTCCGCATTTTTTTGTTTCCGTGCTTTTGTGAGACATTAACATAAAATTTGCACGTCTTACATAAAAATATGCACTACTTTACATGGATTATCACAAATTATATTTATCTTTGCACCGTCAAACCTCTGTGAGGACAGAATCACCCCACACAAATCATATCAATTCGACCGCAAAAGCGTCGGGCTACTAAAGGACCCCGAAAGTCGTCACAGAGGACTTGACAGCGCTTCGTGCGGTCGAATTGTTTTATATATATAGGTGTATGGCTCTGAACGAAAGAATGCTGCCGTTGGGCAAGACGAAGACGGTACGCACGGGCGACTGGCTCTACACGCTGGAGGTGGTGGGCTGGAACGACCGGTCGAAGTGCAACATGTGGGCAGAGAAGTCCAAGCGGTACTCACCAGCACAACACATCAATACCTATCAACTCGTGGAATCCATGAAGGAAAACGAAGAAATGGAACACGCGAGGATGATGGCAAAACGAATAGAAGAAAAATTTGGAAATAATGCAGCAAGTGATATGACAAATGGATTAAATTATGAAAGAACTTACAACAGAAGAAAAAGCCAAACGCTTTGATGAAGCATTAGCAATGGCAAGAGAAGATAATATTATTATTCCTCGTTGGTTTCTTGAAAACGTAGAAAACACACTACGGATTCAAAACAATATCAACCTTGATAAAAAGGCTGGGGAAACCTGTCAAGACCGAAATATTAGGGAATCCCTTAATGGGGTAAGAAAACTCTTAAATGGAGAAGAATTAACAGGTATGGAACGGCTTGAAAAGCAAGGTGAGCAGAAGTCTAAAGACAAATATACATTCAATTCAATACCTCGCTTGCTTGAAATGATTAAGCCAACAGGTAGAGCAAAAGCATATTGCCAAAAGTTGATTGATTCCTTACTGCAAGAAGGATATGCCACGGATGCTAAGATAGTTAGTGATTGCCTAAAACAAATGAACGGTGAGAAAGTTGCCATGGCAGTTATGGATGAGCAGAAGCCTGTGGAATGGAATAGGGAAGATGAACAGAGCTTAAATGCTTGCCTCGGTTATATATCAGACGAATTTCTTAGAAGGTGGCTAATGGATGTCATTCATGTTAAATATGATAAGCCTGCCGATAAGGATGAACCAAAGTATGTTCCAAAGTTCCATGAGGGCGATTGGGTTATTGGCGGATTAACAAAGAATGAGCCACGGCAAATTGCAGAGGTTACAGAAGAAGGGTATAAAACAACTTATGGTGGATGGATTGGCTCTTCTTTTGAAAAAGATCTGCACCTGTGGACCATCCAAGATGCAAAGGATGGTGATGTGATTTGTTCTGGACAAATAATACTTTTATTTAAAAAGCGGGAAGATAGTGATTGGAATTTTGTTATTGCTTATGCCGGAATTGATGTGTCAGGTAAATTACAAATTACCAATGGACATTGGCTTATAGCTAATGATAGTCATCCAGCCACCAAAGAGCAGCGTGACATTCTGTTCAAAAAGATGGATGAAGCGGGCTATGAGTGGGATTCCAGAAGCAAAGAATTAAGGTGTACTTAGTGAGTTACATGAACAACTTAAAAAACTTTGATTATGGAAGGAATTACAGATAGGTTGTACTTCGACCAACATTCTGCGGCATACAACCTCATCAAAAAGAATGATGACGATATTGAGTATGTTCGCAAGGATGCTTTTATTAAAAAGGCTTGTAAATGGCTTAAAAGCAACATAACTAATAATCCAAATGCAAATTCTGTCTTGGCTCGAAATGGTTGTGTTACTTTAGGAATGCTGATAGAAGATTTCAAAAAATATATGGAGGAATAACTATGGGAATTATCAATTTCTTCAAGACGCTGAAAAGGAAGTGCGAGGAAAAACGGCTGGCAGAGGCACAGGCTGAGCGAGAACGGTATCAGGAGCGGAAGCGAATGATAGTTGAATATCTCAATGAATACCGCCGCAGGAAGTACGATCGAGAAACGGAAAGGTATTTCAATGAGCAGAAAGAAGCGGAGAAGGAAAACTCTGTCTGCCCGCTGTGCCGTTCCAAGAATGTCGTCCATCATATCGTGCGCACAAAGGGTGAATTACACGGCGATGGTTCATCGCATTCCGGTAGCAGCAGTTTTCTGTTCAGCCACAGCGCATACAGTAATTCAAACTGGAAGATTGACGGAGCACTTGACACGCTACCCGTAAACAAATGCAACGACTGCGGACATGAGTGGAATATCAAGAAAGCGGAACTGGCGGAGACGAATGACTGGTATTGCCGCAACTATGCGCAATGGTTCTATGATGACATCAAGGGTTATCTGAAAATCGACTTCGACCCATACGACAAGACCGAGCAATACAATTCGCTGGAGGAAAAACAGAAAGCCTTCTCCGAGAAAGTATCTAAATGGTTCTACATAGAACCGCTCCGCAATGCGCCCAGATACATGCTCGACTATATGGTGTTCTGTGGCCATGATAAATACGATAACTATTCTGACATCTTCGGCTTCAAACCAGACGACGATGAGTATTCATACGTCATGCCAGACCGCCTCTTTGGGATTGCGAAAAGGCTTATCAAATGGGAAGGAGAAGATAATAATTAAAGGAGGAATGACTATGACAAGTATCCGCAAACTGAAAAAGCGAATCAGGCGTGAGAATTGGGTTAGTGACGACTATATCCTGAACGGAGAACAAATACGCCGTTGGATTCATGGCGAAACGAGGCTTAACTGTTGTGTGCAACTGCGCTCCTACCATCTGCACCGTATCGCCATCAGGAGGGCAAAGAAAGGAGTACGGCAGTCATTCAAACGTAGATAATAAAAAGGGAGGGAAGCGCATGACAAAGAATGAAGAAACTATCCTGAACAACCTCGTCAAGACGTTGCAGGAGTACGAAAAAGAATGCTTCAGACAGATAGCATTTATGAACGAGCATAAGTTTGAAATGGAGCGCGAAGCCATCCGATACAAGCAACAGGCATTCAATCGCAGTTGGCTGGAGGTGGCGAATGCCATTGACGAAATCAAAAAGTTGGAGGAATAAAATTATGAAAGAAGAGAAAGAAGTGATTCCAATCTTTGTCCCGTTGGACGAGATAGAACAATTTCCCTCCCCGATGGAAATGCCTGACGATGCAGGGCGGCTGGCACTGAAAGCAAAAGGAAGTGTGCTGCGCGGCTTCCGATGCAAGGACATCACCTCGACATGTCTGTGGAGTAGAAACGGCGCATGGAAAGGATTCTCGAGGAGTTTGCTATGCCGCTACGATGGCAGTATGCCGCACTTCAACTCCATGCTTCGCACGATGAATAACTGGGAGGATGGGCATAACTATATCGTATTGCTTCCGCGAGAGGATGGTTCATACGTGGTGTTCGGCAACAGTTTTAGAGATATTACGCTCGACGACAGTAATACGGAACGCCAGACCTTCACTCTTGAATGTCCGTATCATTTGGTGCCGTTCCCCTACTACGACGGCACTGTGGAATTGACCGACTGCACATGCCCCGAACTTATGGAGCATCTGTACGGAGCGAAACTGAAATGATAAGGAGGAATAACCATGAGTTATATTGCAAGACAACCTAACGGACTGCTGTGCCGGTTCTCAACTATGGTGGATGCCGTGACGCATATCAATATGAGCGAAGAGGACTACATCGAAATGTGTGCTGAAAGAGCGAGAGAAGAAGCGAAACGTGATTTGGAGGACAAACGTTTTGTCAAGTCTTTCGATTACGTCTTGGAAGACACTCGCTTCGACTTCATGACCTACGAAGAGTGGCAGGGCTGTCTAAAGGAAATGGGCTACGACGGACCAGAGATGCCGTTCAAGCCTGGCGGCAAGGTAAGGTTGGTAAACCAATCGGACGCAGACATGGATGGGCGCAAGGCAGTTGTCGAAAGGGCCTACCGCAACAATCGGACGGACAAAATAGACGTGGAAATAAGATTCGACGACGAGCAGGATGCTACTTACATGTATAATGACTACGATTTAAAAAAGGAGGAATGACTATGGATTACTCAGAACTAAGAGCAAAAGCAGCGGCACTTCGTGAAGAGGGAAGAAGTGATGATGAGATTGCAGAGATGCTTCACGACGATATAGCCCAAGCAGCTCAGCACGCAACGCAACATCCGGAAGATATGGTAGAGCCAGTGCGGGAATTGGTGAATAATGGCGGTGATGTTATGGTTAAGATGTTGTTCCACATTCTTGGTACACCGCTTTTTAACAGGTAACAACAAATGACTATGCTGAAACCGCAAGACATAAGGATTGGCGACTACCTGCTGGCTGCCGATAAGGTAATAGACGGCGGGCGGTGCAGGGTTGACAACATCATATTGAACTGGTTAATAAAAAGGAGTAATGATTATGGAACAACTGAAGATTTACGCTGCAACGCTGGAGGAATCGGCACAGCAGCAGATTGATGACATGAGCAGGAGCGAGGCTTACAAGGACTGCACCATCCGCATCATGCCGGACTGCCATGCCGGGGCGGGCTGTACCATCGGCACGGTGATTGCCATCGGCGACCGCATCGTGCCAAACACCGTGGGCGTGGACATCGGCTGCGGTATGTTGGTGGTGCGGCTCGGCAAGGCCGATATTGACCTGCATCGGCTCGACAAGGTGGTGAATGAGAAGATACCCTCCGGCTTTAATATCCACGAGAAGCCTGTGCGAGAGATGGCGTTTCTCGACCGCTTCCATTGCCGCGAAGCCATCGACACCGACATGGCAAAGCGCAGCATCGGCTCGCTCGGAGGTGGCAACCACTTCATCGAGGTGGATGAGGGAAGTGACGGTGAGAAGTACCTGGTCATCCACTCCGGCAGTCGTAACCTCGGCAAGCGCGTCTGCGAATACTGGCAGCGCAGGGCTGAGGATTACTGCAAGCGGCTTGGCTACGACGAGCAGGAAATCATTGCACGGCTGAAAGTGGAAGGACGTCAGCAGGAAATCGCCGCTGCCATCAAGGAGGCTAAGAACAGTGCGCCGAAAGTCGGCAAGGACTTGGCTTTCATCGAGGGCGAGGATGCCGAAAAGTATCTCTACGACATGCAGCTGTGCCAGTTGTACGCCGACGAGAATCGTCGCGCTATGGCCCGAATTATCTGCGACGAAATGGGGTGGATGCTTACGAGCATGAATAACTTTACCACCATCCATAACTACATCGACATCCGCCACCGCATCCTGCGCAAGGGTGCCGTGAGAGCTCTCAACGGTGAGCAACTGATTATCCCCATGAACATGCGCGACGGCTCGCTGCTCTGCGAGGGAAAGGGAAACATCGACTGGCTCTACTCGGCTCCGCACGGTGCAGGTCGGTTGATGTCGCGCAAGCAAGCCATCAGCAGTCTCTCGATGGATGAGTTTCGCCACGAGATGCAGAACGTATATAGCACGTCGGTATGTCCCGAAACCATCGACGAAAGTCCGATGGTCTATAAGCCCATGCAGGAAATTGTCAGCCAGATAGCCGACACAGTGAAAATCATCGACATCATCAAGCCCATCTACAACTTTAAGGCAAAGATACCAGAGAAACCCGACTGGAAAGCAAATAGGCATAAACTGAAGAAGGAGGAATGAACTATGAAACAGACAAATGACATTCTCGCCCAGGAACCGCAGGTGGAGCCTGTGCAGGAGCAGAACCTTGGAGACGTGAAAGGATATATTGCCTATCTGAACCTTGATTGGCTCAATACGTTTTTCGACCAAGAGGGTTGGCTGGGCGATGTGCAACGACAGGAGGAGTTTATCGCCTCGCTGCAGGACGGACTGGCCGACGTGTTGCTGCACCATAAGAAAAACATGATGCTCACCTACTCGTGGTATGACAACGAGAACCAGTTGTGCCGCGCCATCGAGGTAATGCCCGTGTCGGCTGCCGCAGCGGGGTTGCAGATTGTCACGCCCGACGTGAGCGGCTATGCGGAACTGAAGAATCTCATTGAGGAGCAGCGACGTGTCATTGGCGAGCAACGATGCGCCATCGAGAAACTGCAAAAAGAAGTGGGCCGGCTTGACAGTCGTCGGAGAAGTGCCATACTCGACACCTGCAATCCGGCAGATTGTTGATGAAACATAAGAAATGAAGGAGGAATGACGATGACAGAATCATTAAAGAAGGTGATGCTCGATTGTTATGAGGCACGGCTACTTAACCAAGCAAACGGTATGAAGGACTCCCCGCTTTTACACATGTGTCTTACCTCGTTCCGTCACGGCATTGAGAACACGTTGGACGAGGTTGAACCAAAACTGCAAAAACTGAAGCGGCTGGCAGACGCGATGTACATGGCGGCACAGGACCTGACTACTGACGCTTCGCATCTGCGCAAGGCGATGGATGAATATCATCAATTTATCATTAACGAATTATAACGTATGGAAAAGGACAAGCGATTAGTGAGTTATCCGGTGGAAGAAGCAGAGTTCCGCCCGGTTATCAGCATCGGCGGCAGGGAGTATGTCGTCATGCCTTACGAGAAGATTGTGGTCTTACCGCAAGAGGTGGTGGATGCAGTCGCCCAGCATCCTGAGCGCGACTATGGGGCGTTTTACATCAACAGCCTTGCCGAAAGCCTGCTGGCCGACATCGTGGAGTATCTGAGGGATGCCATCGCGGTGACAGCCGTGGATGAGGGCAAACATGAAGACCGCCACGAGTACCGCCTGATGCTGCCCGTGCTCATGCCGACAGACACCCATGAACGGTGGTGCAGAGGATGGACGCCAGAGCGCGAAGAAGAGTTCAGAAACGCGCTCATAGAACGTCGCAGAACAGGCAAACCGCACATCTTCAAGATGGTGGTAGAAAAGGAGAAATAGTCTATGCGGCAAAAAGAGAAACCCGACTGGGAAGCAAATAGGCATAAACTGAACAAGGAGGTGATGCCAATTGAGTATGTTAAACCATAAAATACAACCCTATGTTTGCAAAAGTACAAATTTATTGCGATCGGGAAAAATGCTGCTTCGACGATATAAGGAACAGCGAGAGGCCGGAAATCCTCATCAATACTGAACAGATAACTTCGCTTGAACCAACAACTGATTGGGGATTCTGTGAAGGACATGAGGATTATCCTTATAGAGTTCTGAACATGACAGGTGGCAAAAGTTATCTATGCGTGGCGGAAAGTGCTAATGAATTAGAGAGGGCAATACTAAAGCAAAAGGAGAAATAACCCTATGATACAGGACCTGACACGCACGGACTTGGTGCGCCTGATTCGCGGATGCGAACCGGGCATGGAACACGTCGGCATGTTGCAGCAGCATGGGCTGGGCGAATATGTCGGCGGCATGAACGACCGCTGGGAGTGGGCGGGTGAGGAGTGCGACCACTGGAATGATGCCAGTGAGGAAGAGCTGTGGCAACTCTACCTCACCATTACCAACGATAACCGCGACGAATATGCACCGTCGCAGGTGTATGTCGTGACCGACGGCTATGAGGATGCAGTGGTGTATGCCGTCTTCACCGACGAAGCGACTGCCGAGCGGTACAAGGATGCAGTAGGCAGGGACGGATGGGTGATAGAACCCTACGACCTCAATCCGCATTTCGAGGAACGCGAAAAGGTGTGGAAGGCCGAACTGCAAGTGACAACACTGGAGATGTCTTTGGAACCCGACCAGAAATCTGGTCACGAAAACCTCCTTGTTGGCTACATACGTCGGTATGGCGACTGCCTCTGCACATGGCTACGCGCCACGGGCCGCTACGACGCTTCGGCAAAGGCCAACGAAGTGTTCCTCTCCGTCGCACGCGGCAGGGAGCAGGGCAAGTTCCGCTACCTCAACCAGGAGATATACCTGCCCATCCGGCAGTACCCCGACATCAAGAAATACCCGTTCTACGACGTGGCAAGCGGAAAAATAGTCATGGGCGACCTTGGGGCTGTGCTTATCCCGCAGAGTGAAGCCCTCCTGTCCGACGGCACACCCAACCCCGACCTCTTCATCCTGCTCGACCGACACTTTGTGGAATACAAATAAAACCACAGATTACACGGATTGAAAGATTTCTTGGCAATGCCCACTAAAACAAAGAAATATGGGACTGATAACAAAGAATGAGGCGGCAAGAATCCTCGGGCGTTCTGAGCGGGCCATCGACGAATGGATAGCCCAAGGCGTACTGAAGACGCACTTGGTGAAGCAGACGAGATACATCGACGGCGACACGGTGGATGCGCTGAAGGACACGGAGGCCGACATCACTCATGCGATGCAGGAGCGACAGAAGACGCTCGACGCAATAAAGGAGGAGACGTCGGCTCTCCGCCAGAGAGAGAACTTCAACAAATGGTCTGTCCGTGAGGCCGTCATGGCATTCGTTGCTGCGCTGGACGTGCTTAACGACGGGGAAAAGCAGGTGCTCGTCGGCGTAATGGAAGGATGTTCATACGAAAGCATAGGCGAGGATTTCTGCGTGACCCGCGAACGGGTGCGCCAGATATTCTACAAAGCCTTGCGGAGGGTGTCGGTCTCGATGGGGTCGTATCGCCGGATGCTGAACGAGACGATAGAACTGCGCCGCCTGCGCGACGAGGTGAAGGAGAAGGACAGGGAGCTGCGACAGCTCCGTAAGATGCTGAACGTGCAGGAGCAGGATCGCGAAAAGTGTAAGTTAATGAGCACGGAACTTGTCGATATGGACCTGAGTGTGCGGACGATAAACTGTCTGAAGTCGGCTGATATATGCACCGTTGGCGAATTGGTGCAATGTAAAAAGCTGGAGCTGCTGAAAATTCGCAACTTCGGAAAGAAGTCACTCAGTGAACTCGACGAACTCCTGGACCGGCTCGGCCTGGAATGGGGCGCGAGAGCGGTGAACTGAACGAATTGATTTTTGTGGGACAATAAAAAGGAACAGCTCATGCAACTGCAACTCGACACGATATATAACATGGACTGCTTGGAGGGGATGAAGATGATTCCCGACGGGAGCGTGGATGCGGTGATATGCGATTTGCCGTATGGGGTGCTGCATAAGAACAACCCGAATGCACAGTGGGACAGGATGATTCCCTTTGAGCCGCTGTGGGAGCAGTACAAGCGTGTCATCAAGGACAACGGGGCTATCTGTCTTTTCGGTCAGGGAATGTTCACGGCGCAACTGATGATGAGCCAGCCTAAGATGTGGCGGTACAATCTCATTTGGGACAAATGCCGTGCCACGGGTTTCCTCAATGCCAACCGTATGCCGTTGCGATGCCATGAGGACATTGCCGTGTTCTACAAGTCGTTGCCGACGTACAATCCGCAAATGACCATCGGAGAGCCGAGCCATCCGCAAGGGAACGGGGAACACAAGCAGACAAACAACTGCTATGGAAAGTACAAAAGCGGACGCACCTACGACTACGACAAGCAAATCCGAAAGGTGGAGCCAACACGACCAGGCGAGAAGTTTCCCATGAGTATCATTCGCATCAAGAAGGAGCATGAGACTACCGTGCTTCATCCCACACAAAAACCCGTAGAACTTATCCGCTACCTAATCCGTACCTACACCGATTCGGGGGGGTAATTCTCGACAACTGCATAGGCAGTGGCACAACAGCCATCGCGTGTCTGAAGGAGCACCGGCACTTCATCGGCTTTGAACTAAACAAGGAATACTACGACAAAGCCGTGCAGCGTATCGAACGGGAACTGCAGCAGTTGACGCTCTTCTGAGCAACGGATTATAAGGAATACGAATTATCACGAATAGAACTATGGACTACGAAAAGAAATATAAGGAAGCACTTGAGAGAGCAAAAAGAATAAATGACGGTGATGGTGTTGAGTGTCCACCTGGTTGGACAACTTGTGAAGTTATTTTCCCTGAACTCAAAGCGATTGAGGATGCAAATATCAGAGGTGCAATAATCGATTATCTAAAAGATAACAATCTTACAGAGTGGGCTGCCTGGCTTGAAAAGCAAGGTGAACAAAATCCTATGAATAAGAATAAACATAAATTTCATGAAGGTGATTGGATTGTTTTTAATAATCACCACAACAGTATATATCAAGTTGAAAAAATCGAGAATTATGAATATACTCTTAGACATTTCTTAGGCGGTTCAATGCATTTGTCATTTAGTCATGAAGATATGATTAGGACGTGGACTATCCAAGATGCAAAGGATGGTGATGTGCTTGCAGAAGACTCTTGCATATTCATAATTAAGAAATTAAATCATGATAATAGTGATAGTGCTGAAATATATTGCTGTTTGTTTGATGATGGTGATTTTGAAGCAAATTCTTCATTATTATTTGATGATACAAGCACTTATCCGGCCACCAAAGAGCAGCGTAACTTATTGTTCCAAAAGATGTATGAGGCAGGTTACGAATGGGATGCTGAAAAGAAAGAGGTGAAGAAGATTGGCAATGAAGAAGTTAATGGTGATGATTACGGCATTGATGGCCTTTGGCATGCAAAGACCATCCTTGAAAAGACTCTTGGAAATGTTGATGGCTACCAGTCTGATGATGGCATCTTAGACCATAAGGCTGCTATCACCGCTGTTAAGAAACTATATGAGAAAAAGCCTACGCTTGAAGATGCCGCAAAGGCATTCTTGCAAGCACTATCAGACACACCGTATAACAACACACCTATTGTAGAAGCACAAATTATAACAAAACAATTACTGACATTCTTGTCTGACCCAAAGGCTTATGACCCGGATGCCATCAACGAACATAAATCTGCAGAGTGGAGTGAAGAGGATGAACAACTTATAGATGAAGTAGCAGTATGTCTAAGAAAATATGAAGAGATAGTTCAAGGAGGCTACTCTAAATTTTATGTTCAAAGTTTAGCAGATAGAATTGAATCATTAAGACCAGGTAATACTTGTAAAGCAACTGGGTGGAGTGAAGAGGATTCCTATATGTTGGAACAAGCAATTAAATGCGTAAATAACTCTGGAAAACTTGATGTATCAACAGAAGAAATAGAAGATTGGCTTAAATCACTCAAACAAAGGCATGCAGTGGAAGCCGAGTGAAGAGCAACTTAGAGCATTAAAGGGAAAGAACTATGACACCAGACATTATCATCAACGGCAAGGCCCTCTACACCACGAAGGGTGCGGCACGGGAGTACGGACGCATAGGCTGCAACTTCTACACGGGTTGCCCGCATGAATGCACCTATTGTTACCTGAAGCGTGGTGCGCCGTCGAAGCAGCTGGGCGGGAATGAGGTTCGCCTGAAGGCGTGCTTCGAGAACGAGTTCCATGCCGTCAAGATACTGCAACAGGAAATGGACAGGTGGATAGAACCCTGTCGCAAGTACGGCATTTTCCTCTCATTTACTACAGACCCAATGATAGATGAAACGCAAGGGCTGACTTGTGCTGCCATCTTTGCTGCAATCCTGCGGGACATCCCCGTGTGGGTGCTGACAAAGAGTTCTACCTTTACCTACAACACACTTGTCATGGCATACCTCGAAGGCATAGACCCCGACAAGCGGCCAAGCATCCACTTCGGCTTCACGCTCACAGGACACGACGAGATGGAGCCCCGTGCGAGCACCAACGACAACCGCATCATGGCAATGCGGCGGATGGACCTTATGGGCTTTTCCACCTTCGCCAGTATCGAGCCTGTCATTACGTGGGAGGCTGCCGAGAGGATGGTACGCGGATCTGTCCTGTGGTGCGACCACTACAAACTCGGTCTGCGCAGCGGCGTGAAGAAGGACTACTACGACATCACTGAGAGTGGTGCCGCCATCCAGCGCATCGTGCGGACGGTGGAAAGCTTCGGCAAGACCATCTATCTGAAGGAGAGCACCCGCCGACTGCTCAGGCAATACTTCCAGCCAGGTGCCTACGAAGCCTTCCTCTCGCACACCGTGGATATGGAAGGGAAGCGGATTGAATTGTGTAAACACGAATTACTCACGAATTATCATAAATAAATTATGAAACTGAAGACAGCAAGCAAGATACAAAAAGCCTTATGGCTGACTATCTGGTTTCTGATGCTCCCATTCTCTATCGTTGGCATCCTCATAGACAGTCTGACAAAACCATTCAAATGGGTGCTTGAAGAATTGGATTTCCTTCGTTTCCGTATCGGAAACAGACTTCTTCGCATGAGTGACGAGGTGAAAGACGGAACAATCAAGAACGAGTATTTCATCCGCAACTCTACAGCAATAGAAGCATACATCAGTCTGAAAAAGAAACAATAATCAAAACAGAAATAACTTTGACCTATGGCAGAAATCATTAACATCCCCGACCTCGGCGAGGCAAGGCTTCCGCTGGAGGAGTACGACAAGATGCGTGACCGCATCCGGGAACTGGAGGAAGAAAACAAGCAACTGACAGATACGCTCGACCATGTTTGCGACGAGAACAAGGTGCGGGTGCGTCGGCAAATCATCAGGCAGACGGAACTGACCTTCAACCCTCGTGCCTGCGGTATGCAGGAAATCATCGAGGACAAGATGGTGAACATGCAAGACATCACCGACGAACTGGACGAGAAACTCCGTGCCACCGAAATGGAATGGAAGGGGAAGTGCGAGGCATTGGAAAGAGAGAACAAGAGTATCAGTAAGGCACTCGAACAATGCCAACGCATGAAGATTAAACTGGAGCAAGAGGTGGATCGTCTGAAGTATCGCGGATGGTGGAGCAGGTTGTGGAACAAGTAAAACCTACAAGCATTATGAAGAAGATTTCATTCAAAGACCGCTACGGACTGACGGAGGCGGTGCTGGAGAAGAGGAAGACGATGATACGGAGGGCGGAGCGTATAGACTTCTATCCAGGCAGTCGGGAAGAGCAAATAGAGAAGTTCTGCAAGCACGGTGCGGACGCAAAGGGGAGACAAGTGTGGTTGGGTTTTGATAACAAGGGAAATTGGATTGCCCAATTTATCTCTCACTATGCGATTGGCGAAGAGGTGGCGGTGGCGCAGTCGTATAAGTCTATCGTTGAGCAAGACCCTGACAATGATTATGGCAACTACTACGTCAAGCAGTTCCGTTACGCTCCCGGCTGGACGAACAAGATGTTTGTTCGTGCGGACCTCATGCCCCATCGCATCCGCATCACCGACATTCGTGTGGAACGGCTGCAGGACATCAGCGACGAGGACTGCCTGAAAGAGGGCGTGTATTTCTATAACTGTGGCATTGATTCAGGCTTCAAGGTGCATGGCATTCGCGGGACATTCTACAGCGCGAAAAGAGCATTCTCCTCCCTCATCGACAAGGTAAACGGAGAGGGCACATGGGAGCGCAACCCGTGGGTGCCCGCCTACACCTTCGAGCTTGTGCGTAACAAATCTTTTCCAATTTAGCAAGAATTAGCAAGAAATATCAAAGTTTCGGGCTTTGCCCGCTTTTGCAAAACGAAGTGACTAAAAGAACCATGGCAAATTATCCAAAAGTAACGAAAGAGCTTTGCATGAGGTGTATATATGGCTACCCATGCGAAATGTGGGACGAGAGAGAAGTACCCGCAAAAGGAGAAGAATGCTCAAACTTCTGCGCCAAGTGTGAAACAGAACAAGAGCGTGACCAGCGTATAATGAATGGAGGCGCAACAACGGCTGACGCTCTATCGTGGTTCAAGTCGCAGGCGAAAGTAGTAGCGACGCCAATATCTGTTGCTACGATGCTATGCCGTAAGATTATCGAGATATTAGAGCAGGCCGACAAGCGCATCTGGCATACACTTAGCGAGAAGGCTGACCTCTCTAAATCCATTATTATGTACGATCCAGCAGGTGACTTTATGAGTCCGCCTGTACGCTGCCCTTTCTCGTTTGATGATTTCTTTGTCAGCGCAATGAACAAGAAATATGGTGCTAATTATCAGATGTGGGCATATATGGATGACATCAAACCAAAATTGGAGGACTGACGTATGACAGACCAAGAGCGCAACGCGCACATCAAGGAATCATCGGGCAACTATATGAGAGGTCGTGCAATGGCACTCTCATTCAAGCCTCTCACGTTACAAGACGTAAGGGATGCCTACGAGTGTGGAGCCGAAGAAATGGAAAGGCTCATAGACAATTCAATGTGGTGGAAGTCGGCTGACGGCAACGAGCTTCCCGACATCGACCGCGAGGTGATTGCACTGACCACCGAAGGCAAGGTGGTGTTTGCCCATCGCCCTGCGGAATCATGGAAAGGCAAGAACCTCGACACGGGCGAGGTCACGACCCACTACCCCAAACGCTACGACGCTGGCGGCTGGAACCAACCCGACGTGAAATGGTGGCTCGATATTCAGTTGCCGAAAATTGACAGATGGTAATTAAAACGGATTGAACCTATGCTCATAAAACTGACAAGCAAATGCACGATGATGTGCCCTCACTGCATGGAGGACGCACAGCCCGAAGGCCTGATGATGACGCTCGACACGTTTAAGCAGGCCGTGAAGTTCGGCATATACATTGGCAACAGGCACTTAGTCTTGTCGGGCGGCGAACCGACGGAGAACGCACACATCACGGAAATGTGCGAATGGCTCGACATAGCTACGGGCTGCTACTTCACCATCGTGTCAAACGGCATGTGGCTGAAGGACGAGACGAAGCGGCAGCGTGTGGACTGGATTACCCGGCTGCACCACTACCTCGGTATGCAGGTCTATACGAACCGCCAGTGGTACCGTGACTACGACTATGTGGTAAGCCACCGCCACGAATACGAGCAGTATCGCAAGGTCATCGTGGACATCGCCGACACCATCTTCATGCTGGATATCGGACGGGCGCGAACCAACCCCGAAGCACAGCGCGAGGTGGAGCGCAACCCGCACTTCATGTCGTGCCTGAACACCACGCTGTCTGCCATCCAGATAGCCGAGCCGCAGATGTTCGGCATCACGATGATGCTACACAACCAGTTCTGCAAGCCGTCGGTCGATTGCGAGGGCAACGTCCACATGTCCGAGAGCCGCCTCTGCCCGTCGGTGGGCAACGTGAACACCGACAACTTCGCCGACATCTGGCAGCGTATGCGGGCCTTCCGTCCGTGCGGCCACTGCAGGCAATACAAGAAATTCATGGAAAGCAAACGCCCCGACATCGCCGCCGCCAGGAGGGTGATGGGAGTGTAGATAATGAACGAATAGAACCTATGAAAAAATCAAATTCAGTCAAGTGGGGCATGGACATCGCCCAGGCTTACAACGAAATGATGAAGGCTGACGAACCGACCTTCTGCTGCTTCAATAGCGTGTATCTCTACGGCGGTTGCAAGACACCGCCGCATGAGTACGCCGACAAGCAGAGGATGCGCACCATCCTCGCAGGAATGGCATTGCCCAAGTGCATTGAGACCGTCAACCAGGTGCTACTCGCCGGCGGCAAGGTGGAAACCAAGACCACCGCAGAGGCAGCCGCACAAATGGCGGTGACATTCACCGACGCGCTGCTGAGGGAACTGAACAAGGAAACCACGGATTAAACGGATTATGCCAATAGCAGAAGAAGCCAAAGAATGCTGGTATCACAGTTGCGCCGCACATTATTGTTTGGTCGAATCGTGGACTCAGCCATGCACATACCCCGATTGCAGAGTCAAAGACTTCGCAACGGGAGAACCTTATTACAAACATCATAAAAAACAGAAGCATGATGAATACAAAGTTGATGGACAAGTGCTTTAGGGCACGGATGGATGAACTGCAAAACAGGTTCCCGCTGAAGGAGTTTCTGGATGTGTTCGTCCAGGAGTTTGCGAGGATGGGTATAGTCTATATCCATCCGAAGGCAGTTGGCGTTGGCAACATCTATGCCGACCGTGACTACGGTCTGATATTTGCCCAGCAAGAGCACATCAAGACTGCACTGCGCTTGCTGCGTAGATGGGGTTTTGACGTGGAGGAACGGCACGATCGCAAGGATTACGAGAAGTGGGCATACGCCGTGATGTTGCCAGAGGAATACCTGCGCAACAAGCAAAGCAGTGATAGACTCGGAGAACGACGCACGGCACTCCGTTCTTTGGAATGTTGACAGCAGTTTTGGGATAGAGTAAAAACTGGAGAACGTTAATTTGCCTTCGGTTATATAACCACGGATTAAACGGATTAAATTATGGCACAAGAAAACAGCCCTACACCCGGCGAGTGCGTCACCATCACAAAAGCACGATACCAGGAACTATTGGACTATGAGCGCATCGCTCTCTGGGCGCTTAACTCTATTGTCGTGACATCCCTGCCCGACATGGAAATGAAAGCAGAGAAAATGAAAGAATTGTCTGACGATGCCAAATGCAAGGCGATACAAGCCGCCTTCCAGGAGGCACTAAAAGGAATGGAATAAAACTATGACACCCATCAGATTCAGAGGCAAGGATGCCAAGACTGGCGAATGGCTCTACGGCTACTATGTGGAGCAACACTTGCCTGAGTATGATACTGACCAGCCTGACCACATAACGGGCTATACGAATCTGCCTATGTTGTTCAATGACGAACCTGGGCAGCGCGACGGCTGCTATTGGCACGAGGTGGTATATAACACCGTCGGCCAGTTCTCCACCCTGCGCGACAAGAACGGAAAGGAAATTTATGCCGGCGACATCCTTAGAGCGGGCGATGAAAAGACCTTGCTCGAAGTGCGCTTTGTGCGTGGCGTGTTTGCCTTCCTATGGAATGGCGACCTCGACGACGAGTTCCCCTGCAACGCTCCTACGCAGGAGTGGGCAGAGATTGTCGGCAACATCCATGACAATCCAAAAATAATTAAACGTAAATAAACTTTTGAATAGAAGCCTATGACCGACTACATTCCCTACAACCAATGGGTGCATCAGCACGACGAGAAAATCAAGGCCGAGTATGCCGAGCGGCGCACGGCGGACCTGGCGGGCGAGGTGGAACGCAACTACTACACCGTGAGCCGCAAAGCCAAGCAACTTGGCGTACGGAAGTCAGAGGCGTTCATGCGCTCGTCGTGGTCAAGGGGCGGCAAAAAACCGCTCGGGATAAAGGGTGAGGGACGGAAGCGATTCCGCGCTGCTACCGATGCCTACATGAAGGAACACTTTGTCAACACTGCCAACGAGACGCTGGCGCAACTATTCGGCGTGAATGTGAAGACGGTACGCCGCTGGGCCCGACGGCTGGGCTTGCAGAAGACGGAGGCGTTCATGCAGCGCAGCAGGGCAAAGAGAGGCCTCTGCCGTTTCTACACACCCGAACAGGAGGAGTGGCGTCGGCAGCGCATTGCCGAAGTCTATCCCGACGGCACGGAGGAGGAACTACAAGCATTGGCGGCTGAGATGGGGGTTGGCTTATATTACATCGGGCGGATAGCATGGAATCACGGTATTCACCGTTCAAAGGCGCGAATAAAAGAAAGCATGAGAAAATTGCAGGAGTCAAGAAAGATATTCACGCCGGAACTGGTGGCCGAGATAGCCGCCTACTACCCCGACCACTCCAACGCCGAATGTGCCGCCCACTTCGGTGTCAAACTCAACTCGCTCAAACTTGTGGCCTCCAAAAACAAATGGAGGAAGAGCAAGGAATACCTGCACTGCGCACGGCAACAGGCTCGCAAAGGGAATGAAGATAAATAATCTGTGGAATCTGTGTAATCGGCTTTGCTGCTTGGCTCGTCCAAGAAATCTGTGTGAGAAATGACTATCGGACTTGTTGACATTGACGGACACGCCAAGAAGAAGAAATGGGGCGCGACGGTTTATCCGAACCTTGCGCTGTGCAAGATTGCGCGGTGGCACAAGCAGCAGGGCGACGAGGTGGAGTGGGCTGTGCCGTTCCTGCACTACGACGTGGTGTATATGGCGAAGGTGTTCAACTTCTCGCCCGACGACCTGACCTACTACGATGCCGACCGCATCGTGCGGGGTGGCACGGGCTACGACATCCACAGCCAACTGCCCGACGAAATAGACCGGCTGCAGCCTGACTACTCCATCTATCCGCTCATCCCGAAGGACACCGCCTACGGGTTCCTCACCCGTGGCTGCCCGAACCGTTGCCCGTGGTGCGTCGTGCCTCGCAAGGAGGGCAAGATTCGTCCCTATATGGACTGCGACGAGATTGCCATCGAGGGACGCACGAAGCTGGTGCTGATGGATAACAACATCCTTGCGGCGGGAGACTATGCCATTGAGCAGCTGGAGAAAATCATCCATCGTGGCTACCGTGTGGACTTCAACCAGGCCCTCGATGCCCGACTGGTCGATGACCGCTTTGCCCGTCTGCTGGCACAGGTCAAGTGGATAGACCGGCGCATCCGTTTCGGTTGTGACACGCACGGACAGATTGCCGAGTGCGAACGTGCCATCAGCCTAATCAACAGCTACGGCTACCGTGGCGAATACTTCCTCTACACGATGATTGGCGGCAAGTCCGACTTCCGCGAATCGTTCGAGCGTGTCAACTACTGGTGGCAGCGCAATCAGGAACTACGACGAAACCACAAACCAAACATCTACGCATACGCACAGCCTTATCGTGACCCCGACAATCCGCATAGTCCCATCCCTCAATGGCAAAAAGACATGGCAGGTTGGGTCAACAAAAGGGCCCACTTCGTTGCCCACAGCTTCGAGGACTTCGAGCCCCGCAAAGGTTTCCGCTGTGAGTGGTACGTGAAGAATCTGATGTGAAGAAATCCACATTTTCTTAACACGTCCGACGGGATATGTTAAGAAAGTGCGGATTCTTTAACACGTGCGGAAGGTAACTACTCCCCTCCCTCTGGGGGAGGGGCTGGAGGGGAGGCTACTGGTGCCCGGTAGAACACCTTGCGGGTGTTGTCATACATGAGGTCTTTCCGCGTGCGGATGGGAGGATCCTTGGGGTTATGCGTGAAGCTGCGGCGGGTGGGGTCGAAGGTATGGGTGAGGATTTCCTGGCGCATGTTCTTCGTGGGTGCGAACTTCAGGCGTTGTGTGGACGCGATGGTGCGGTCCTCGTTCCGTCCGCCGTAGGTGTAGTGGTAAGTGCGCTCGGGTATATCCACCACGGCAAAGGTGCCGAAACTCTCGATGGGCACACACCTGGCACCCTCGCTGAGCTGGTAGCGCAACTCGTCGAACACGGCGGGCAGCACCTGCTCCACCGTGGCCCTGGCGATGCCGCTCCGTTTCACCACCTGACTGATGAAATGCTGTTTGTAGTCTTTGGGTCTAACCATAGTTCTTATCCTTAATTTGATTTTTCCGAAAATTTAAGCCCCGATTTTGTAGGTTTTCTGCTTAAATGGAACTTTAGCGGAGAAATAAGACTGCTTGAGCAGGCTTAACTGCGCAGGGCGCAGACAGCACCGTGACTATCCGCGCCCCGATATGGGCTGTGTTTGCACAGCCAATTAGAGTTCAACCACCATCCAGTCGTTAGCCAACATATCTTGCTGTGACGCGTTCCATCCGCTTTGAATGGTGTTCTGCGCGGTCTTCAGACAGATGCAGCCGCCGGCATAAATCTCTCCTCCATTGTTGTCGGCAATCGCTTTCAGCGCAGGGTCGTGACACCATTCGCTCTTAACCATCGCTTCAGGTTTTAGCCAAAGCCACATGCCCTTACCGTTCCAGCCCTCTCGTGCCACCTTGAAGCCACGCTTCAGCATGGCAATGGCCTGTCCGAAGGTGCCTGTCTCTCCCGCTGGCAGAAGATCTGCTTCCGTCGCTCCAAAGACATAGCATGTTTCCATGTCGCCGCGTGTGAACGTCGTGCCGTCCCATTCTGGATTGTTTACTCTTTTTGCTTCCTCTACTGCGCTGATGTACTTCTCAGCCATTTCGTCTTGATTTACCATAATTGTAATTGTTTAATTGGTGTATTTTTATATTCATGTAATTCGTGGTTCACCTCGGTATTCCCGCCAAGTTTCCGAACCTTCCTCTCAGTCGTCCACCGATGTTGTGCTTGCCTTCGGCACATTCCCTGATGCCAATGAGCAGGTCATCGAAGGCGTCGGTGATGGTGGTGCGCTGGCGTTTGTCACCGCCTATGCCTTCTTCCGAGGTCAGTTTCTCCGTACCTTTGTACTTGCGGAACGTGCCTGGCACAACGGCGGTGTTTTCGAGTGCTGCCCGCAGATAGACACAACGCCCTGCTTCGCGGTTGATGAAGACGCTGGGCGATGCCTGACCTGAGAAGCAGTCGTTGACGTACTGGTACTTGCGTTCGTGCCGCCACGATGTGAACTCTGCCCGCGTCACCTTGAAGCCGTAACCGGTCAGTTCGTCGGTCACTACGATATCGAAGCGCGACTGTTCCGATTCCTCCAGTGCGTAGGCTTTGTTGGCTCCCTGCTTGATGCTGCTGGCGACGTAGAAAATCACTTCCTTGCAACCACGACGCAGGAAGGGACGGTAATACTGTGCAAAGAGTTTCGACAGGCCACGCAGACGCACGCCGTCCTGCACGAAGAACTCCTTCATTACCAGCAGTGACGGTTTGCCTTGGAAGATGCGCCTCTGTCCGACTACGAAGCAGTTGATGTCCGAATTGGCATCCAGTGCTAAGCACAGGGGTTCTTTGTAGTCGAGGTCGAGGTCCAGACTGCAATCTTCGCCGTCGTGCTGTAACTGGTCCCATTCGAGCGATTCCGTCTCGAAGTCTGTAGGCCACCGCTGTCCGTCGAGCGCACGTCCTTTGACGCGGGTGCTGTACTTGTCGAATACGAGGTCGGTGATTTCTTCGCTGACGTAGGTGTTCAGTTCGGAGAAGTTGCAGTAGAAGCCGTCCTTGGCCGAACCGCGAGGCTGATTGAGGATTTGCAGACGGAAGAGCAGGTCGGGCAGTTCGCGTTGCATCTGACGAATCCATGCCTCCCCTCCCAACAAGGCTGCGTTCTCGATGCTGGAGAAACGCCAGAAGGTTTCGGACTGTGTGCGCAGGGCGTAGAGTTTGCGCAGGTAGTCCTCGCTCTGTGCCAGCCGTGCCGCGAAGTTGGTGTGGTGCTCCTTGTCGTAGAGTTCGGCATACCGCACCTCAGCCATCATTTCCTCTATCTTTCGGTTGACATCGGTGGTCTCATACTCCGCCTCCTTTTCCCAGAGGCATTCACGGGCGTTCAGTCCTGCATCGCTCACCCAGAGTTGCGAGAGCCATTTGTTGTTCATCTTCGGGTCGGTGCCGTAGCCCCATCGTTTCTGCTCGGTCTTGCGATACGCCTTGGGCAGGAAGTCGCCACGCAGGGTAGGCAGCACTTCCTCCTTCACGCGCTGCCACGGCATATACTTCGTCTCGTCGCCCATAATGGCCGCAAGGTTCAGGCCATTGGCAGATCCCTTGACTGCGAGTGAAATCATCTGCCAGACAAAGCCGTTGGCAAACGATACGCAATTCTCCCACACCCTCGGCTTTGCCAGCGGCGTAGGCCATCTGAGACGGGCAGGCGGACGGCCAAGGAAGTAATGCACGCCCTCTACGAAACCCAGCAGATTCATCACCTTCAGCACGTTGGGCATCGTGCGCGTGTAATTCTGCTTGGCACTGGCTCCGCAGAAACCGCCCATCATGCGGGCCAGTCCGATGGTCACGTCGGCCATGTTGAATGCCAGGAACGCCGACTTGCCCGTACCGCGTCCTGCCAATACCTTGGTGGAGCGTGAGCCGAAGTTGCGGACTTTCTTCTGCCACGGAGCCATATACACCGTGTTGCGCTTGTCGCCCTGGTAGTCGATGTATTCGCCATCCTCGCCGCAGTCCTCGTTGGCATGTCCGGGCTTGTAGTCCTCCACGTTGGGGAGCATCCGCGACTCAAACAGATCGCTGCTGTTGTTGGGGTTACTGCCTATTCTTGACATAGTTTCTGATTACTCTGAATACTCCGATTGCTCCGACTGGCAACTCCCCTCGCCTTCGGAAGAGGGGTCGGGAGAGAGGCTTTTTCCCCTTGCCACCATCACCTCCACCAGTTTTTCGATGCGCAACTCCTTCTCGTCCACATAGCCGCCGTACTTCGACATGATGCGCTTCATCTCCGGGTCGTCCACATCCTGTTTCGTGTCGTCGGCGTCCTTCGCGCTCGTCGTCACCACCGGCGGCAGGAATGCCATCTTGCTCATGTCTATGCGCTCTTCCTCCGGCTTATCCAGTTGTGCCACCTCCATCAGGCGTTTCGAGCCTTTGTCCAGTGCGTTCACATTGTCGGTCTCCATACCTATCTTCATCATCTTGTCGGCTGCGGCGCGTACCTTCGCCTCGTCCATGCGGCGGCTGGGCGGAGCGATATGCTCCACCACGAAGTCGAACAGAAACTTATCTTTCTGCGCCATGCGCCACTCGGAGTAAATATCTGCCCCCTTGCCCTTCACCAGTTGCTTGAACATGGCGAAGGGGTCCAGTGTAATCGGGTTCTTCACCCATTGCCAATAGACGTGCTGCACCCGTGCGAGGCGTTCCTTGTGCTCGCGCCGCAGGTCGAGGTCGGAAATGGGCACTCCCTGCTCGAAGTGCATCAGTGCGCCCATCATCAGCTTCTGCGATATGGTTGTTGATTCTTCTTCCATAGTGCTAATTCATCATTGTCACCACACGTGGCAACTTTTAATTTTTAACTTTTCACCTCGTCCGCTTCTTGCCACCCCGTGTCGGGTACAAACCCGTCCTTCTCCTGGAGGTACATCACCCGTTGTGCGCCGAGCCAGTGCCAGCGGAAACCGTACTCCAGCAGCAGTCGTTCCGCCATCGGCCACGGGTCGCCCCAGTCGATTGTGGCCCGCAGTCCCATCGCGTCGCGCAGTTGTCCGGCATCCATCACCTCCACGCCGATGGCGAAGCCCGGCATGGGCATCCACCGCTCAATGAAACCCATCACCGCCGCCTTCGCGTTGTTCTCCACCGCGTCGATGTCTGTCACCTTCTTCGGTTTCTCTTCGTCTTGTTCTGCCATAGTTCCGATTGTTCTGATTATTCTGAATACTCGGAGTGCTCTGAGCAATCTGATGACTCACACCTCCCTGTACTCCTTCGTCGCATCGAAGCTCGGGCACGCCTTGTTGGCGAAGTCACGATGTCCGTGTATCTCTGCTCCAGGATACATCCGTCTGAGGTCCAGCAGCAGCGAGAGCAACGCTGTCTTCTGCAGGTCGGTGCGCGTGTCCTTCGGTGTCTTGCCGTCGGTGGCCACGCCGCCCACATACACCACGCCGATGCTGTTAGCGTTGTGCCCCGTGCAGTGCGCTCCGCTGATGTCCACGTCGCGCCCCTCGTGTACCGTGCCGTCGCGATACACCACATAGTGATAGCCAATGTCGCTCCAGCCTTGCTGCTTGTGCCACTGGCGGATGTCCGCCACCGTATAATCGCGATACTCCGGCGTGGCCGTGCAATGCACGATAATCTCCGTGATGCGTCGCTTCGACCGTTTCAGTCCCAACGCCACCTTTGCCATGCCCGGCAAGAGTTTCGCCAACGTAGCAGGACCCGCGATGCCATCGTCCTTCAGTCCGTGCTCACGCTGAAACTGCTTCACGGCCTCCGTCGTCAGCGGCCCCCAGATACCGTCGGGGTAAAGATTCAGCGCCCGCTGTATCTGCTTCACCACTTCTCCCCTACTCCCTTGCTTGTAAAGTGTTGCCATATCTTCTAAGTGAAAAATGAAAAAATCTAAGTTACCTCACATACCCCTCGCAGATATCCACGATGTGTTCACAAAGTGGGGGGGGTAAGATGAGCGTAGTGTCCTGTCCTTGATGGCCTGCAGCCCTTGCTTCGTTCCCCTCGGTGCCCGCTCGTGGCAGGGGTCGCCGTTCTTGCAAGGCGGTCGGAACTGCGGGTCGGGGTGGTTCGTCCAGATGTCCGTTGCCTTGCGGTAGGTGAAACCGTACTGGCAGTAGGTTATCAGGTGGCGCGGCAAACCCCGCATGTAGTCCATCTTCCTCAGTCCGCCCATCGGGTTCTCGATGAACCAGAGGCGTGGCGCGAGCTCGCGGATGAGTTGCAGCGTGTGCTTGTTCACCTCGTCGGCTCGCCGTGCCTTCTCCGTCTTGGGCAGCAGCGTACCCGTCACAGGGTCTTTCGTCCGATGGAAGCCGATGGCGGCCACCGAGAACGTGGTGCAGTCGCATCCGGCCCAGATTACGTCGGGCTGTCCGAACCGCTCACGGATCATGTCGGCAGTCAGTTTCATGATGTCGCAGTGCAGCGACGACGGAAACCGCTCGTCCCAATCCACCGTGAAACACTCATGCCCCCGCTTTCGGAAAGCATCGCTCAGGCACTCCGTGCCGCTGAATAGTTCCAGTACCTTCATAGTTCGTCTTGTCTGTCTTCTATGCTGCAAGATTCTTGCAGCCATCAGTTAAACCAATGCACCTCCGGCGCACCCTGCCATCCCTTCTCCCACACGAACCAGGCGTAGGCTGTGGCCGAACCGCCGGTGTTCTCGAAGTCGCCGTTCATGGCGCATTTCAGCCGTGCATGACTGACCCACACCCTTCGGGGGGGGGTAATTCTCAAACAGCCGTGCGCGACGCTTCCCTTCGAGGAACGTCAGTTTGAGGAACATCGCCACTTTCCTCCCCTCTGGGATGATTGCCAGCGCCTTTTCCACAAACTCCTGTGCGAAGGCATAGGGCGGGTTTGTCACGATATCGCCCTCCCAATGGGTGTTGTCGGGAGAGAGGAAGTCGGCTACCTCTCCAAAGCCTCGGTCGGCAAGGTCGCGACTTACCACCTCGTAGCCAGCCTCCATGAGTTGCTTGGAGATATGGCCCTCTCCGCACGACGGTTCGAGTATCGGTCCACGGAACTGTTCTATCTTGCAGAGCCAGTCCGTTGCTGCCGGTTCCGTGGCGTAGTAGTCCTTGTCTGCCCGCTCGTGATCGCAGTGGTTACTCGCCCCAATGGTTTTGAAGGTCGATGCGCTGCCGCCTTTCCAGTCTCGTGCCATAGGCTTTTAAAGTCACATTTTAATCAATTCCTGCACATGTCTCGGTATCGGTTTCTCTCTGCCTATGTCGATAGTCACTCGGTTGCTCCACTTCTCGCAGTGCATCCGTGCGTTCACCTTCATGTCAGGCACCAGTCCGCAAATGTTCACCCCTCTGCCGTCGGCATAGAGTTTTAAAATCCTCCGTGTGCAATTCATACAATTCCTTGGTGTCATAGTCCTTTCTCTGATTATTCCGAGTATTCGATTACTCACTCTTCAATGTACAAATCCTCATTCACGCACAGGTTCAGCGGCTCTTCTCTGGTGAACTGGACCATCACCCCGTACCATCCATCCTCTTTCGGGTCGGTCGATACGAAGTCAATCATCGCATTGTCCAGGTCAATCCGCGCAAAGTCGCCGTCGATATTCTCCTCCAGCTCCTTCTTGTGCTTATCGAGCAACCAGGCGAGGAACTGCTGGCAGTGATACCACGCCTCTTCCCGCGCCTCTGCCGCTGCCTCCCCGTCCGCCATCGCCCTGGCACGGACGAAGAAATACACCGGGTACGTCCGCTCGGGTCGCGTAATCGTACCGCCACCCTCCACCACGCTCTCCATCATCACCATAGGCGAGAACTTCGGCATAATGCCCTTTGCCATCTCCACCAACCCGCCCTGCGAGTCCGTCAGGTAAAACCGCTTATTGCCGTTCTCCGGGTTGTCCAGCATCGGCTTATACGTCTTGCACCATTGGCGCACAATACTGTGAAATGTCATAATCAATTATGAATTGTGAATTATGAACTATGAATTATGAATTGTGAATTATGAATTGATTTCCACTCCGAAGTGTGCCGCTGCTACCACCACCTTCTCATCCTTCAGCGCAGCTTCCAGCGGTTCCAGCGTCAGGTACTCCTTCCAGTTCACCTTCCATTGCTCAATGCGTTTCTCCCTGGCCTTCCCCTCTTTTCCTCGCCGCAAGTCGATGAGCCACTTCCGCAGCTCCCGGCGTCTCGCCTTTTGCTCCGAGGTCAGTTCAGTTGGATTACTCTGACTACTCTGATTACTCTGAGTATTCCGATCACTCTGGCCACCCTCCACGACATAAGCGTTGCCGAGAGCATCGACGCCCACGCGCCCGTCGCGGACCAGCTTCTCCCACTCCGCATCCAGTTCCAGGTAAATCCCCTTCAGCGTCGCGTCAATCCTCGTCGCCTTCCGCGCCCACGCAGCCCGTGCATCCGGCTTCGCGTTCACGTCCTCCATCAGCAGGCGCATCTTCTCCCGCGCCTCGTCCAACTCCCTCAGCAGTCCTCTGACAGCCCCTGCCCGCTCCTGCGTCCCCTTCGGCAGCAAGTATGCGTACTGGTCAATGTGCTTTGGACGGGCAGGAATAAGCGTGCCCTGCGGTTTCCCAGTAGGGAGGGGAGCAGATACCGCTGCTGGTAGTGTGCCCTGCGATTCTGTCGCAGGGTTCCCTTGCGTCTTTCCTTGCGCCTGCAGTGCGCCCGTCGGTTTTCCCGTAGGGAGGGGAGTATTCGCCTTTGCCTGCAGTGCGCCCGTCGGTTCTTGCTTAGGCAAGCGTCCCTTTGGGCCGAGTACCGTCGCAGCCCTCTCGGTTTTCTGATTACTCTGATTATTCCGAGTATTCGGCCCGACCTTCCCCGCTGCGCCAGCACCATTGTGAATTGTGAATTGTAAATTGTGAATTGCCGAAAGCTCTTCCGTGAGCTTTCGGACCGCTCTCCATGCACTCTTTACCCACAACCGGCTCGGCAGCCACGTCTCCGTCACTGCCATCAATGCCGTCATCAGCACCGCCCCCTCGTGCGCCGCCTCGCAGTCCTCTTTCTCCCACCTTCCGCTCATCGTCATCAGATTCTGCGCCCGAGCCATCGGCCTATCCGTCAGCGCAAGCAGCCGCTCCCCAGCCGTGCGCAACCACTCCCCCACCCTCTTGCGGTACGCCTTGCGCTCCTGCGCCGTCATATCCCCGTAGGGTTTCAGGTATTCACCCGTCGTTATCTTCTTAATCATAAAGCCTTCAGTGTTTAGATGTTCCCTTGTTCCGTATGCTGCGATACTATCGCAGCCCTGCGAAATCCCTCACGCTCGGCAATCGGTATTTTCACTTTTCACTTGCGCAGCGTCCCGGTACATCTTCGCCAATTCGTCCGGCAGCAGGTCTCTCTTTAGCATCTCCTTGGCCTGTCCTCCCAGCACGCTGTTGAGCAACTGCCACAGCAGCAGATGGTCTTCGTCGGTCATACGCTCCGGGGCCTGCGGTTTGTCGTTGATTTTGCACGTCAGGCTCATTTTGTTGCTCTTCCCGAAATACGTCATGCTGAACTGCAGTCTTACCCGCTCCAGCTTCTTTTGAAATTTCTCCCTGTCAATCTGTTTCATAATCGTAAATTTTATTTTTTTCATTTTACTCAGAAGCTCTTTGCTTCCTGTGTCACCTTCTCCAACTCCCTCTTCTTCTCCATGATTGGCCCAAGGTCCACACGCGGCGCACCCTGGCACCACGCCCGGAAGTTCGGACAACCGCCCGACGACCCGAACACCTCCATGTAATCACAGGTGTAGTCGTACCACCGCATCAGTTCCTCCTCCGGCAGGTCGTCCGTCAGGTCCTCAATCATCGTCTGCATCCCGAAGGCATAGTCCCCGAACATACACGTGTCGCAGAACTCATCCACGAAATACGTGTCCCGGTCATCATACCTCGGCAGCTCATGCTTCTCCGCGAACAGATTCACAATCTCCACCGCCGCTGCCCGCAGGCCCTTAATTGCCTTCAGCGCCAATTCATGTTTCTTTTCCTTCTCAGTCATAGCCCTTTCAATTATTCTATTCAGAGAATTTGTTGGGATTTGCCTGCATATCCCAAAGCAACTCCACCAGCGGCGTCGGCTTGTAGTTCCACTTGCCGTCTTCGTACAGTTGCACGTCAGTCATCTTGTCGGCGTCCTTGTTGAGAATAACATGGCCAAGCATCTTTTTACTCTCCTCCCGGATGATGCGCGCCACATCCTGCTTGCTGATGTAGCAGTATTCGCGAGCTTCGCATCCGCGCATCAGGCCCACAAGATTCTCAACCATGTGCTTGCCAGGAAGTGTCTGGTCGGGCGTTGGTGTCCACTCCCAGAGCAGACGGAAAAGGGTCAGTACCTCCTCATCGGTGGCGTCATTCTGTGTTGGCTTGGCAATCTGCCTTTGCAGTTGCTGCATGTGGCGCACCAGTCGCACCAAAGCCTTTGTTTCTTCTTTTCTCATACTTTTCACTTTTAACTTTTCACTTTTCGCTCGGCTATGCCGCTTGGCTCGTCCAAATAATCGCTTCAGCGCTTGCGTAGAAAATCGGAGCAAGAACTCTCCACTCACCTTTCGTCCCCGCTCCCGTCAATCACTCCCCTCTTCTTCCTGTCTGCCAACTTCGCCAGGTTCTCCTCCGCCACATCCTCCAGCGACCAGCCCATCACGCGGCACAGTCCACTGAGCTGCCACAGCACATCACCCGCCTCGCGCCGCAGCTCCGCGATTTCCTCGTCCGTCATCACATGACGGCTCTCCGTCAGCAGGCTGTTACGGTCAATCGACGCCTCCTCGTGTCTGATACTCTTCGCCACCTTTCCCGCAAACTCGCCCACCTCGCCCACGAGGTTCAGCATCATGTAAGAGAAGTTCCGGCACGACGGCATACACGTTCCCATCGCCCGCTGTTGATACTCGTTCAGTTCCATATTTTTGTTTTTTCGTGTAATATACATATACCGTATTTCAAGGTCAAGGGCAAACAAACCGAGAGGAAAGAACCACGGCAAAGTTTAGTGACAACTAAACAACAATGCAGCCCGCGAACAACTATGATGCTCGCATGACATACCCCTCATTTTATGTTTTACAACATATTTTGCTTAAATATTCATTTAATTATTTGCTCAAATGATTAAATAAGCATACCTTTGCACCAGCTACAACATTCTGACAGCCGAGAGCATATACGGACGTGTCCGGCAACCGCATGGCGGCGGCCCCAAGTTTACTTGACGTGGGCGCAGCACGGCGGGGCATCAGGCAGAGCCTGTTATGCCGAGGCCAAAGAAATGTCGAACTGAGCGAAACGATGTTCAACATTTTATACGTATATTATTATGGCAAAAAAACAACGAACACACCAGCTACGTCACATCGTAGCCGTGTCAAACAACAAAGGCGGAGCCGGCAAGACCAGCACCGTCCTGAACCTCGCATCGGCCATCAGCCGGCGCATCGAAGGTTACAGAGTCCTCGTCATCGACTGTGACCCGCAGCGCAACCTCTCCTACTTCCTCGGTTGGGACGACCGACGCGAACTGGATGGCTCCCCCACCCTCTACACCGCCCTGTGCAACGAACAGCAGGGGCTTCCAGTCTATCGTGCCGACAACGGCCTGTACTACACTCCGGCCTCCGTCAACCTGAACGGTATCGACGCCATTCTTTCCCTGCGTCCCAATCCCAGCAAAGCACTGAAGGAAATCCTTTCAAGACCCATCGACAACCGTACCGATGGTACTGTGCTCAGCGATTCTGTCGCTGAGAGTTTCGACTTCATCTTCATCGACACCCAGCCCGCCATGTCGCGCATGACCTATAACGCCCTCTACGCTGCAGACGGCTACATCATCCCCACAGAACTGGAAGAGGCCAGCGTCAAGGGTATGGCCAACATCGCCGTAGCCGCAGGTAAGGTGGGAGCCGACACGGGCAACCTCACCATCCACGGTATCCTTATTACCAAACTCGACGCCAAGCTGCGCTCCGCCAAACTCTATGAGCCGCAAATCCGCCAGTCGTTCCGCGAAACCTTCCAGACGGCCATCCGCCGCTCCAAGGACATCATCGAGAGTCAAGCCCTCCGCGAGGACGTGTTCACCACCTACTCCGGCGGTCGTGCTGCAGAAGACTATACCGCCCTCGCCACCGAGTATCTGAGAAAGTTCGCTTAAATAATCATTCAAGCATTTACTTATTTAATCACACACTTATTTAATTATTTATGTATTCACTTAGATGCTCGTTCACTTATTTGCTCAACTACTCAAACAAGCAGATGTCTGTTTAATCATATAAGCAAAACCATATTTAATTAGTTAAGCAAAATAGCATATAATCATATAAGCAGATAAGCAGATAAAGAAATACTCGTAAGGCAGATATGCAAATAAGTAGGTAAGTATATGAGCGGACAATCATATAAGCAGATAAGTATATGAGTGGTTAATTACATAAGCAAACAAGTATCTAAGCAAAAAAGAAGATGGCCAAGTTATTAAAAAGAGTACGCGCAAAGAAATCATTTAAGTATCTAATCATTTAATCAGATAAGTATTATGGTAAAGAAAGACAAATTCAAGCAGATGCAGCAGGGTGGGGGAGTGACAGGCTCCTTCGTCGAGTCCCTGGTGCAGGCCGCCACCACCACAGCGGCCATTCAGCAAAAGGCCGAACAAGAAGCCGCCGCACAGCAGGGGGCCGGGCATCAGATAACCACGAACAATCCGTCAGGCGAATCCGATGCCTCCCCGTCTGAGGTCCCCGTCGAGGGGCGGACCACCCTTACCGTCACGCCCGTGGCCGCCCGACAGCCCGGCGGCGAATGGCAATCCATAGAGCAGCCCAAATTCATGCGCCTGCCTAATCCGCAAATCCCACTCAACGAGTACAATCTGGTTAGCCACTATTGCTCCAGCCTCCCCAATATGACCCGCCAGGACTTCGTGGAACTTGCCATCGTCGAAAAACTCCACGCCCTCGGGCGACTCTCCGACGAGGAGTTCACCGCTCGACAAACGGAAATACGCAACCGCCCACCACGCGGCCAACGGAAAGGAACTAAGCAAACAAGCAGGTAAGCATTTAAGTATCTAATTAAAAACCAGCCTCACAAAATCATGCAACAATTCAGCCACGACTACACCAAGGTCAGCGAGGCTATGGAAAGCCTCTATTCTGCCACGCGGCTCATCGCCAACGAATGTTACGATGCAGCCCTTGAACGTATTAACGAAGCCCGCACCATCCTCAGCGAGTACCTCGCCCAGGACAACATGATTCCCGACAACGACGTTGCCGACGGTTGGGTACGCCACAGCGAAGCCCAGGCCGAACTCGAGGATCTGCGCAGCAGGGTAGGGGACACCCATCGCAGTGCGCCCGACGGTTCGCGGCCCTCAGTAGAAATGGACAGAAAAGAACAAATCATCAAAGAACAGATTGACGAAGCATGCGTCATGCTTGATATTCTAACAGAATCGATTAAGAAAAAAGCCACCATAGAACCGAACGAAAAAGCCAGCATTAGAGAACTATATTACAAGTGCTGGGGTTATATGACACTGGTTGATTCGTCCGATAAATATTAAATCGCTATGACACGCACACTATTTCAAGCGCAAGACATTGCATGCACGACCGACTGCGCACGATATCGGGAGGGCAATTGCCCGTTTTTTTGGTCAGACAAGGTAAACTGCCCGCGTATTCGTTTCTACATGCACGGGTACGACGTAAGCGACAGTGACGAGGACTTAACAGATTAGACGACATGGACAAGGACTTAATAGAAGCCGTGCAGCGGGCGTGTACGACAGACTGCCTCCAGTACCGCCACAATACGTGCCCGTATCGTTGGACTGCAAAAATGAAGTGTCCGAACGTAAAGCGGTACCTTGACAAATGATAACCAACTGCGACTCAAAGAAATCATCGACAAATTCAGTAACCATTAAAACCAAAGAATTATGAAACTGAACATCATCCAACTCGCAAAAGTAGCAAAATGCACCGCCCTGTTATTGTTGGCAGGTGCCGTATGGTCCTGCAGCAGCAAGGACGAGGTGGAGGAAATGCTCTCCACAGAGACTACACCCGTCACCTTCCAGGTGGACGCACAGACGACCCCCATCTTCTTCGACTTCACCGAAGGCTGGCGCTACATCGGCTCCGACACGGTGAAAAGCGCCAGTTACAAGGCATCTGCCATAACACTCGATCTCCGTCAAGGCAAGCACAATATTGTTGCCGTGAAAGGCATCGAAACAAGCAACGACGTTCAAAAAACGGGTGTCCACTTTGACCCGAGCAATCGCACATTCTATCTGCAATCCGAGTACGATGCACACGGGCTCGAAGCTGAGACTGCAATGCTTGGTGTTCCCTCCGCCGATGTCTGTTATTGGCGCCGTCAGCTCGAAGTGTCGCCATATCTTCTGCCCGAACAGAAGCCGGAGTACACGCCTGTCACAGCTAAGCTTTACATCGGTCCTCAATCAGTAGTGCCTGCCGAAATACAAAAGGATATGCGTGTCGTCGGTACTTACATAAAGACAGAAGTCAAAGAAGTGCCCGTCGTCGAGCAAGTGGGCCTGGATAACAATAGCTATAAACTGCGCAAAACTCCGCATGAGATTTACGCTGTATTGAGCGGAACGGAGAGCAGCGGCTTATCGTACTCTACCAATTGTCCGTACATCACACTTTGTCCGGAAGGAGGATTGCATGACATCAGCCTCACGATCCGCGTGTCGGCAGAGGTAACGATGAGCGACGGCTTTTTCCAACACCCTTACCGTCGGGACTACACGGTGCGTCTTCCAAAATTCTCGCTGCAGCGCGGTTATGTAACACGCTTGAGGGGCGCAACACTCTACTCTGAAAAACCAGAAGACTGGACCGTAGAGATGGCGCCTTACGAACAGTGAAATACTCACCCTTTAACTCCACGCCGCCAGCCAGCCACCGCGCCGACTGGCGGTTTCTTTTGCCCATCATTCCGCTCATATCCTCGAAATGGCTCGCCTCCCGTTAGGACAAACCTCCATTCGCGTCTGCGAAACGCGCGTGCGTAACGCATCTACAATGAACTCCCGTTAGGACAAACCTTTCTTCTCCCAAGCGTAACGCGCTTAATATCAGCCATTCATTGCAAGGTTTGTCCTAACGGGAACCCGCCGTCACACCTCTCCAGTCCGACCTTCCAATATCATCCCGCCCCGGTTCACTCAAAAAACTCCCATCAGAACAAACCTCTCCAGGTAGAAACTTATAACGTCTTAAAAATCAATAATTAAAATGAAAAAGAAAGAAAACTCCTCGATTCGAGATAAGTATTTTTTTGTATATTTAAGAATACGATATAGTATATAGACGCGGCGCAGTGGTTGTAAATCAGCTACTTGCGTCAAAAAAAGTTTGTCCTGCCTGGAACTTTTATCCGCAAAAGTTTGTCCTGATGGGAACCGAGTTTTGCCCTGCCTGGAATCGTGCTTTGTCTCAGTGGGAGCACAGGTTTGTCCTATCTGGAGGTTTTATTCATGAGGTTTGTCCTGATGGGAGCCGGCTTTTGTCCTGTCGGGAGGTTTTGTCCCAACGGGAGCACCACCATGCGGTTTGTCCTTTTAGGAAAAGACTTTTTGTCTTTTCCGGAAATGTAGGTTTATCTTCTTCGGAAACGCACGTTTATCCTTTTCTGAAACCGAAGTTTGTCCTTTTCGGAAGCGGCAAAACATAACTCTTTGACCAACAAATCAAACGAATTTGAATAAAAAAGTGCTTAAAAATATAATTTTCTCCCTTTTCGTTTGGAGGTTTATTTATTTATTTATACCTTTGCCCGCAGCTACAACTCATTTTTATACTCATCATGGGAAGAAAAAAGAAAGAGAAGAGTATCACCGTAGGTATCTCCGACCTCATCTACCAGCCGCACAAGATGTCGCGTCTGCCGGCGCTCGACAGTCGCGTGGCCTCGCGCACCATCCTTGCCATCCTGCAACGTCTGCAGGGACTCTTCGCCCTGGCCCGTGCTCAGGAACGCGACCCGCAGCTTTATCTGAAGTTCGAGACCGACCAGTTCGAGGTGAAGAAGTCGGCCACCAGCAGCTTCGAGCGTGGCGACGTGTTGTTTAACCTCTCCCTCTCCGACATCGCCGAGCCCAACCACTACCCGGAGGTCCGTGCCGCTCTGAAGGGACTGGAGCACGTCAAGGTACTCGTGCCTGTCAAGGAGGAACCGGGCAAATACCGCACCTCCTCGCTCATGGACATCAAGGGAGAATACGATGCCGACGGCAATCTCATCGGTACCAACTTCTCCGTTATCGTACCCCGCATCACCGCCGAGAACATCCTCGACATCAACCTCCTTGGTGGGTTTAGCAGATTCTTACTTTTCACCGCTTCACAGTTCCGCAGCGACTACGGCTACACGCTCTACATCCGCCTCTCCGACGAATGGCGCCGCTATGGCGACGTCTTCGAGATAGGCTACGAGGATCTGCGTCAGAACATGGGCTTCGTCCTGGAGAAAGAGGAATACAAGGACAAGGACGGAAAGGTTAAGGAGCGCATCATCGACCACACCAAGAAGCACGCCTCCTGGTCGCTCTTCTGCCGCTACGTCCTCAACCAGGCACAGGAGGAACTGCAGATGATGGCCGATCGCCAGCCGCCCGTCACCGACTTCACCTTCTCCTACGAAGGCCTGCTCAACGGTCAGCCTTTGCCTAAGTACAAGCGGCCCGACGCCATCCGCTTCACCATCCACCCCACCGCCGTAGGTCGCAAGTTGGCTGCCGATACGGCCTTCTCTGCCCAGAGCATTCAGGCTCGTCGCATGATGACTGACATCTTCGGTCTCACTGAAGGCCAGGCTCGCACCTTTATGCGCCGCGTCACCCCCGACAATGTGGGCGACCTCCTGCGTGTGATGCAGCAACTCCAGTCTGACCTCGATGCCGGACGCCGCAAGGCCAACAACCGCACCGCCGTTGCAGTCGATGAGATAAAGAAGTTCCTCAATAAGCAAAAAGAGGATGCCATCATAGAAGCCGAGGAGGTACCGACTACTCAGTGTAATCCGACTATTCCTCCGGCTACTCAGAGTGTAGAATCCGAGACCGTCGCCTCTCCCGACTCCCGCTGGCAGCAGTTCATCGACCAGGTGCTCGCCGACTGCCCCACCGACAACGATCGCGCCATGCTCGGCCCTTTCCTCCGCGAAAGAATCTGTCAGGCCGTCTTTGCCGACGACACCCTCGCCCTCACCGTCGGCACCCAAGCCTCCTACGACTGGTTCCGTGACTCCTACGGCTCCTTCTTTGCCAAGGAAAGAGAAAAGCACCTGCCCGGCATTGAGATAAAATTTTTCCTCGACTAAGCCTGCGTCTTACCCCTGCGCCTTGCGGTTTCCCCGCCCCTGCGCCTTGCGGTTTCCCCGCAAGGAAACAAGCAAGAGAGGGCCGCAACCACCTGGCACGCTGCCAATAAAAAAGGCGGCCACACCGACCGCCTTTTTAAGTTGTAGCTTTGCATAAGAAGGTAAGAGATTGCACAAAGGTACGAATAAGCGAGCATAGTACAAAATAAAAAGGCAATTTTCTTTCGGAATATTGAGCGAAAGTACCTTCGACGATAGTCAAATCGCACGAAAAAACGCAAAATCAAATACGAATTAACAGATTTTAACCAAACGAAAACACGCCCTCTCGGCTTTCTGATTACTCTGCCTCACTCTCCACTCTTAACTCTCTTCTCCCTCCTCTGCCATTCCCTCCTGATGGCATCCACATGGTAGCTTGGTGTCTTCGTTTCCTCGCAGAACGCCTCCACCATCTCCTTGGCCGGGTACCTGCGTCCGCCCTGTTCCTCCGCATATTTCTGGTCGAAGTCCGCCACTGCTGTCCAGAACGTCTTGCGCACGATGCCCTGCAGCTTCGTCGCCTGCTGTCTGCCGAAGCTCACGTCCCACGTCCACGGCCTTACTACGCCGAGCCGCGTCAGGCACATCTTCGGGCACTCGATGGGTACGAACAGCGCCAGCTCATCGCGTGTCACGCCGTACAGCTCCGCTGTGGCCTCGGCATCCAGTGTCATCCCGGCCTCGATGCAGTTCCGGCGTGTCACGCTCATGCTGCCCTTCACCTTCACCGGCTCCATCGTGTCCTCCGCAGCCTGCATCCTGAAGGTTGCCTTGGCTCCCGGCAGGTGCTGCAGGCTCACCACCCGCCGCCCGTGCGCCGTCACCTCGCCGCCCAGCTCCCGCTCCAGCCAGCCCTGCATATAGTCCGTCACCCTCAGCCACGCCATCGCCGGCTGTCCTCCCTTGCTGTTGTTAGCCATCGTTCTGTCTTTGGTTTCTTCGGCACAAAGATACAACTTTTTTCTGAGCTTCAATCACCCATCGAAAATTATTAGAAAACGCCCCAAATTATTAGGATTGCCCCATTTCTAATAATTTGTCTAATAAAATATCAATCAACGACTTACGCCAATTTTTGCCATTTTCAATTATTAGAAAAGAATATTTTGTAATAGATTGGCACACAAAAAGATACATCACGTTTTGAGGCAAATTATTAGAAAATGCCCAAATTTTAGGTAAACTATAAAAAACATAAAAAACTGCAGACACAATCTTATTACTTCACAATCCTCATCACGTCGCGCAAGAGCTCCCCGTACTCCTCAATTAGTAAAAAGACATTTTCAAATAAAAGGAAAATGTTGATATATAAATAGTTATATATATAGTATAAATAATTCTTTAATATTTTTACTATACTTTATAAATCAAAAAAACCTCGAATAATTAAAATTCTACAATATAAATAACACAAAATCAGCGATTTGTGCCGTATTTGCCGACTTAATATCTCCCGAATATCCTGATATTTTTGCGGCGCTTTTTGGGCCGCTGCGTGTAATAAGTGTTTAATCTCTTGCGCGTTATGCTGAAAACCCGTACCTTTGCATCGCAAACACAAACTGAATAAACCAGAGGTATCCGACCAAAGAACCACCGACCGTGAGGTACGTTTCATGTTGTAATTCATAAAAGACGACGGATTTCACCACTTCATCCGTCAGCCGTCGCGCCGATGTTGTAGCTTTCTTTGGCGCGGCGGCTTTCTCAATTCATAGTTCATAGTTCATAGTTCATAGTTCACTTTTCTCAATTCATAGTTCATAGTTCATAGTTCATAGTTCACTTTTCTCAATTCATAGTCCATAGTTCATAATTCATAGTCCATAATTCATAGTCCATAGTTCATTTCAGTTCACTTTTCTCAATTCATAGTTCATAGTTCATAGTCCATAGTTCCGCTCGCTCGGTTTTCTGATTACTCTGATTACTCCGAGTATTTCGAGTATTCGGCCCGACCTTCCCCTGTGCGCCAGCCCCATTTTTCACTTTTCACTCTTCACTTTTCACTTTTCCATTCCTCCCTTGACTCCGCAGCTCATTATACCGATATTACCACCAAAACAAACCCATACCACTATGTACGAAGAATACCAACTCCATTCAGACCCGGCATCGCCCTTCTATCACCAGTGGCCACAGGCTCCTGCGCCGTCCGACGGTCCCGACTCGGACCGAATCGGCTGCATCGCCAGCATCATCTCGTGGACCATCGCCTTTGTCATCTTGTTCATCCTCTGCGCACTCTCCTCCTGCCGCTCCACGCGCACCGTCGTCGTCGAAGCGCGCGACAGCACCTCGACCCACGTCCATACCAACACCGTCTTCGTGCCCGACACCATCCTCGTGCCCCTGCCGCCCGAGCGCGTCGTAGTCGTGGCCCCCGACACGGTGTCCGACCTCCGCACCTCCGTGGCCGAGAGCCATGCCGCCATACGCGGTGGGCTCCTCCACCACGAGCTGCGCAACCTCGACGCGCCCCTGCCCGTGCCGGTGCAGACTAAGGTCATCACGCGCGACAGTATCGTCTATCTCGAGCGTGAGGTGCCAGTGCCATACGCCGTCGAAGTCGAAGTGCCGGCGCCCCTCACCTGGTGGCAGCACCTCCGCCTCTGGCTCGGCAACATCCTCCTCATCGCCCTCGCCCTCGCCGCCGGCTACGGAGCCTTCCGCCTTTGGCGCAAGTTCCACCATCTCTGAGTACTCGGAATACTCGGAGGACTCAGAAAACTCAGAGTACTCGGAAAACTCTGAATACTCGGATTACTCGGAATACTCTGAGTACTCCGATTACTCCGAAAACAAAAAAGGCAGCCCGTCAGGACTGCCTTTTTTCTCCACTCTCACCTACACCCTCAGCACGAAGTCGTCCGCCCTGAGGATGCAGCAGTCGCGCAGCCGCCGTGTCTGGCCGCTGGCCGTGAACTGCACCAGCCGCGAGGGGAACGCCCCCGGCCCATCGACATCCACCGCCACCGTCACGCATTCCTCACCCAGGATGCAGTCGCCGTTCGATGCTGCCACATACCACACCTTCCACGGTACCCGTTCATCTACCATCGCCCACTTGCCGTTCACCTTTTGCCGCGCCTGCCTGGTGCGCTCCGCCACCATTCTCAACTCAGATAATGCTAACTGTTTCATGTTTCTATTTTTTTCTTCTCGCACAGATACCACAGATACCACAGATTTTTTATGGAATCAGCCCAGCCCTTCGCCGCTGCCGCCCTGCGTGTCGCCGCCCGAGCTGGAGCCGCCCTGAGTCGTGCCGCTATCGGTATCGTCCTGGTTGTCGTCATCGTCAGGGTCGTCTTCGTCCGTGATGAGCTTCACACTCATCGCCTGGACTATCTCGCGCATCTTCACCGAGGCGCGGAACACCAGTTTCTTCCGCCTGATCTTCACGTCCGCCGCATCGTCCGCCGCCACCGTCGAGATGCTGGGCGACAGCGTACCGATACCCAGGTCCACCGACCGTCCGTCCTTAATCGCGTCCTCCACGGCCAGCACCATGTAGCGCAGCACAATCTCTGCAGTCGCCTGCTGTAGTCCCGTCTCGTGACTGATTTCCTTAGCCAGCCGCTCCAGTGAGAACGGGTCCGCCAACCGGCGCCGGCCCACGAACTTCACTTCCTTCTCCTTGCCGAAGCCTATCTTCGCCTCGGACTTGACATAGTGCAATGCCATAATTTTTCCGTTTTTTAATTATTAAAATTAGTTAAACCTATGTGACAAATCGGGCCTCGATGCCCAAAATACCGTTTCGCGCCCCTCAGAAGATGTTCATGTTGCTCGCGCAACACTCGAATGTTACCCCCGGTAATACTCGAATATTGTGCCGACAATACTCACATCTTCCAGCGAGACCATCCAAAAGATACACTTTCAACCGCCGCCCAGCAAGGGCGAACTGAAGAGGGACAACTGAGTGTTGTCAATACGGGGTGATAATTTCACACAGATACCACAGATTACACAGATTTTTATGCTTTTCAACATAAAATAGAAAATAGTTGGAGAAAGATTTGCACAGATAAAAAATGTATTATATCTTTGCAACCGAAAACAAGCTACAGCGGATTATGGAAAGAAGAGAGATTAAACTACCTGTCACAAAATTGAAGGGTTATCTGAATGAGGTGGGCATCCCCGTCAAGGTGCTGGCAGAGATGGCCGACATCAATCCCGTGCATCTGTATAAGTGCTTGGCCGGGGAGGTGGACGAGCGTAATGGTTCTGTGCGTACTCTGAGCGACGAGAATGTGACACGTCTGCAGGAGGCTTTGCACCAATTTTCGCTCCGGCTAAAGTACATCTTTATATTTTATAATACCGACAAGGAGGTGCGCAAGCGGAATGGACGCTGCTACTGTCCCGACTGTGTGGAGCAGATTAAGACGCAGTTGGCTCCGTCGCTGAGCATTCTGCCGTTCATGCACTATGCGTTGGGGTGGAATCGTAGTAAGGTGCGCAATGTGATGGACTTCAAGAACAGCATCGCCTATGGCAATATCAGTCGGGACGACGTGGACCGCATCAACGTGACGCTTGCCGAAGTCGCTACCCGGCTTGACATATTAACCCTGATAAAAGACTGACTTCCTCTCTTTATATATATAATAAGGTATAGGGCTTCGTTGCATACTTTTTATTGCAACGGAGCCTTTGTTTTATTTTTGGGGTTGCTATTATGTAAACACCATTCAACGCCTTTTCGGTTCCAGCCAAACCACTCTATACATGAAGCGCACCCCGCGCCTCGCTCGGGGCCTCGGGTGGGTGCCGACCCCTTTTAGGGGTCGCATATATGCCGACCGACCGACCACCGACCAAGCAGCGCCCCACTCCCCATAGGGAGTGACCACCCACCGATGCCGACCCCCCTCCCTAATGCGCCCACCTAACGCAAGGCTAAGACAGCCCCAGAGGGGCAGTCTTAAAAGTCCGATTTGGTGGGTCGGTTGTCGGACTGGGCAGCAGGGTCGGCCATCCCCTCCATGAGGGGATGATGCCTTATGGGGTCGGCAAGGTAGGACGGATTCGGGGCAACCCCATAGGGGTTGAGGTTAGGCTGGGGGTCGAAAGCTGCCGATGGCGTGGACGCGCGCGAGGCCCCAACACTTTTTTAACATTCCGAAGAATGTTAAAACAAGTGTTAAAAAATATTTCCTCATGACGCGCGCCTCGGAGTCGTAACTTTGCAGCGGCAATCGGCCAAAGACGGCCGACCCACTAACGATAAAATTTTCAATTTTATGGCAACTCAAAATTCCAGCCGTGCCCTTAAGGGCAACACCGAGAGCAAGAACGCTGCAAAGCAAGTGAACAACCAGCCCGCAACCCGTAGGGTTGTCGAGACCCGAGCCATGTGGGATGTGATTTTCAATCACAGCGTCTCGCTGGTGGTGGCCTATGCACGTGGCCAGAAGCCGACCGACCCTCGCAAAGGCTTTGCCTTTGAAGCTATTGCGACCCAGCCCCACAGTCGAGCCTATGCACAAAACCTCCTCAGAGGTTTTGTGACAGGCAAGGCCGGCAAAGTCCTGAAGGACTTTGATGACCTATCCAAGGCCGAAAGCCGTGAGAAGATTGCTGTAGCAATCTTGCTCGACTGCAAGTTGGCCAAGGAGGGCACCGAAGGTGCCAAGCGCATCTTGGGCAAGGCCACGCCCCAGCGTGAGAAGGCATTCGCCGAGGCAGTTCTTACAGAACTGAGCAAACCTACCGAGCAGCCTACTACCCCCAAGGGGGGTAGGGCGAAGAAGTCCGACGACAAGGCTACTGCCCCTAAGGGCAGTAAGGCCAAGGGCGAGAGCAAGCCTAAGGCTACCACCCCTAAGGGTGGTAAGGCCAAGAGCGAGAGCAAGCCTAAGGCTACCACCCCTAAGGGTGGTAAGGCCAAGAGCGAGAAGGCAACTGCCCCTAAAGGGGCAAAGGCTAACGGCAAGGCCAAGTAAGTAAGCCTACGGCTTAACGGCCTACCCAGTACAGCCCTCACCCCTTAGGGGTGGGGGTTTTTTGTTGCCGTCCCGATACGTGGGCGGCCACACACGGCCTGGGCGCATAATGCACGCCCACGAATCGCGATCGCGCCCCCGTTCCTTGGGGGTAGGGTCTGGGGAGGGGGTCGCTGGGTGGACGCCCATAACGGCTTCGGAACGTGGACGGCCACGGCGCGACGGCATGGGCGTCCACCCGTCGCGACATCGTGGGCGTCCACATCGTCGCTGGTGGGCTTCCATTGTCGGGCTGGGCTTTGGCCGTCCACCTAAACGCGGAGTGGTCGCCCACATGAGGGGAGTGGCAGCCCCTAAACGCGAAACGACGTGGACGGCCATAACGCATGAACGTGGACTTCCACCTGACGGGAAAATGGACGGCCAGAGGTGCCTAATGGCCGCCCAACGTGGACGGGTGTGGACGTCCATTGTGGAGGGTGGTGGTCGCTTATTGGCCGTCCATTGTGGACGGAAGTGGACGCAGGATGTGGGCAGGGGTGGGCGACCATCGTGGCCTTATCTGGCCGTCCACATTGGACGCGGGTGGTCGCCCATCGTGGACGAAGCTGGACGCTTATTGGCCGCCCATCGTGGGCGGAGGTGGGCGCAGGGTGTGGGCTTATTGGCCGCCCATCGTGGGCGGAGGTGGGCGCAGGGTGTGGGCTTATCTGGCCGTCCACATTGGATGCGGGTGGTCGCCCATTATGGACGCGGGTGGTCGCCCATTATGGACGGGAGTTGGACGGCCACCTATCCGCGTGTTGGACCCCCACCTAAAGGCGCAATGGACGGCCACGCGGGTGAAATGGCCGCCCACCTATTTGCGTTGGCCGCCCACCTGAAGCGCGCATGGACGCAGATGGACGCGCCTTAATTGGGCGCCCACACACGGTGGGCAAGCCTGCTAATCGCGCGAGTCCACGCGCAGGAAAAAATGAACTTTTTTTAACATCGTAGATGATTAAAAAAAGTCAATTTTGCGGACCGACCCCAAATTTGGAAAACCGATGTTCCGTGTCGTATATTTGCACTCGGTAACTCGCCACTGACGGCGAAGCCACAAACTCTCAAAATTCAAATCGCTTTATGGCAACACGTAACGACAAGCGCAATGGCGCAAACAACGCAACTCACGAGAACATGAACGCTGCAACGCAGCAAGTTGAGAACCGCAAGAACGGCAAGGCTCCTGCTGCCCCTACGCCCCAGGATGGCACCCCCGTACCCGCAAAGCTCGAAGAGCTCGAAGCACGTCTGACCGAGAAGACCACCGCCCTTAACGAAGTTAAGAAGCAGTCGCAGAAGCTGTCCGAGAAACTCGCTAAAGCGAGAGAGGACGCTGACAACCAGCGTTACTGCGTAGCAGTAAGTCGTCAGAACTTGGGCACGGCTACGGAAGACGACCTCGCCATCATCGCCAGCCGTAAGGCTGAGAACAACACGGCCGAGGGTTTGGCAAAGTTCTTTGCCAAGGAGTTCAAGGATAGCGACGAAGTCGCTAAGGCTCGTGAGGATGTCCGTGCCGAGGAGGGCTCTCTCGCTTCGGCTATAGCCGAAACCACTCGCCAGTGGAACAACGGCTACGCCGTTCTCTACGGCTCTATCGGCATGAACAAGCAGAGCTTGAAGTCCATCCCAACCCTGCTGAAATCGGCGGGTTTTAACCCCTTCCTCCAAGTTGCCACTGCCGACGGCCTAAAGGCCGCTACGGTCACTCGGACAGCCGTCCGCAAGAACGGCAAAGCCGTCAAGAAGGACGGCAAGAGGGTGTATAGATACACCCTCAGAGAGCGGACCAAGTGGTCGGCCTATGGTCTCTTCGAGACTATAGAGCGCAACTTCCGGATGGCCGATGTGTACACCGAGGACGAACTGAAAGTTCGTATCGAACTCCTCAACACCCAAGTCAGTGCCCTAAAGGCACTGAAGAAGGCCAAGGAGGATGCCAAGTCGGACGTCCCCGAGGTAGCGGCTAAAGCCGCCGAGAGCGAGAAGGCTCTGGCCGATGCTGCTGAAGCAGCAGGTAAGGCCGTCAAGGAGAACACCAACGCCACCACCCAGCACACCACCAAAGGTGGTAAGGCCGAGAAGGTCGCTTAACGGCCTATAGGCCGCAGGGCTTACCGCAGTCGGTGCGGCTAACCCCAAGGGGTTAGGGTCGGTCCGAATCCGACTTGCCCACAATCCTGCACCCATAACGAGGCGTCTGCCTCGTTCAGCAGGCCGACGAGTTCCATCGGTTTCCCTTCGGGAAAGAGTGAAACCGAGCCTCCTGCCCCTAAAGGGGAGCCTCTTTAAGAGGTCGAGCCAAGTGCCCAGGCTGCTCCGACCTAAGGTCGGGTGGTGGATGGCTAAGACCATTGAACCCTATCAGGGTTCACAGTAGCGAAGCTGCTGCCTTGCTCTTTGAAATGTTGAACGGCTTGTATCCCTGCGTTCCTTATTGGGCGAGCTTTGTCTGGTAGGGAGTTCCGCCAAGAGTCTATCAAGGTTGGCGGTATTGGGTGAAGTGTAAACAGGACGATGTGTCTATACGGCACGATACGACGGACGGCCATGCGCGGTAGTGGTGGCATAGGACGAGCCAGTAATGGCTCGGAGTAAAGACCCTATCGGCATAAAGCAGCCGGACTAAAATGAGCGTATTGTGGACTGGAGATGCTACTGGACTGCACTTGCGAACTGTCGCAGGGTGGGGTGTCATCGGGAACGGTGGCATGAGCGCCATACAAGTACGGACGGTGGGAGAGACCACAGAGTGACTGAGACGCTATACGGCTGGGTAGCGGGTGAACACGAGAGCGGTATGGGCAGTAGGAGACCTCGGCTATAAGACAGCGGTATGCCAACCTATTGGCGGTAATGAGTAGGCGGCGGGCAGTATTGCAACCCCGCGCTATCAAGTAGGAGCAATCGGCAATTTTGGACGTTACCAAGAATTGACGGAGGAGGAGTGCGAAATGGCGGAAGTCCGCCTGTCTGCACATAGCCGCACAAGTCTGTGAGGCACGCGAATCTCAACGCTGGGCACGGGTGTCCGGCGCGACTTGGCTATTGGCAACAAGACAGCGGACGGAATGGGCTATTATGGGCGTGCTATGCATCTGCGTAGTTTCGCTTGGGGTTCGAGTCCCCACACCCCACAAACGGAATTTTGAGTCTGCTATGGGCGGTCGTCGTGACGACGTTTGGCTATCTGCACGCCCATATTGTGCGAACATTATTATCCACACTATAAAGTTAAAACGATGGCAAGAGAAACCACTATCGGGAAAGTACACGAAGGAGACTTTGTGCGCTTTCGTGACACCGACACGGCTCCCGTGTGGGTGCGCCAACACTACGACCGCAGCAGCCGGACCTATTCGCTCTGCAAGTACGACGATGCTAACCACGAGCGTTTCTGCAAGGGGACGCAAAAATGTTACGTCGATTTCGACTTCTGACCTATGGCTATTGTACTTGAACTGCGCCCGAAGTATCAGGAACTGCGGGCGAAGGAAACCTACACTCGCGAGGAAGTCTTGGACATCCTCTGCGAGTTTGCGAAATCTGTCTATCCCGACATCGCACCTGAACGCATTCGGGAAATCGTTATCAACAACTTCTAAATTTTAGAGAACCTATGAAAAATTTAAAGCTTGCGGGCACTATCTGTGCCTGCATCGGGCTGGCACTATGTACCGGCTCGTCGATTATGAGCGGCATCCTTGCCGTCTCATTCCTCGGCGTGGCCGTCGTGTGCCTGAATGCAGGTGCACGTAGTGCACATGCCTCCGAACGCAACGCGCTGCAGCAGGCAGCGTAAACTCTATCATGTCACACAGATTACACAGATCACACGGATTTCTTTCTGTGTTATCTGTGCTATCTGTGTGAACTTATCCCAAAAACTCAATCATTCAAAATTCAAAATTATGGCAACCAAGAAAACTATGGCAAGCACCGCCAAGAAGCGTGCAACTATCATCGCTATGGCCGCTATCGCAGGGGCAAGTGTATCACAGACAACTGCAGCCGCACGTCAGGCCCTGGCCGACATGCGCAATCAGGGTGACCTCGGGCACGTCTATTCCGTGCAATACACATGGGATCCCTTCGACGGGATGCTGGCGTAATTTATCTCACACGGATTCCACGGATGACACGGATTTCTTTCTGTGCTATCTGTGTTATCTGTGTGAACTAAAACTCAAAAAAAACTATGGCAAAGAAACTATCATGGGACGAAGCACTGCAAAGGTTGCTTCGTGGCGAAAGTGTGAACGCCGCCCGCATCAGTGAGGGTGGCGTCTGCTATCTGCGCCACCAGGCATGGGCGCACGGCTATCGCCTGGAGGACAGTGGCATCTTTGAGTACAGAACCTATTCATTCACTAAAGCGGCATGAACTATGGCAACAATATCAAAGGAGCTGAAGGGCTATATCCAACGGGAAGTGGAAGCCCTGTGGCACGCTCGCTGCGACAGTGCAGCGGGCACGGGATGGGGACGCTCGTATGGCGTACCACGCGAGAAATTCGCACTGCACAAGGCCGGCATCCGCGTCAAGGAAAACAGCGTGGAGCAGGACGGGCGGAAGTTGGCTATCATACACCGCCGCTATGCCCAGCGCAAAGTGAACCTATACTATCGTGAACTGAAACCTACTATCGAATGGCTGGAGGCCGCATAAGACTATGGCAAACAAGTTATCTTTCCGGCGGGGCGCGAAGGTGCGCTACGTCAAGACTCACTACGACTATTGGTGTAACCCTATTGGCACTACCGAAGAGGTCGTGACGATTGTGGATAGCCCGCGTGACCCCGAGACGGGGCACTATTGCCGCCACTACGACTGGCACGCTTATGTGAAGGTGCGCAATGCGAAGGGCGAAGTGTATGAGGCAGGGTGCGACAATTTGGAAGTGTACAACACTATCTGGGACCTGACGCACGATGAACTCATGCAGCTGCGTGGGCAGGTGGTGCTCGGCTCATGCTATCTGAGCGACTACAACAATAAATTTGGTATCGACCCCAACCAAGTCTATACCTTCTGCGAGGGTTACGGCGAGGAAATCGGCTGGGACGACGAACAGGACACGCCCGAAGCCTTTGCCGACTATTGCGAGGGTGTTGAGAAGTGGGAAGAAGCCGCATAACACACGGATTCTTTTTCTGTGCTATCTGTGCTATCTGTGCGACAAAAACATCAACCTATCAAAATTCAAAAGTTATGAAGCAAGTACGAGTTAGCGTGTATCGTGCCGCTGATGGGCGCGACTGCACGAATGGTGGCGTGACATCGCGCCACGACGCTATGACCCTCTTCTATGACTGCCGGAGGGAGGCAGCATTGCAGTACTGTAAGTACAACGGCATCGACCCCGACGGGTGCCTGGTGCTTGTGAAGCGCACGCTGTGGGGCGAGCAGCACAACTATGCCGCCCCGCTGGTGCATCAGAGCGGCAAGTGCGGCCCTATGTTCGGAGGAAACTTTGTCTTTACCTCGGACAGCCGCATGGCCGAGGCGATGGGCACAACGTGCTCATGTCCGGTGGAGGTGCATGACCGCTACGAGACCACCGAGGAGTACGCCACATATAGCAACTGACCACGATTTTATCAAAAACAGATACGACTATGGAAACTATCATAAACAAGAAATGGAATCGCACCGACGTGTTCGAGCCAGTGACGGAGGTGCCTTTCGGCTATTTCGTCTGGAATATAGGGCGGAAGAATTTCCCCTATGAGCGTTGCATACCGCTGGCAAAAGACGGACATAACGAATACGAGTGGCAGCGCAATATCGACCCGACCTCACTCAAGTATATTGAGGTGGCTACCGAGGAGCTGGCCCTGCGCATATTGAAAGAGGCGTCTATGCGAGGATGCGACCGAGAGAAGTTTTACAGAATGATTAACGCCTAAACGACAATACGACTATGGCAAACCCAAGAGTGTATGTTGGTACTTATGGCAAGTACAACCGTGGCTCGCTGGCCGGTGGTTGGCTGAGTCTGAAAGAATGCAAGGACTATCAGGACTTCCTGCGGAAATGTGGCAGACTGCATCGCGGGGAGCACGACCCTGAGTTTATGATACAGGACTGCGAGGACTTCCCAGACGGGCTGAATTGCGGCGAGTGGCTATCGGAGCAGGATTTCAAGGATGTTATCGCCGCCTGCGAGGAGGAAGAGCGGCAGGAGTCTGTAGCCGACCGGTTGCGGGTCGCCCTGCGTGAACGTCTGAAGGCCGACGGCAAGGCTGTCCCTGCTGATGACGAGCAGACGCTGCTGGAGGAATACATGAAGGAGTACGAGAAGGTGTGGCCCGACGACAAGTCGATGCTGGACTATTGCCGCAAGGAGTTCTCGGGTGCCGTGCGCCTGCAGAACGGCGGCATCCTCTATTTCGAGAAGCCGAGCATCAAGACGGAGTTTTGCTTCGGCTATTCCACCTGCGGACAGGGCGCAGAGTATGACGAGGCGAACAATGCGGCGCGGTCGGCGAGGACGGAGGGCTACTTCCTGCACGCCAACCTGGACGAGATGGACGAGCGCATCCGTGCGCTGGAACTGAACTGTTGCTATCCCGAAGGGGAGTGGAATGGCACCTACGACAACCTAACGTGGTACATTCAGCGGAAGAGCTATTGCAGCCAAAAGGAGGAACTGAACTTGTTCGAGTTCCGCGCCTGGCGCGAATACGACGTGGAGAACGAGCCGTGGCGATACACGCCGGGCAGTTACGAGAAGATGTCGGACGCCGACCGCATGACTATCCTCGGCGGCATGAAGCGTGAGCGAGAGAAGTTCGAGAAGCGGCTGCGTGCCTATCTGAAACGCTACGGCACCACGAAGCTACGCACATGGACCTACTGGCTGGACGAATAGGGTAGTGGATGCTGTGCTATCGGCATGACGGGCTTTTTCAATTCACAATTCATAATTCACAATTCATAATACACAATTCATAATTCATAATTCATAATTAAAACTCAATCACTATGGCAAGAACAACCGATTATCTCACCTTCATGGTGGATGTGACCCCATACGAGCATGAGGGGAACAACTATAATGCACTGAACATCATCGTGGCCTATCGCAAGGGGCAGGGTTTCGTTATCTGCTGGCAACCCGTGCGGAAGACGGACATGGGTTATATCACTGGTCCTATGCCGAGCCGCGACCCACTCGTGGGCGGCAAGGGATTCGTGGCAAAGGAGGCATCGCGCAACAACGCGAAGATACTGGAGATGATGAAGGCGGCCCTATTGCTTGGAGCTGAGGGCATCAAGTTCTTCTTCGACCAGCGCAACTACGACCGCCTGAAGGAGTTTATGTGCGACGTATGCAACTACGGCTATACGGCTGACGTCGAGAAGCAACTGCAAGAGACTATCAACAACAACTCAACCGATAACAACTCAAAATCATCTACAACTATGGCAAAGAAGAACATGGCCCAGAATGAGAGTGCTAACGTGCAGAACGCACAAGTGAACAACCAGGCAGACGAGCAGCCCAAACAGGTGACGCAGAAGAAGAAAGCTATTGCCGAGCAGCAGCCTGCCAAATTCTCTGTTGTCCCCTATACCAACAAGCAGGGCGAGACGGGTTACTTTCTCTTCGGCTTTGCCTCACAGGAGGAAGCAAAGGGCCTGGCCGACCGCATGGCCAAGAGCGTCCGCGAAGGCTTCCGCTATGAGGACCATACCCGCTATGACGTGGTAGGCTTCCCGCCCCGCTATGCTCAGATGGCACAGCAGATGTGCGATGCACTGAATGCTGGCGATGCAGCTGCCGTGGCGAAGATTGCAGCCAGCACCTTCGATGTCTATGCCGCTGCCGTGGCCGACGGCAAGGCTGAGAGCGACCGCAAGCGTGCCGAGCGCAAGGAGGCCGAGGCAAAGGCAAAGGCTAAGGAGGTAGCCAAGGTGAAGAAGTCCGCAGGTCTCTATTCCAAGGAGGACGTAGCCGCTATGATGCAGACACTATTGAATGGTGGCGACGTTCCGGAGGACATCAAGGCGTTGCTGGCCAAGGTGGCGTGAGTGACTTTTTCAATGCACAGTTCATAATGCATAATTCATAATTAAATCAGTCTCGCAGAAATCGCGGATATACGCAGAAACATTTCCTCTATTTCCGCTATTTCTGCGGGACATAAACGAAACGAACTATGGCAAGCATGTATGTGACTATACGCATCGACTATGATGCACCCATCGAGACGGACATGGAGACTATCGCAGGGATGGTGTGCGAACGGGCTAACGCTCACAATCACACCATCGAGGATGGCGTGACGATCGAGAATGTGGAACTATGTGGGATTAACGAATAAAGCAAGAAACTATGGACAAGATATTATCAATGTTTTTCGAGGCAGGGCGGTGGGAATACGCCATTGCCAAGGGTGTGGGTAAGGACGTTCCGAAGAACGTGTTGTACCAACTATGCAAGCCAGAAGTGCGGATGCAGATGTACGAGGCTATCCGCACGGGACAGTACGAGATTGCACCGCCACATACGGCACTTATCCCGAAGGATACGCCAGGCGAGTTCCGCACGGTGTATGTGAACGAGGCAGCTGACCGTGTGCTGCTATCCATTGCCAACGACCTGCTGTTTGAGTTGATGCCAGACAGGGTGCATCCGCGTTGCAAGTCGTACTTGAAAGGTGTTGGTTGTGGGAGGATAGTGCAGGAAGTCAGTACGGCCATCCTTGCGGCAAAACCGCAAGGTACAGAGAAATTGGGCTGGAAGAGCGACCTGAGTAAGTATTTCGACTCGGTACCTATCCGATTCATAGATGCTGCCTTCGACATGGTAGAGGAACGGCACGGACATTCGGCCCTGATCGATGTACTGCGAAAGTATTACCATGCCGACCTCTATTTCACTCCCGATGGGGTGCTGGAAAGCAAGTACCAAAGTCTGAAGCAGGGTTGCTCGGTGGCATCGTGGCTGGCCGACGTCTTACTCTATCACATCGACGAGCGACTGACTAAGTTGAACGGCTATTACGTCCGCTATTCGGACGATATGCTCTTTATCGGGCCGGATGCAGAGCAGGCTATGCAGGTCCTCACGGAGGAACTGGCAGCTATGGAAATGCGGCTCAACCCTAAGAAGGTGGAGTGGCTGGACGAGCGGCACTGGTTTAAGTTCCTGGGCTTCTCTATCCGTGGCAAGGACATCAGTCTGAGCAGTACGAGAATCAAGACGTTTCAGAGGGAGATTGAGAACAGGACAGTGAAAAGTGGAAAATCTAAGTTCACAATCACTTCGGCTCTCAACTCCGTGAACCGCTATCTGTATCGTGGCGACGGACAGGGGCATTCGTGGGCAACGCAAGTGCTGCCTATCGTGAACGTAAGACAGGACATCGCCACGCTGAACCTGTTCGTGATGGACTGTCTGCGGGCTGCCTGTACGGGCAAGACGAAAGTGGGCGGTCTGGGCTATGACAAGCAGGGTAGGGACGGCTGCATCGTCCGTGGCAGGGGCAGGAATGTGAGTGCCAACCGCAGGAAGACGGGCGACGACATCGGCGGCTATCTGTCGCTGAGCTGTATGCAGAACGCGATGCGGACGAGCAAGGCGGCGTATGACTCGCTGGTGCGCTCACTCAACTTCTCGCAGAAAACGCAGAAAGCGCAGAAATCTGATGCTACGAGCATCGAGGAACTGGAGGCGGCGTATGCGGTGTATAAGCACTCCATTCCGAGCGAAAGGACGATGGGGCGTGTGCCTCGCTTCTATGCGCTGCCCGAAAGCGAGTTGAGCAATGACGATATGCTCTATGGCGTTCCCCGTGAACAGGCGGAGCGCGAATTGGAGAAGGTGCTGGCAGGGTTCACGATGCCTGAAGGGGCAGGGTGGTTCTGGCAGAGCGAGAACGACAAGGACTTGGTGGTGCTGCGCTCATGGTGCAGTGCCGCATAGACTATTCGCCACCGCACAGTGGCTATCCCTGCGTAGGGCGGCGCATCTTTAAGGTGCCGGCGTTTCAAACACGGGTTTCACTGGAGCCCATCTGGCAGATTTCCCAGATTGGCTCGGTTCAGCCCGTGCCACGCCGGCACTTATCATCGACGGAATAAAGACGATGTGCCAGGCCGCAAGGCGCAGGGAAGAGGGTAGCGCATACTGCCTATACAGACTATCAGAACGGCACAATTCAGCAATTCGAGCTATTAAGTCTTCTTTCACGTCGAACCCTTCGGGTCCGCAGGTACGGCGCTTCGCCGCTTCCGCTGGCTTCGCAGCCAGTACCTGCGGAACCGGGCGGGTCGCGTTCAGAAGACCAAAGCTCGAATCTTCATCGACACCATAAAGCGCTATGCCGCGCCGTGAGGATGGACTGAAAAACAAAATTATCAACCATTTCAAAACTTAAAATCATTATGAAGACTATCAACAACGACGTGAACAACAACATGAGTAACAACAACGAGACAAAGGTGATGTGTCCTGTATGCGGCACGGAGTTCGCCATCGGCGAGCACGAACACAGAGTGAAGAACGCTGTCAGCATCGGCAAGGACAGTGGGCTGGGTGAGGTCTATCTGCCTGTGAGCAAGCGAGGCGACGCGCTGAAGGCTGCGGGCGTAGATACGACGAAGTATTTCTCCATCAACCTGCCTACGGGTGGCAGTCAACTGATGAAGATGACGGACGGGGGTGTGCCTGTGGCAGTGACGGACGACGACCCTATCATGGCGGCTATCCGCACACAGGGCACGGTACCTAACCGCTCGCTGTTCCGCCGCTGGGTGATGAGTCAGGTGTTCCACGGCTTGCAGTGTTCGGGCGGTTTCACGCAGTGGCTGAAGTGGCACGGCTATAAGTATCAGTGGGAGATGCTGGTGGAGGAACTGCGTGTGCAGGCCAAGCTCTACGGCAAGGACATGGAGAACTATGACGCCCGCAACCGTTGGTTTAACCGTGAACTGGCTGTGACGATGGCGAAGGACTATGTGGAGCAGCTGCGCAAGGATGCACACAAACGTCCGACGCACAAGTGCAAGGGTGTGCCCTACATCCGCTTCTCGAACGAGAACTATTTCGTGAGCGACATCGAGAAGAAATTGATTACTCCCGTACATACACGTATCGTCGCCATCGAGAGGGCAAAGAATCCTCAGCAACTCTACGATGCCGTGCGTAACTTCTGGTGGAAAATGCCAAGCGGCAGTCAGTATTACGACCAGTGCGCCGCATGGAAGGATGCCTATAAGGGCATGGGTGCCTATGCCACGATGCAGAACCTGCTGCGCTTCCACGGCTGCGGTTTTCCCAACGGCAACCAGTTCTATCATGCCCGTCTGTCCAACCTGCAAATGCTGGAGAATGCTGCTAAGGCATACGCCAATGGTGAGGGCTGGCGTCTGTTCGGTCTGATGAAGCAGATGCTGGAGATGAACGGCATCGACATCAAGGCAAAGATGCAGGAGTGGGCGCAGGCAAAGAAGGCTAAGAACCTGCGCCGATAAGCCATACACGAAAAGGCCGTGCGACCTATCCGCTGTGAGACGTGCAGACATTTTAGTCGATCAGGATTTCAACCTGTACGTTCATCTCGTGAGGTCCGACATCCATATTGGAATGCGGACCTCCACGAGATGACCTTACAGGCCATCCTGATTGTCTCATCGACACGATACAGACACGCACCATGCACGGAGCACAGCGACTATACACCCCAGCACAGGGGACGGGCACTGCAAGACAGACGCAATTTAGTGAACAGTAGATAAGGGAAGGCGGCCTGCATCCGTCGTATCCCTATTGTTATACGACGGCTGGAACCGCCTTCGTATCTCACTGTTGACATCGAACGAGTAAAGACGATGTGCCGAGTCTGTGAGCAGTGACCTATCAGGGAGCGCACCCTATCATGCCGCAAGACATCCACGCTTTTCAAAGCGCCGGTTCACAGTTTGCCTGGGTTCCACTGGGATATTCCCAGTTCCCCAGGTAAGTTGCACCGGCACTTATCGAACCTATACAGCCATGCGCCGAGGATGGTGAGCGACAACGGGAACGGCTGCGCATACAGCCTATGAGGTTTGCAGAGCGGAACTTTCAAACGACATCAGACTTAGATAAGCTCGCCTCAGTTAGGGCGGCCAGCCTACCCGCTGGCGGCCTTAACGAGGAGAGCTCCCTCTGATGCCCATATCAACCGAATAAAGCACTATGCCAGTCCGCGAGGCAGACGAAAAAAGAAGGTACAACTTAAAACAAAAATACGCAATAAAATTATGAAAATTAAATCATCTATCGGAAAGAATGTGAACGAGGCGGTGAAAAACTGCCGTGAGGTATTGGCAAACGAAACCGTGAACCTGCTGAAGCAGATGCGTGTAGAGCCAGGGCAGGAGGTGCTGTTCAAGAGGGCGCTGTTCCTCTATCAGCACAAGGGAATGACCACTGAGACCATTGTCTGCGACCGCATCGCCTACTTCGGACGTGAGGGCAGCGAACCCTATTACATCGTCAGCATGGGCAAGGACGAGTACGTATCGCCAAAGAGCAATCTTTTTCTCTCGACAGACAGTCTGCAGGGTATCTACGAAGAGGTACGCCGCGTGGTGAGGGAAGAATAATCTGTGGTATCTGTGCTATCTGTGTGAGAATGTCGCACGGAAATCACAGAAATCACGAAAAAAGAAGGAACAATTAAAAACAAAACGAACTATGATGGAAGATTTATTCACACGGAAACAGATGGAGAACGCGGTGATGCTGGCCGCTGACCTCTATCAGGGAATGTATTACAGCCCTGCAACCGACGGCGGTGCGCTGGAAGTGGCAGGTGCTATCATTGACGAAGCCGTGAAGATGGAGGCGTGGATGACGGAGAAATATGGTAAGGACGACGACCAGTATCTCGACCACCTGGATGAGTACGAGACTCTATTGAAAAAGAAGTATGGCCTGCAGAAGAACGAGGTGACGGTTATCTTCGGGGAGAATGCGGCACAGGCCTATATGAACGACGGCGTGGACGGGCTGTGCGAGTTTATCGACGAAGGTCAGCTGGTGCGAATGACGTTCGACACGTTGGCCGAGCGGAGGGCGTATATCAGTGGCATAGACGATGCCGACGGCTGGTTGGGCAGCGCTGTGCTGGAAGACAGTGATGCCGAGAGCGAGAGAGTGAAGGCTTTATTGGACAATTAAAACAAGAAACGACTATGACTGTATTGGAACAAAGATTCATGGAGCGGGTGCCAAACCTGCTGGGCGACATCGCAGAGTCGCCGGAAACTATCGCCAAGGCCAAGCAGCCGAAACAGAAAGTATGGGTGTTAACCTATGTCGGGCTGAGTGACAGCGACTATGAAGCCAACGGCTATAGTGAGTGCCATGTGTGCGGCACGTTGGAAGCAGCCAAGGAGAAAATGCGTCAGCTGCGCGACGCGGAGATTGAGAACTGCAAGGTCGAAGGGCGCGACTATGAGATTCTGGAAGACGAGACAACGGAACTGCGCATGTCGTGGTGCTGCCACGGCGAGCAGGTGCGACTGGAAATCCACGAAGAGGAAGTGAAATAATCTGTGCTATCTGTGCTATCTGTGTGAGAAAATAACCACGGATGGCACGGATGTCACGGAAAAAGAAGTATCTTTGACCTGCGGTCGAAGGTACTCACGCTCGGAAAAGCTCAAATAAATTTGGCTTTCCGCTCACTTAATCGTACCTTTGCAAAAACAACTAACGAATATGAGAGTGATTGTAACTATTAAGGCAGGCAACAAGGCTGCCGAGAGCTTCTGTCAGGAGTTAGAAATGACCTTGCAGGAGTGCGAAAAATTGAAAGACATCGCCCGTAAGGTTAACCAGCGGGCAGGAGAAGAGTGCATAACCGCATACGTGCATCAGATTTGAGAATTATGAGTAAGACTATTAAATTTGAGATTGCACGCGATCATAGTATCGCTACTGCGTGCCCATACGGAATGAGGAACCCAAGAGTGAAGCACTGGCTGATTTTGGTTGGTTCGCTTCCATGTGGTAACTGCCAATACTTCGGGCATGATAACTATCCCGAGCATTCTATCGAATGTAATCATCCCTAATAACATTATGTTATGGACGAAACATTGAAATACTTTAAGATATCGGGCGGCGATATATCGGTCAATGTGGTGGTGGCCTGCAAGCCCGACGAGGTGGAGCTGCTGCACGAGAAGTATGCCGGCTATACGCTGGAGGAGACGGAATGCCCCGAGGGTGCTCAGATAGTCTGCGCCTCGCCGCACATCAATCCCGATCCATTCGTGATGCACAACCCGGCGGCGTACCTCGACGATGTGTATGCCAACGTGAAGAGCGCGAAATATGACGGTCCGAACTGCGGGCGCTGCCAGAACCGCTTCCGCTATTCGGAGTTCTGCACCTGCCACTACAGGCAGGCTAAACCATGCTACCGCTTCAAGCTGGAGCGGTAAACCTTACAGTCCTGCACGGCCACCGAGCCTACCACTTGACTGGATGCGGGGCGCAATCATGTTGTACATAACTTTTGAATTTTGAGTGACGGGCTGCTGCGCTGTGAAGCGCGGCAGTCTTTTTTAAGAAGACTATCAACCATCGGAATACTCAGAATGCTCCGAGCAATCAGAGTAATCCGAATAACCATAACAGCCTATGACAACGAAAGAACTTATCCCGGCACCGATTGACAACAAGAACCTGATGGAAGACGCCTTCGAGGATGACGTGTTCCAAGACTTCTATGCAGCACCAGACCACCGCAAGCGCAATATGCGCCACCTCATTGGGATGCACCGCGAGTGGGGCGGCGAGTTCGGCTGTGCTATCGTAGATGCCAAGTGGCACCATGCCGACAATATCGTCTGCATCAATGTACTGGCCGCGCCCCCTGCGGAGGACTTCGACATGGTGCGCAAGGAGGTGTATGCCGCCGCCGCAGACACCTTCAAGAGCTGGCAGTGCGAGGATAACCCCGGACTGGTGGTGAAAACGGAGGTACGCGATGCGACGCTGATTGTGACATTCTATTTCGAGGTGTGATGACAACGAGAGCTATCAACGCAGCACTGCTCGCCGGAAAGGTGGTGGTGCTCAGGGACGACCCGCTGCTGTGTATCGTCCCCGACCTGTGGGGCGAGCTGGTGGTGGTGAGCCGAGGGCAGGAACCCTTCGACACCCGACCGGCTACTCCGAGCGACAAACGAAAAGCGGTCATCCTAATCAATTCATAATTCATAATTCATAATGCACAATTCATAATTCACAATTCATAATTTACTATGACAACAATGAACTACAACATCGTCAAGACTGCTGAGGGCAGCATGACGACGTACCGAGTGGTCGGTGCGGAACAGGCGGACAATCAGGCTATCTGTCAGGCTCTGACGGAGGCGGCCAAGGATGTGTGGCAGTACCTGACGGCAATGCCCGGTGCCTATACCGCCACCGAGATGAGAAAGACGGACCTTAGCCTGCGCAACGGATTGGAACTCCCCATGGAGTTGCACACGCTGCGTGTGGAGTGCGGAAAGTTCAACCTCTGTGTGAAGCCCATCGACGACTATGGGAAGCCAAACTACAGCACTATCTTCCGTGTGCTGACCGAGTTTGAGAAGTTGGCTCGTGTGAAGCAGGGCGACCGCGCTGTGTTCACGGTGGGCAAGGAACTGGGTGCGCTGGTGTGCGAGGCTCGTGTGGTGTTGCCAAGCGACATGAAGGCCATCTGCGCCTGCTGCGGTGACGACCCCCTGTACCCTTCGATGAGCTATCCCGCCCTCGACCTCGACCGCCGTTGCATCGTGGCTACGGACGCTGTGCTGATGGTGGCGAAGAAAGTCACCGTAGCCTCTATTCACTACGAGGACAAGGTACCCGAGACGTTCTACCTGCCCAAGGAGGTGGAGCGGATGCAGGGTGAAGTGACGGTCCGGCTGTATGAGCAGGGCTGCACGGTCACGGACCAGAAGGGCACGGAGGTGAGCGTGGAGCATGAGAGGCCTTATCCCAAGTGGCACACGGTATGGCCGCCGTTGCGCGGTGGCATGACCCTCGTGGACAGCAAGGCATGGACAAAGGTGGTGAAGAGTGCCATGAACGGGATGCCGCAGAATAGCAAGTTGAAGGACGAGTCGCTGTTGCTGACCCACTATCCCGCATCGGCCAACCTCACGCTGAGGGGCTATGATGGTGCAGAGATGGTGAACGAACAGTGTATCACGGACTGCGTGGCGACCGACGAGGTACCCTACCGCATAGGAGTGTACGCACCGCGACTGCTGAAAGCCCTGGCCTTGCAGCCCAAGACGATGTGGATGGGATATTCGGAGTATGACACGCGGCCTACCCGCCTGGTGATGGAGAACGCAGAGGCGGAGATGGTGGTGGAACTCTATCGGTATGACGTGGACGACCTGCGCGATGCGCTGATGCCGACGGATGAGGAGTATGTGGTGAGCGACACCCGCCGCCTCTATCACTGCTACGACAAGGACGGCTGGCTGCTGGAGCGGGTGGAAACGAAATATCCCACCTGTGGAGAGCTGAAGACTCAGAGTAATCTGAGTACTCCGACTACTCAGAGGACTCTGAGGGCTCGGAGAACTCCGACTACTCAGAGTACTCCGACTACTCCGATTACTCAGAGTACTCCGACTATTCGGACTACTCCGACTACTCAGACCACCGCACCACTATCTCTCGCTGACCGACTGCGCGAGGCCCTGCGGGCACGACTGGCAGCGTGAGCAATTCATAATGCACAATTCACAATGCACAATTCATAATTCACAATTCATAATTCATAATTCATAATTGACTATGGCAGACAACAGTTATGCAGTAACGAACCTGCGCACTATCAAAGAAAACATCATGGCCTACGCAAGCCATGCAGAAGGGTATCAGTATTCACCGCTCTATGAGAAGATAGAGGCGGCACAGATAGCCGTACAGCAGCTTATCGACGCTATTAGCGGCGAACCTGCCGACACGACACCTGCGGACGACCCGGCGCAGGATGTCTATGCCGAGTACAGCGCGGACATGCGCAAGGCGGTGGCTTATGTCAACGAACAACTGGAGTCGGAGGACAAGGCCATTATTTGTGCCAAGGTGGATAAAAACTTCCGGCAACACATGAACCCCTCCTACAACATTGATGACGACAAGATCATCGACCTGCTGGAAGAATACGGTGCGGACCACGACCTCCCGGAAGGGTGGTGGGAAGAGGAGGCAGACATCGACGACATCGTGCTGCTGATTAACTTCGAGATGTAGGTCACACAGATAGCACAGATAACACGGAAAGACAATTCATAATTCTTGCGCCGCTACGCTCTGCAAGCGAACAAGTTCGAGCGCATAATTCATAATTCACAATTTATATGGAAAAGATGACTAAACAACAGGCTATTCAATACATCACGGACCTGATGGCGACCATTCAGGCAGCGTACTTCAAAGGACGAATGGAGGGGCATACGCTGTGGGTGCATGAGAGAATGGACGACAGTGCGGCTATCAGCATTGACCTCTACAACTTCGGAGGTGACGGCAAGCCGGTGTGCGAAGGTCTGCTGCCTTGCACCGTCACCTACGACGACAGCTCGCAGGGTAAAGGTTGGCTCTACTGCATGTGCTACAATCCCGACGATGTGACGCCCCTGACATTCATCTTTGACAGCGATGCCTTCGGCGACATCAACCTCGACCCGGAGGATGTACACGAAGATGTGCTGCAGAACATCGCCACATGGCTGGAACAGGCTATGCGGCCTATCAACTAAACCACGAATTTTTCACTATTCACTTTTAACTTTTCATTTATGTTAAACATTGTTATCACAGGCTGTTTTAACAAATCAGCCATCGACGGCTATGGCCGTCAGGCCGTGCGCTCTATGATAGCGCACTGCGGACACAAGGTTTGCTCTGAGTTGAGCAGCAAGACCGACTATCTGTGCATTGGCACCGCCAACGTGCCGGGCAGGGGAGTGGGACCGGCCAAGATGCAGAAAGCGAAGGCCCTCGGCATCCCCGTCATCACGCTGGACCAGTTGCAGGCACTGCTCGACGTCGCGTAAACTTTAACAATTAAAACCCGATTACTATGAAGTACAACGTAAGTATCACGAGAATTGGCTATGCCCACACGAACTTCGAGGTGGAAGCCGATAGCGAATTGGAAGCGTGGGAGAAGGCTACGGATATGGCCGGCGATTGCGACTTCTCGGAGTGCGATGCCGACTATGAATGCGATGGCATTACACCGATGGCAAAGTAGGGTGGGGGGATTGCTCCGCCCAGAAATCAAACAAATCTATTCAAATCTAACAAAAACTCAAAAAACGGAAACGATGGAAGCAATCATTCCCCTGCAAGAACTTATTGCTGATTTGTGTCAGCAACACATCAATGCACAGAAGGAGTGTCCTTGCACCTGGCACAACCAGGAAACAGGTGAGGATATCACGACTTTCCGTGGTAAGACCTATAGAAACCTTACGTTTCAGCAAGTCTGTGATTTGAAGACGTGCAGAGAATTTGGTATTTACCACAATCTTTGTCAGGCTCTGGATTATCAGGACTGGCTCATCGGTCATCCCGCCGACCGGAATGCTGAGTATTACCTGCGAGAAATGAGAAAGAACTTGAACTTGCGAAATTAAAACTCAAAATCACTATGAACTTATTTACGAATAACCCCGATTTCTATCCTACGCCCAAGGAGGTTATCGGGCAGATGATGATGGGCGAAGAAGTGACTGGCAAAATCATTCTGGAACCGAGTGCCGGCAGCGGAAACATCGTTGACTGGCTGAAGGAGAATGGCGCAGCGGAGGTGATTGCCTGCGAGAACGACCCGCATTGCAGGAAGCTATTGGCTGACAAGTGTCGGTTGGTGGCAGACGACTTCCTGACGGTGACGAGCGAGCAGGTGAGTCACGTGGATATGATTGTGATGAACCCGCCCTTCTCGAAGGGCGTCGAGCACATCCTTCACGCTTTCGAGATTGCGCCTCCGGGATGTACGGTGATTGCGCTTTGCAACGCTGACAGTGTGAGTGAACATCACAGCTACAGCCGCAACCAAATCCTGTACGAGAACATCCAGCTCTATGGCTACACGGAGTGTCTGGGCAAGGTGTTTGAGACCGCCGAGCGCAAGACGAGCGTGGTGGTGTCGCTGGTGAAGCTCTATAAGGAGGGCACGGGCGAAGAGGAATGGCAAGACTATATTTTCAGCCAGCAGGACGAGGACGCACTGAACATGAACGAGACAGAGGGACTGGTGCAGTACAATGTGGTGCGCGAAATGGTGAACCGCTACATGAGTGCCGTGAAGATGTTCGACGAGGTGATGGAGATGACACAGCGCATCAACGAGACGGCACGTGCTACGGATGGAAAGTATGATGCACCACCTATTGAGTTTCGTGCCGTAGAGTCTCGCGATGGTCGTGCCACTACCGTCACTCGTGAGGAGTACAAGAAGCAGCTGAAGAAATACTATTGGCGCACTATCTTCCGGATGCTGAAGATGGGGAAGTACGAGACACAATCGCTGCGTGAGCAGATGAACCGCTTTGTGGAGAAACAGGTGAACGTGCCTTTCACGATGGGTAACATCTACAGGGTGCTCGACATGATTGTGCAGACGCACGGCCAGCGTATGCACAAGGCACTGGTGGAAGCCTTCGAGAATATCTGTTCTTTCAGTGCTGAGAACTCCACGGCTGGCGAGAAGTGGAAGACGAATGCGAACTACATGGTTAACCGCAAGTTCATCATCCCCTATATGTGCGACGGCTACGACTGGGAATATTCTGGGGAAGCCTGGAGTATGGCCCGCAAGAGGGTAGGGCGCGAGTATGTGGAAGTCAGCGGTTCCAGTGTAGAGGAGATGTACGATGTCTGCAAGGCGCTGTGCTACATGACTGGGCGCGACTACAACGAGATTCCTTCACTGCCTGGTGGGTATGGTGGCCGGCGTGTCGCATGGAACACTTGGTTTATCTGGGGCTTCTTTCGCTGCAAGGCGTTCAAGAAGGGCACTATGCACTTCGAGTTCCTGGACGAGGACGTGTGGTATAAGTTCAATGCCGAAGTTGCCAAGACAAAGGGCTGGACACTGCCCAAGAAGAGCGACGGTTGGCAGCAGTCTCCGTCGAAACTCATTCCCCGCATCGACAAGGGCGACCTATTCCGCTGCAAGAAGGATGTGAAATACAGTGATGGAACAATGGCGTACCGCAAGGATATGGTGTACCGCTCCGAACGGGAACATGGTTATTCCTTGGGTTTCATTACCAACGAGAGCGGAAACGCAAACCACGCATGGCCTATCTATCAGGACAAAGGCAAAGGTGTGGACGACTGGCGCGACTGGTTCGAGAAAGTAGCATGATAACCTGTGAGATTTGAATCAGATTTTGTATAATTTGACCTACGGTCGAAGTTCCTTACGCTCGGCAAAGCTCATGCAAGCATGGCTGTGCGCTTGCTTAATCGGAACTTTCTGTGCTATCTGTGCTATCTGTGTGACATTAAAAACAAGAAAGAATATGACGAAGTATATTATCAGCTGCAACATTGACAAGGATGGTTGGGGTAAATATGTTCCTGGCCAGAAATGCCGTAATGTGTCGCTACACGAACTGACTGCCTACTACTATTGGCCTGACGTAGTGAGAATGTTTTTCCTCGAAATGTGCGATCATGGGCTGCCCGACTCTATCACCTTCAAGAAGGATGGTGTAAAGATAACGGCCAAGATGACATGGAAGGCAGGGAAAGAGTGGATAGAATTCCGACCCGTGAGTGAAGAATATGCCAAGCAGGAAGGCTACATCGAAATGCGCGACATAGACTGGATTGAACATCTACGCACCGACCTGAAGAACAATACCCGTACTTTGTTGAATGGACAGCCTACAAAGTAGTATGACTGGCATCTATGGCCTCACCTTGCGGGCCTCGGACGGACGGGAACGACGCACGTTGGCGTGGCTCCCCACCGAGGCTATCCGGCAGGACTTCTACGAGAAAGCCCGACGCAACGGGATAAGTATAGTTATCAATTCACAATTCACAATTCACAATTAACAATTAAAAGACTGTGATAGAGAACTGGTTTATAGCAAATTTGTTGTTACTTTGTTGGTTGAAAGGAAAGTAATCGCCTGCGGCGAAGCGAAAAGTGAACAATGAAAAGTAAAATCTACACCATCGACGTACAAGTGGACGGCGAATGGAAGGAATGGAACGGCATAGACTATGCCGAATCCGTGCCAGAGGAAAAGGCGGAGATGTGCAAACAGTTGCGCCTGCTGAAGCGCAACGGCTACAAGGCACGTCGCCGCTATGTGAGAGAGACAATCATGGAGTTTTTAACCGTTAAAAGAAATAGCCTATGATAGAAAACTGGATTATCGCAATTTTGCTCATCCTTTGTTGGTTAAAAGGCAAATAAAAACGAGAAACGACTATGGGGTTTGTATATGCAGTGATTAAGGGGGAGCAGGCGCTGAAGGCGTACTGCTCCCGCCGCTGGAAAGGCCAGCGCATACAGTGGACGGGCGTGTTCGGACATATCGACGAATGCACCGTGGAGACTATCTGGGCCTTTGAGCCTGACGGCCAGTGTGCCCAATACTTCATCCTCTACCTGCCGCACCCCAAGGGCGAGCACAACGACCAGAACGCCGTGCGCCACCAGGTGTATGAGGAAATCAGACAAGGAACCATCAAACTGTTGAACGTATGAACATCTACAAATTCATCGACCATCTGCAGGAACGCGCAGCGGAACTGGAGCCGGAAGCCGAAATCCTCGTGGAAGGCGAGGATGGCACACTCTATGACTTCGAGATTCAGGACACGCCCGAAGCCTTCGACGGCTTCGATACGTTCTACCCAGCCGGGCTGAAGATAGTGCTTTGCAAGTGAAAAATCATATTTTTTCTGTAGATAATTTAAAAAAAGCTGTATCTTTGCAGCAGCTACAACAACTTAAAATCAACCGAATATGTATAAAGTGTTTTTTCAGACCCCTGGAGAGTTCTCCCAAGCGGTTATTATGCCAGGATTCAAGCCTGCAGAGTTTTCCACTATTGAAGAAGCCAAGGCCTATATCGCTAACCAAGTGCGCGAAGAAGATAAAGTACAGGATGGAGATAACTCCACTGCCGCCACTATCTGCTATGAAGTTTACGATGGCTCGCCCTACGACGAGGAGGGCGAAGTGACAGAGCCCGTCTATATGAGCGACGAATACTACTTTAAGCCCTAAGCGAAATGTTGGGAATGTGTTATGGCATACTTGAACAAGGAACAATACGCTTATCGCCGCGAAAGTGCGGCGCGTAGGAATGCCGACAATGAGGCGGTGGCCGTGGAGCACGGCATGACGGAGGAACAGGCTGGACTCATCTCCGACCTGTGCCGTCTGCGCCACGAACTGCACACAAATATGGACAGAGTGACGCGAAGCGATACCGACTTGCGCATCAAGGCGCAACTGGTGGCGGCTAATGCTGCCATCAAGGAAAGCGGACTGACGCCCGTCCCCTGCATCCCGACGGACGAGGGCGACTATATCGACATCGACGACATCGACCTGCTGCAGGAGATTGAGGACTGGCCGGAGTCTGGTACCGATGAATGGCAGGAGAAGTGGAATGAGGAATACTCCCGCATCTATGATGAACTGGAGCAACTGAACTCGGACATCGAACACTATCTTGCCGATATCGACCGGCAGTATGGTACGGCATGGTGCCCGAGCGGAGCTTTGAGAATCTTCTGACTATGACGTACAAACTGTGTATGCTCTCCGAACTGGCACCGATGTCGGTGGAGAGAACCATAGAGGCGCAGAACGACCAAGAGGCTATTGCTGAAGCTGAGACTTTTTCCGATGCAGTGCCGGTCCTTGTCTGCATGGACCTCTATGATGAGAATAACAAATTAGTGAAACATTGGTAAAACGCATACGAATATGACAGAGAACCGGATTGTCGCGCAACCACATCTCTCGCATCGAGACGGGTAAGTACAATGTGGGCTTTGACATCCTTGTGAAGGTGGCCAAGGCACTGGATATGGAGCTGGATTTTATCAGAACTGATTAACAATTAAAAGCTACACAACTATGGCAACAAAATCAACAATGCAGTTAGAAGCACTGCGCAATACCGAGAACAGAAAGCACGCAACGAAAAGCGTATGCGATATGTTGGTGAAGCTGTCGCAAGACGGCTATGTCCGTACAGGACACTATACAGGCAGCGGTCGCCACACCAAGGCCGTTGACCAGACACTGGAGGTGGTGATGTCCCTGAAGCGCCTGCAGATAAGTCACGCCGAGGGCAACGACGCGCCGCGTGGCGGCGTGGCCGGCAACTATGTGGTGCTGACCAGCGAGGCACTGATGAAGCTCATAGGCAAGACCGACACCTATAGGCAGCTGCGCAAGCAGGCCGGCGCGGAGTGGAAGTACATCGTGCAGAAACCCTACACCGACAAAGAACTGCTGGAGCTGGCCCGGCAGAAAGTGGAGTGGGTGACCGACGAATACAAGGACGACCCCGACGGCCGCTACTGGCTGAACGTATATCATGGAGCCGAGGTCTATGAGCTGATTATCCGGCACGGACGCATCGTAGGCAGCATCTGCGAAGGCTTCCATCCTACCATCCCCCGTGCCGACAACCGCATATCGCCGAGCCGTGAGAGGTGGATTGACGCACTGAAGGAGGCAGTCTGCGAACACATCGGCAGCGACTGGCATTTTGCCAAGGCCGACGGCTCTGGCACGGCCTTCTTCCTGCGCGAAGCCCCGCAGGATAAGGAACTGCAGAAGTACGTCAAGGAGTACATGGTACCCTCTATGGACTGGCGCGACGGCGGCTACCATACGAACTACGAGATAAAGGGCACCGAGCAGAAGCCCCGCTATCTGCTGCAGCCCTCTGAGCAGCAGTCCGGCGGCTGGGTATGCACCGACACGGAGAACGGCATCGTCTGCCGCTTCCAGGCCCACCGCTTCAACGAGACCTCCAAGATGACCTTCCTGGAGGACGTGCCCCAGCCCGATGCCCTGCAGATAGCCCGCCTGATGCGGGAGATGGGCGACTGGCTGGCCGAGCATCACGGAGATATTTTGTTTTAAGAAACTAAAAAACGCATACGAATATGACAGAGAACTGGATTATCGCCATCCTCCTTTTGCTTTGCTGGCTGAAGGGAAAGTAAACAGAAAAAGCCCCGTGGGTGGCACGGGGCTTAATCCACAGCCCAAGGGCTGACGAATGACAATCCATCGGATTGCGCTGCGAAGGTACGACAATCCGCTGGATGTTGCAAGAAAATGTCAAAAAAGGAAAGAAAATGTCGAAAAAGGAAAGATTATGAAACTAAGTGTACAAGAAACCGAGAAGCGCTTCGGCCATGAGGTAGTCAAGCAACTAACCGACATGCAGGCTGAGCCTACGGGACGTCTCATCTATCCCGCATTTGAACCGCAACACAAAGGCATGAGCGAATACGTTGCCTGCCTGTCTGTTGACGGTGGCAGGCTGGATGCGTATTACTTCCAGCCTGAAGATGCCGACGAATGGGAGTATGGTGAGATGAACGGCATCGAGTATGGCGGCATTGAATACATAGAGTTTGTAGAAGACTGAAAACTGATATGAAGAAAGCAAATAATCGGACCTGCGCCGTATGCGGCAAGGTCATCACCAGCGGCTATGTCTGGGACGGAACGGACACGTTCTGTTCCGACGAGTGCGCCGCCAAAGTCTTCGACGGCGACGAGGGTTGCGTCGATATCTTGATAGATGACGGGCGAATAGTGTGGGAGGATAAGTTTTGAGGATTCTTGCGACGGAATCGCAAGACACACTACCTATATATAACGTGCGTGTGCGCGCGTAAATGAACACTATTGTTGCCATAAGCATCATAGTGATTTTGAGTTTTGGGCCGCTGCGTCGGGATGACGCGGCGGTTTTTTTGTAAAATTCGATAATTCCTTCAAACATTATTGCGATAAATCAAATTTAATTTATTATATTTGCATCCGCTCTTGCCTTTTTACAAAATAAATTATAGTGATATGAAAAAGTTCTATAAAATGACAGACGAAGAACTTAGATTCTTTGCGTTCCGGCAAGCCATCGGAGCGGCAGAAACGACACGCTTCCGTACTGCAGATGGCACGCGCGGCATGAATGAAGATGAAATTAAAGAGTACGCCGGGGCGATTCTTTCTTCAATCACGTTCTTCAACAAGCGCGACCCGCGCTATGCCGAGGAGATGCGCTATCGTGAGCTGTGCCGCCAGCAGAAGGAGGAGCGTGACGCGGCGGACAAACAGCGGCACGCAGAACGGGCAGAGGTTTATGTCCTCTGACTTCTCGCTGGTGCTATACAGAGAAGAACGGCTGCCTTGCTAATCAAGTAGGGCGGCCGTTCCTGCTTCAGTAATTCACTTTTTGTTTGATGGTTTCCCATATTCCCCCATTGCTTCGGCGGCGATAGAGAGTTGGGAATCCTGGAAGTGCTCGATATTGACGTTGATGCGGCGGAGCAGGGTGTTATGCGCCTGCAGGAGGTCGCTGTATTTCTTTGTGAGGTCATCGGCCTGCTGTCGAGTGGCTCGCATGAGCTGGTTGTGGTCGGTTATCTGCTCGCGGAGGGCTGCAATCAGATCATCTTTGGTAGAGAGTTCACGCTTCAAGGACATGATGGTTTCGTCCTTGGCGGCAAGAGCGGCGTTGATGAGACTGCTCATGTCGGGGGTGTCTGTCTCGCCTGTCGTGGTCGTTTGAGACTGATTGCTGCTAATCGGTGCTAAGTCGGCAACGAGCATTATGTCGCTATCACCGCGAAGCCATGCCGGATTGAAGACGTTGCCAAAGGCTGAGTTCACCTTTCTTAGCGTTTCTTGTTTTACTCTTTTGATTTTGCCATTTAGCGCACGGGAGATGGTGGCCTCAAATAGGCCTGACTTTCGCGCAACATCTGCCTGGTTGTGAGCTTCGGTGTTGGCGTAAATCCAATCAAGCATCTGCTTGAAGATTTCATTTTCTTTTGTTTGCATAGCCATAAATATATTAAATAATGTTAATACTTGTTTCGGCTTGCACTACATCTCACTTTTTCTTCTTACCTTTGTAGTCCCGAAATAAATAAAGTAAGGTTCGTTTAAGTCGGGAACAGGAAGAGCCTGCAGGCGCGTCAAAGAGCGTCTTTCAGCGGAAAGCGTAGTGCCACCGATGCTAATTATTGAACTATCCATTGCAAAGGTAAGACTTTTCCTGCGTTTTTGAATGTAATTGGAGATAATAAATAAAGAAAAAATGCAAGAGAGAGTATCAAGACGGGAACTGAGGGACATGCGGGTCGGGCAGACGCGCATCTTCACACTGGCAGACAAGAAGAAGATACAGTCGGCCCGCGTGCAGGCGCAGATGTTGAAGAACGAGGAGGAGATGGGATTCCAAGTGAAGGCGGACTATACATCGGCCAGCGTGAGCATTACACGGACGAAATAACCTATATACATATTATATTATGAAACTAACACGCTATCTGACACGCTATCTGAAGAACTTGCTCCGCGCCCTTGCGGGGCACAATCCGTTTTGGTTGGAGTTGGATGAACAACAACGTCTCCATAGGGAGGCCGAAGCCAAGGTGCAGGCGCAGGATGCAGAACTGCGGGCTGCAAAGGAATCGCAGAAGGCCGCCGAGGAACAGGTGGGGAGCTACCAGAACCTGACGGAGAACCTGCGCAAGCGCATCACGGAAAAGGAAATAGAAAATGATCGGCAGCGGCGCGACTATACGCAGGCGGTAAACATCTTGCGCGAACAGCACCGGCTGCAGCGAGAGGAGTTGGAGCAGAAGAACCAGGAACTGCGCGACGACCTGCAGGCTACACTGGAGCAGCTGCAGCGCGTAAACAAAGATATCGGGCGCGAAATGATGAACACCAACCTGCTGTCGAAGACGAACAGTGCGCTCGTTGACCTCTGTCAGGCCATGGCATCGGAGGACACGGAGAAGATGAAGGCGGTGGTGGAGTATTTGGAATGGAGCAACCCGCTCTCGCGCATCGCACAGTATCACTTGAATGTGTTGGTGAGAAAGAAAGAGTTGGAAGAAAGAAGAGAGGTGAAGGCTGAAACGGATGAAAATGCTTAGGCAGCCGGAACCTGTGGCCCGAGAACGCAAAACTGCGCCACTCCCTGTTTTTACGTTCTTGGAATATACGGATTAGACGGATTTATAATTAACCATAAAAGCTACAACAATGGATGGAACAGACAATTTTACCCCCCCCACCTCCACCCTCGAAAAGCAGGTGTGCAAGTGCTGCGGGCGGGAACTGCCGGTCTCGCAATTCGGGCGCGGCGGCTACGGGTTGCACAAGACGTGCAACGAATGTATGGGCAAGAAGAAGTCCGAGGGACGCAAGAAGCGCGACGAGATAGCCGACCTGCGCAGACAGGTGGAAGAGGCGCGGCAACTGCGGCTCCGCGACTTTCAGCCACGCGAACTGATGATACGACTGCGCGAGCTGGGCTACGAAGGCGTGCTCACCTATACGCAACGGCATGAGATTGACATAGCGAAGGTTGATTGAACCACAGATTTCGCGAATTGAACGAATTTTCTGTGTTATCTGTGAGATATTAAACGAGTTAAAGTCAATAACTTGAAGAATATGAAAAAGATTTGTGTAAGACTTGGAGCGGTGGCATCGGTGCTGCTCGCGCTCGTAATTGTGATAGGAGGGAAGTAGTTATGGGATTCTTCTTGTTCTATATAGCATCTACGTCCTTGGCACTGTTTGTAACTTACCTGTATGCGTTTCGCGGCTACAGGCACAGTTTTCTCCATAATGATTGGATAAAGATGCTTGACTCCATGCCGCCTGTGACATGGATTCTCTGTCTGATGATAAGTTTTATGCCAGCGCTAAATCTTGCAGGCAGCTTTGTCGGCCTTGTGTGGCCTTTGACTGGAGAGCTTGGAGGTGATGAAATTAAGATTGACCATTGGTTGTATCGGACAAGGGAAAAATCATAAATAAGGCTTTGGTATGAAAAAGGAATAGCGTACACGCTACGCCTGTCGTGGAATGGCAGTAGGCTGTGCGTATTGGAATAAGAAACCTTTGCGCACAGCCACTTGGGAGCGAAAGCCTGTAAATGGTGCAACAGGCATTAGTAAAACTTGCCGGTGAGCGAGGGTTCGAGTCCCTACACTCCCACCATTGATAATAAAATTGTGAACAAGAATAATTTCGACATATTAAATGGCCTGAGCCTCGTGGAGGTGATGCGAGGGTGGGGCAGGGTGCCGATGCGCGACGGTGATGCGTCGGCATCGTTCCTGTGTCCGTGGCATGATGATCATAGACCGTCGCTCATCGTTGACAAGGTGGTGCGGAAGGGTGCGACGGACCTCGGGTTTAAGTGCTTCGCTTGCCACGAGGAGGGCTTCGGGGCTGTGCAGTTAGCTGCACGGCTGATGGGTCTGCCGTCGGGTAAGGTGCCCGACGCGGACCGTGAGCGTGTGCTGACAGAACTGGCTACGCGCTGCAACGTGGAGTTGGAGCAGGAGGAGGGCGAGAAGCAATATTACAACACACTGCGGACACAGATTATCGGTTGGGACGCCTTTCGCCAGGCCGAGGTGCAGTATGCTGAATGGGATGGCAAGGAACCGCAGTTCGAGCGCGGAGAGTGGACGGAAGAAGGACTGAAGGCACTGGGATTCAAGGTGGCGCTGACAAGCCGCAAGATGAAGAAATCGGAATACACGGAGTACTCTGGGTATTCCGAGAAGTCTGAGATTCAGCAAGGCGATATGCTGACGCAGTTCGACCCAGACACGGGCGAGGCGCTTTACTGGTGCTCGTTGGGTGCCGGGTTCTATCGCGGACCGAAGAAGGCAGAGGCACGGACTATCCGGGCCTGGGGTGCGGAAGTGGAGCGGCTGTTTGGCGTGGAGCCGGTGGCGAGGTTCATCCGTCGGAAGGAGAATGAGAAAAAGGGCGGCTACTACGTAAGCATCGTGAGAGCCACAAAGAACTATCCTATCTTCATGTTCCGCTATGCGTGGGGCGTGAAGAAGTATGAACCGAAGGACTTCTACGGCACGACGAAGTGGACGTGGTGGTGTCTCGCGGAAGATGCCGACTTGGAACACCGTTGGTATGCTGATGCCGGGCTGACGGACGCGCTGGAAGGTGCGGTGCCGGAGGTGGACGAGCGGCACCCCTACGAGAAGCAGAAGGATAAGGACGGAAAGGAAACGGGCAAAGTGAAGTTTGGGCGCGTGGTGCTCTGTAGCGGTCCGAGGGATGCGATGGCGGTGTATAGCCATAGCAATGCCCATGTGGTGTGGCTGCACTCTGAGCAGGCGGGCTTTGACAAGAAGAACGGCAACGTGCGGCCTAACCGCTGGCTCCGGGCTTTTATCAAGAAGTTGCTGGGCGTGACGAAGGAGGGCGGGCTTTATGTCTGCTACGACGAGGATGCCACGGGGCTGGCGGCAAGCCAGGCTATTGCACTGAATAATCCGCAGGTGCGGTGGCTGAGACTGCCGAAGGAGCTGGGGATGATCCTTGCGGGAAAACCGCAAGGCACACTGCAGAAATCGCTGAAGGACGTGACGGACTTTGTGACGCGCTTCGCGGAGGTGGAGGGGCTGATGCCCGCCGACGTGCAGCACGACGACCCGGTGGAGTGGTTCGACAATGCGTTGTTCGACACGCCGACGTGCCAGTTCTGGCAGTATGAAAGTGAGCGGAAGGACAAGGACGGTTCGCCGCGCAACAGATATAAGTTCGACCTGCGCAATACACCCGTGTTTCTCCGTGCGAGGGGCATGGTGCGAAAGTATGTGGAGCAGGGCGATGACTCCTATTCGCGCTTTTTCTTGTTGGGCAACGACCATACGTTCTGTGAGTTATTCGCGGGACAGAAGGGGAGCAACAAACTCGTGGCACAGAGCCGTGACCTCATGGCGGAATGGCTCAGGGCGCACAAAGAATACAACGACGAGAAGGGTGCGCTCTCACGCGCTATTTTTTCTGCGAAGATGGAGCAGAGCGTGATGGAGAGCATCGAGACGGTGGACTTCGACGACAAGAGTTTTGGCGAGGACTTTGACCACTTCTTCTTCAAGAATGTGGCAGTAAAGGTGACAGCCGACAAGATAGAGAAGGTACCGTACAGCAGCATGAAGTGGTGGACCAGTGCCGACGCTATCCTTGACGGTAAGTTCGAGGTGGTGCCGCAAGCGTGGCGCGTGGAGGTAAATCCATTCTACGAGCCGGAGCGCATCAAGCACGAAGAGATATTGCAGACCGCCAAGACCAGCGAGGAACGGGCACAGGAAAATATGCGCTGGGATCAGTGGGAGGCGCTGTGGAAGTACCGTCTCGTGACAGACAAACCCATAGGCGAGATGCCTATGCACTTCCGCTTCCTGTATAACACATGCCGCATCTTCTGGGAGAAGGAGCAGTCGCAGGAGCTGACGAAGACGGAGAAGCAGGTGCAGGATATGTACTTCATCGCCATGCTCCATGCCCTCGGCTCGGCGTTGGTAAGACACCGCTCCGCCAACCGTCAGCAGTTCATCCACATCACCGACAACGGTACACGGCGAGAGGATTTGGCATCGGGTGGCACGGGTAAGACCGCCATCTTGGAAATGCTCTCGCTCGTGCGTTGTTCCCTCGCCATCGACGGCAAGGCGCTGGAAGGCTCGAACATCATCCTGGAACAGGAACTCGGAAAGATTGTACCGGGGCTACACAACGTGGTCTGTCTGGACGAACTGCCAGCCGGGTTCTCTCCCAAGAAGATGTATAACATGCCGCTGGGCGTGACCTCACGCGGACTGTATCACGGCTCTGTCCGGCTCACGGGCGACGACCTGCCGAAGTTTGTGGTGGCCAGCAACGAGCAGTTGGACCTAAGCAGCGACTCTACGAGCCGTCGCATCTATCAGATCCTCGTCGGCGACTGGTATCATCCGCGCAGCATGGACGGTTCGCGTCCGGCACACACACCTGCCGACGACTTCCGCAAGGACTACCACGTCAAAGAAGTGTCGCGCAACCTGCCCGCAACTTTGCTCAACGAGGCCAGGAACCTCCTGCTCGGCTGTGTGCAGCTCTTCTTCCAACTGCCCGACGAGACCCTGCGCCCGCCACGTGACAGCCGTGCCCTGCTGCGTCAGGCACTGGCGGCCAGCAAGGATGAGCAGTTCACGCTCTGGATAGCGCAGTACCTCGCTGACAAGCGGCACCTCGGTGCGCCCATCGCCCAGCGCGAACTGGCCATCTCGCTGCTCGACTACTGCGGAATCAGCGTAGGCGAGAAGACCCTGAAGGCAGCCTACAAGCGCATCCGCGACAACCTGACCGACTACATCAAGACCAGCATCTACGTCGTGGACCCGCCCGTGGTGTTGCTGACCCCAACGGACAGAGAACGTGGATTCCGGCAGTGCGCGGCATGGCAATACCCCAAGGCCTCCGACGGCTACAGCATAGCCCTCAACGACAAGGGCGAGCGGATGCCGCGCGAACTTCGCAACAGCACAAGGGTATATTACTTCTATGTCAAGAGTCGCATACCGAGGCACTTCTACAGCCCCGACCATGTGGGCGACAAAGACTATGTGCAGGCGGCGCCGGAGAAGGATCCGGAGGCGGGCGAGCAATCGGAATAATCAGAGTATTCAGAAAATGGAACAGGAGAAGCATCAGCAGAGAGTCATTGTCATCCGCAAGTCGCGGTTGACCGGACGGGCGATATGGATATACGAAGGCCCTACACGCAGGGCGGCGCATTGGGCCTATTGGTATGCACGCCGCAAGGAGGTGCAGCGCGTGAACACCTGGTGCGACAGGGCCTTGCGCCGCAAGGCGAACATCCTGCGACTGTTGAACAAGTGCCTGGAGCACATTCCGCTGGATGCCGTGCTCACGCCGGAGCAGAATGCAGCTGCACGCACGCTCCGAAAGATAAGCGAAGAGGCGTACATGCCGGACATGGAGTTCTATAACCAAGTCATAGCTGCACACAAAGTGCAGGCAGTTAATGATTTGAGAAGGAAATAGAGGATTTGTCTAACCAGTATTATGTTTAGTTTCTTGTCATTTAGAGTACTATGAACTACCATGTAAAAGAAAAATGGGTCTCCAAACCGTGTAATTGCAGAAATGAGTTTGCGACGCCACGCGACCATCATCAGTATGGATATGAGACTGAACATGATTTTTCAGCTGCTCTCCATAGACTGCACAGCCGATGGTCGGGCTGGACGGGTACGGAGATCGGCAGGCGCAACGGCTTCATCCGTCTGCGCTTCGTGGGCGTCTATGGCGACGTGAGCAACGTGTGGCTCCCGGACTTCATGCTGGAGCGCGTGCCGGAGCCGATGGGCGACACGAGTGGCGACAGCACGGAGGAGCTGCTTGACGAGATATTCAAGTTCGACTAAATACACCAATCACCATGACAAGAGAACAGTATATAGAGCGCATGGCCCGTGCGATGTACGGCGAGCGCTGGCAGTGTGCCGAGGCACAAGAGAAGGCCTCCCGCATGGCGGACAAGGCGGCTGCGGTATATCCATTCGACACGGAGGAACAACCATGAGCAAGCAAGATTTCATCAAGACTAAGGGCAAAGTGACGGAAGCCCTCGGCGGCGACCGCTTTCGCGTGGAGTTGGAGAATGGTGCCGTCATCCTCGGCACACTCTCGGGCAAGATGCGGCAACGGCATATCCGCGTGATGCCAGGCGATGCGGTGGAAGTGGAAATGTCGCCCTACGACCTTACGCGGGGACGGATAGCATACAGGTATAACAAACAACGATAGACATACGATTATGGCAACAATGAATTTCTTCCTCTCTATCTGTGGAGTGATAGCCTACGTGGCGATGGCGTATCTGGCCATCACGGCCTATGTCCGCTTGCGGCATGTAGGCTCGAAACTGGACGAGCTGCAAGCCACGACGGCAAAATTGTGCGCCCTGGTGTCGGCCTTGAAGCTGCAGAGCGATTTCGACCACATCAACGACATGAAGGACACCCTTCGGCAGCTCGTAGAGGCCGAGCGGTTTGAAGATGCTGCGAAACTGCAAGCCGTCATCGCCGAACAGGAAGAGCTTGCGCTGAAGAACATGAAGGCGCTTCAGGATTCCTACGGTGGCAAGGAACTGGTGGTGCGCATAGGACGTAAGTGAGGCATATCCGCGTGATGCCAGGCGATGCGGTAGAAGTGGAAATGTCGCTCTACGACCTTACGCGTGGACGGATAGCATACAGGTACAACAAACAACGATAGACATACGATGAAGCGAGTATATATCAGCGGTGCCATAGCGCACTATGATTTGAACGAGCGCAGGGCGGCCTTCGGGCGTGCCGCAGCGTTTCTGCGCGGTCAGGGCTACGACGTGTTCAATCCGTTCGAGAACGGCCTTTCGCAGGACGAGGACTGGCGCAAGCACATGAGGGTGGACATCCGTGCTCTGGTGGACTGCGATACCATCTATATGCTCAGGGGGTGGGAATTGTCGAAGGGTGCGAAGTTAGAGCTGGATGTAGCCAGCAGTTGCGGCATACCCGTGTGGTTCCAGAGAGAAGCGGAGGAGTAAACCGTTATGTCTGCGCCGAAGTCCATAAGCATTTCTCCCCTGCCGGCCCTGCCGAAGTGCTGGAGTGACCTCTCGTGGCAGCAGCTCTGCCAGTGTTGGGAGGCGAAGATGCGCTACGGCGGCAACCCCGACGTTGCTCGGGCGGCGGCGTTGTTGAAGATGGTCGGGCTGGGGCGGAGTAATCAGAAAGCTCAGATAGACCCCCTCACCGGCGAGACCAGCCACATTCTCTCCGCTGCCGACGGACGCCTCTTCACCGTCACTCCCCGCGAACTGGCATGGATGGCTCAAAAGGCACTGCCCTGGTTTGACTATCCCTACGGCGACATGGGCGAGAAGGAGGAACGCGACGAGCAGGGAAAGATTACGAAAGAAGGGCGCGAGGCAGTGAGCGGTTACGTCAGTGATTTTCGCGACGCGATGATCCTGCCGGAGACGGAGGTGGTTATCGTGGGCGACAGGCTGTTGGCCGGCAGCGAATGGGAGCGCATGAGCGATAAGGAAAGAAAACTCTTAACTCTACACTCTAAACTCTCCACTCTCCACTTCTCCCTTCCCCAGATGGCGTGCAATAACATCACATGGCAGCAGTATCGCTCCATGCAGGCAATGACCCCGCAACTC